AATTAGATAGCATAAACAGACGTAAAGTCAAATACTGCCCTTGTGGAAAAAGCAATGCAGATGGAAAGTTTGTTCCTTTTAAAAATGCTGAGAAATTCGGCTATTGTCATAGTTGTGACAAGTTAATGAAGCCAGACAATAAACCAGCTATTGACTGGGCTCCAATAAAGATGGAGAGAAAGCCAGAACCAAAACCAGAATATATCGATTGGGAGTATTATAAACCTTTGATGTATGACTACCATTTAAACGACAATAATAGATTTGTAGACTTCTTGTGTAGAGTTCTTGGAGTTCAAGAAACACACTATATTTTACAAGACTACTTGTTAGGAAGCGGAAGCAATTTTACTGTAATATTTCCTTTTATAGACCATAATAAGAATATAGTTAATTTAAAGACGATGGACTATGACCGAATGACTGGGAAGAGAGGTTCTTTGATATTTTATGACAAAAGAAAACCAAGACACAAAATGTGTTTTTTTGGTGGTCATTTAGTTGATAGTGATAAGCATAAAGACAAACTAATAGCAATAGTAGAAAGTGAAAAAACAGCGTGTTTAATGTCTGTATTCAACCCCAACTATCTTTGGCTTGCTTGTGGTGGTTCTAATGGTCTTAGCAGTCATAAATTTGATTATATAAAGTATAGAGAAATACATCTATTCCTAGACGAAGGAAAGTATAAACTTTGGACTGAAAAGCTGGAGAGACTCGAGCAGCTGCACCCTACTAATATTTTTAGAATATCTAAAGAGTGTGAAATCTGGTTTAAGGAAGGACACATCCAAAAAGGAGATGACATAGCAGATTTTTATTTAAGGTTATGACTTAGTTAAGAAAGCAAAGGGAGGGTTAGGTGATTAATTAGATTTTTAAGATATCTTCTTTTCAAAAAAACACACCAACATTTTCTATATCCACCTTCTTGTAGTTTTTTTATACTCATCAAATTCCTCTTTGAATAAATTTTTCATTACTTTTTCTTCAGGTATAATTTGATACTTTGTTATATAGGCACAAAATAAAGTAATAAATATAATTCCGCCTATTATATTAAAAAAGAGAGCAAGAGAACCTAATATAGTTGTCATTCCAAGATACATAGGATTTCTTGAGTACTTAAAAATTTTTTCTGTTACCAATTTTGTTGCTTTCTCTGGGTTTAAAGGGTTGACGGTTGTTTTACTACTTTTAAATGATGTTACTGCTGATATGAAGATAAAGAACCCCAAAAACATTAAAAATATACCAACATAAAAAGTAAGTTGATTTTCAATTGCTGGAAATATTCCTTTAGAAAAGTAAATTAATAATCCAAATACTAAAGTTACTATTGGTGGAGGAATTTTGGTTTCTATTTTTCACCAAACATCAAACTCTACTTCTAATACTTTATTGTCATCTTGGTCTCTGTATTCAACGTTGCCTATATTGTAACCAAGATCTAATATGATTCTATTTGATTTTTTGGCTTCTTCTGCATCTTCCTCTATTCCATTCATATCCCAAAAGGTGGCTATAAATGATTCTAAGATGTCTTCTTCTAGTGTGTCAGTTGTTGATTCCACATGGTGAAAACCCATGTCCTTTGTATTAAGAAATTTAAAATATGCTTTACTCATTATTTGGTGTTAGTTAACCCTGTCTTTGTTTATATCTAGGGTTAGATTTATTAATTATAAATAGTCTGCCTTTACGTCTTACTAGTTTATCTTCTGGGTGGCGTTTCTTAACGGATGCTCTTGTTTTCATATGGCTAACACATGATGTTCTCCGTCTTTGTTGATAATAACCTTTTCACGATCATATGATGGGCCGCCGATGCACCAAACTTCTGTGCCTTGTAGTTCAAAGTTCCAGTGTGTATCTAAGAACTGTAATACCTTTTCTTTTTGTTTACCCTTTATCTTAGACTTAAACTTAAGTTCATCAAATTTTCGAAGGGCTCTCTTCTTAGCAAGTTTATCTTGTAAGTTCTCTGCTGTAAATTGTTCGTACGTTTTCATAGTTTTACTGTTATTGTATTGCCATCATCTTCAATGTCTTTTGGCTTTAAGTGTTTTTTGATATATGCCATATAAAGTTTGTTTCTTCTCTGATCTCCAGTCTCGTTTTTTGAACCTTCAAACTCTATATACTCTACTTCTGGATATTTTTTCATAAATGCTTTTACAATATCTACAACGGTTGCCATAATTCTAAACAATTCACCTCTATTAGTAACTACCTCATAGTCTACTGTATATGATTTTGATTTTTTATTTTCAACCCCGTATTCTATTACTAAAACAAGACCATGATTAAAATCTCTTCTATCTTCTATCTCTGTATTTACTTTATATGTTAAGTCAGAGTCTGTTTTGAATTGAGCATATGAAGTAAACCTTCCATCCATCCATTTCCATTTATATGGCTTTGCGCCAGCATCACCTATCTCATTAATAAGCTCTTCGAATAGTTTTAAGTGTTTCATATATTATTTATCATATTTTTACTACATTTTATTAAGAAAAGTATATATCACTACTAAGATAGCGATACCACTTATTATTAAAGTTCCTATCAATAATGTGTCTACAAATATACTCATAATTATACTATCTTACTTTTTTAAATATTTAGATATTCTAAATATAGGCCAACTTGATCCTTTCCAATTATTCAACATTTCTTTTCTTTCAGGATGCCACTGTACCAAGACTATTCTTTTTCCAACTGCACATTCAATAGTTCCATCATCTGCCCATAGTTGTGGCATTAAACAATCTGCTAAAATACTACAATGTTGATGATGTCTAGAATTAACATCGAAATGTAAATTATTTTTTTTAGAATTAACTCTATGGAAAACACTTCTTTTTCTCTGTACATTTTCTCCACCAAAGGTATCATCAATTGCATGCATTCCTTCATTCCAAACATTTTCGACAACTCCACCTAAGTGTGAATTTACAAGTTGCATACCTCTACATATACCAATAATAGGTAAATTATTTTCTAAAGACTGATCCACTAAGTTTTTTTCAAATTTATCTCTTTTTGGCCTTGTACCTACATCCGCTCCTCCGCATAAGAGAAGCCCTCCTTCAATTTTAGTATCTTTATCGGTTAATATTTTCCAATCTAAGTCATTTCTCTCTACCCATCTAATACATTCTTTTAAGTTTGTTTTAGACACGGGAGGAGCAATGCTTATAATCATATTATATTTATTTATTATTTCTTAGATAAAAGTTGTGAAAGAACACTAGTATTAGATAACTTATAAATATTACCATCATCACAACTTAAATCGGTTATCATAATTAAAAGATCAGTTTTCATACTGTTTAATTTATTAATATACTCAAGAGTTACAGTGTGGCCTATTTCACCAAGATCATCGTCCATTTTTAAAGTGTTTATAATATCATCTATTTTAATAATGTCTTCTTTTAAAGATAAAACATAGTCTTTAGATGTTATATTATTTTGATTGAAACCTATTAAAGAAATTAAAGTTAAGCTAATTGTTATTATTGATTTTTTCATTATTTTTACGTTTTTAAATTATAATACTAATATAACTATAATCTTTGACATAAAAAAATCTAGAGGCACTTATTTTTAAAAGTTATGAACAATTATAATTTTTCAAGCTCATTCTTAACCTTTATCCAGTAATTATATTGACTAGCAGTATAACTTTGTCTTTGTATATGATTTATTGCAATGATTGCACATTCTTTAGTTACACTTAATGGTACCATCATATCTTCTCCACATTTATACATTTCATTTAATATCTCTTGTGCTTTTACTTTAGGTTCTTTCATTAACTTATTTCTCCTTTATCTTCTATTAACTCTATTGCGTCTTCATCTTCTTTTTTCATTTGACAGGTAGCGCAACATCCATCTGCCCCATGAGTAATTTGCAATGGCTGAAACATAGCAACTAACATTGCCATCATTAAACCCATAAAATGCATTATTCTTTTCATGATTTATTACTATAATGAGTATATAGCCCCCAAATACAGTAGCCTAAAACTACAAATAATAATATCTCTGGTATTATTACAGTTGTTATTAAACCGGCAATAATGAGTACCATCCACATTAAGACTATTTCTTCTTTATTTTTCATATTCTAATTTTAAAAGTTGATTTGTTTTCATATTTACCCAATCCTCATCTTTTTCAGGATTTCTAACATGTAGTAATTCATGAACAATTGATTCTTCACAAAGATCTATGTCGTGATAAATAGTGCCCTCCTTTTTATCAAAGTCTCTTTCAATAGCAACAAAGTAAGTTTCACCGCTATATTCTATTTGTTCCGGTAATATTCTTTCTGTTTTTATTTGCCAATCACTGATTCCAAATCTCAATTGCCACTTTTTTATTAGGAGTTCCATCTATAATTATATGATGGAATATAGGTTTGTTTAATCTTCTATACAATCATTCATGCGTAAAATGAGTTGATCTCGCATCCAATTAAGTTCCTTTAATGCATGTTCGGAAAGGCGATAACTACTCATTAGTGTATTTTCTAATTTATCAAGCTCTCTTTTGTTATCATAATAAATATGTTTCATATCTTCTCTAATATTTCCGAATTTAACTCTTCTAGCCATTGTTTACATTTATTTTTTAATAGATTTATAATTTTCTTCAAATTGTTGCTGTAAAAATAATGCTTTTTTATCATATTCTTCCCTGTCTTTCCAAGTTTCCTTTGGTATTAATACCTCTCCAGGAACATTAGGACATTCAATTGGCATTTTTAAACCAAATACTTTATGTGTAGCATATTCTACGTTGTCTAGCCATCCCTCTAAGGCAGCATTAATCATTGCTCTAGTATATTTTAGACTCATGCGCTCACCAACCCCATAAGGGCCTCCAGTCCAACCTGTATTAATTAACCATACATTGACATTTGACTCTTCCATTTTATCACCTAACATTTCTGCATATTTCATCGGGTGTAGTGGTAAAAATGGTGCTCCATAACAACTTGAAAACGTAGTCGTAGGCTCATCTATGCCATCTTCTGTACCTGCAACCTTTGCAGTATATCCAGAAATAAAATGGTACATTGCTTGCTCTTTATCTAATTTTGAAATAGGAGGTAAAACTCCAAATGCGTCTGCTGTTAAAAAGAAGATATTTTTAATATTATCACCCTTTGCACCTTCTGCTAAATTATCAATATACTTTAATGGATAACTAACTCTTGTATTTTCAGTAATATCAGACCTTGTAAAATCCGGTTCATTAGTACCTTCTTTAAAAATTATATTTTCTAAAATTGCACCTGCTTTAATTGCGTTCCATATATCTGGCTCTTTCTCTTTTGAAAGATCAATACATTTTGCATAACATCCACCTTCAAAATTAAAAATTGTATTTTCATACCAACCATGTTCATCGTCTCCAATTAACATTCTATTTGGATCAGCAGACAATGTAGTTTTACCAGTACCTGAAAGTCCAAAAAATACAGCAGTATCTCCTCTTTTTCCAACATTAGCAGAACAATGCATTGATAATACATCATGTTTAACTGGTAATACAAAATTTAAAACTGAAAAAATACCTTTCTTAATTTCACCAGTATATCCGGTACCTCCAATTAAAATAATCTTTTTTGTAAAATTAATAATTGCAAAGTTTTCTTGCCTAGTTCCATCAACTGTTGGATCTGCATCGAAACCTGGTATATTAATTAATTGCCATTCTGGTATAAAATTAGCTATTTCTTCTTCTTTGATGTTATTAAGCATATTACTTGCAAAGTGATTTGACCATGCAAATTCATTAATAACTCTAACATTTAACTTAAATTCATTTACAGAACATGCATATACATCCCTAACATAAACTTCTTTGTTTTTAAGATATTTAAGCATTTTTTGATGTAATTGATCAAACTTATCTTCATTAAACGCAATATTAATATCGCCCCAATCTACAACTTCTCTTGTAACATCATCTTTAACGATAAATCTATCCTTTGGCGATCTACCTGTAAATTTACCAGTTTTAATAGATAATGCACCTGTAGAAGTAAGCTCTCCTTGTTCTTTTTCTAATGTAATTTTAGTAAGCTCATCGGCTGTTAAATTCCAATAGGCGGCTTTAAGTCCTTTTATATTTAAGCTTAAATTATTAGGCATGTTTCCGTGATTTTTCATAGATTATATATTAAAAGCTACTCTCCATGAAGGGCCTTAGAGGCTAAAATAACATAATCTTAGATTATAAGATTTTATTATTTTAATAAATGAAAAAAGGGCCACTAAGGGCCCTTTAATTCTGTTTTAATTATTTTACATTTCTGTAAGATTAAACTTATACTTTTTACCAGTATTTCTATTAATTAAAAATAAATCGTCGCTTCCTTCTTGAATTGACCAGTGACCTGAAGTTCCATCAACCTCATTTTGTCTACCTTCGTTATTTAAATTAATATCACCTACTAATAAATTAGGAGTTTTAATCTGATTTCCTTCAGCCTTAATCCAAGTGTCTCCAATGTACATTGAATTATCAGATAAGAAAAGGTGTCTAATTTTATATTCAGCATTTCCTAAATCATATTGTTCATTTGTGTCTGGTATAATAGATGCAGTCATTGTACCTCCCATATCTGAAGATTCTCCTTTATCACCTTTTTGTCCTTGATTTGCAGCAGTACCATCAAGCCCAGCTTCTCCTTTTTCACCTTTAGCTCCATCGACTCCAATAACACCATCTTGGCCGGCTTCACCTTTATCTCCTTCTTGGCCAACGAGTACAAAATATACAGCACAATCTCCTGAAGTAACCCCTATATCACCATATGATACATTATACACATCAAATTTATAATTTCCATTACTGTCTATATTTGCTCCTATAATTTGAAAAACATTAATGTGCTGAGGATTAGCATTAAGTATTGTTTTAATTTGACCTGATTTAGTGTTTAAATATTGATCTAAGAATATTGATTGATCTGTACCGTCTTCGTCTTCTTTATGAAATGTTAAGCTTGTGATTCCTAGATATGCTGGTTCTCCACTCCATGCAAATTCGCCAGCTTGTGGTACAAAACCTGTAGTTTGACCATCCCATGAAAATTGACCGGATTGTACTATTCCTGATTCACCTTTATCACCTTTTTGACCAGAACCTCCAATAGTTCCAATGTTTCCTTGATTAATTTGTCCACTAAATGCTAAAAGACTCGCTCCTCCTTGATCTAAACCATCACTTGGATCGCTATCTATTAAAAGATTTCCAGAAAGACCAGTAACTCTAATTTCAGCAGCATCAAATGCTAAAGTCATCGTTTGAAAATAATATTTAGTAACATCTTCTACCCATCCTAGACTTATTGAAGATTTATTATTAATTTCACCAAGAGACTCCCATGATTCTGTAGTATTAACCCATCTCCAAATAGTATAATGACCTTCCTTTAAAAGAACTGAAATACCAGATTGGTCTGCTGATTTTGAAACACCAAATGATGCATCTATAGGTACATCTTGGCCAACTACTAATGGATTTTCTACTTGAGTAAATTTATTAGGTTTGTTTAAAGAATATTGTAATTCCATAATAAAAATGTTTATTTTTATATATCAACTACCAATACCACAATCTACCGTTGTCTCCAGTAAATGCCAATATTTTCCAACTTAATTCCTTAGGCGTTAATTTATTTTTCCAAAGCCAATATTGAATTAGTCTTTCACAGCTTCTATCGTTTTCTTTAGTGTTTTCTAAAACAAAATTCCAAAAGTCTACAAATTCTTCAAGTCTATTAATCCCAAATGCAAAACAAAAACTAGGAGTCCAATTCATTTCCCAAGGTTCTTGACCAGGCATCATTAAGTCTTTATAGGCCCAATGTTCTTTATCTGGATTAGGAGCATCCCATATTTTTTTAAAATAAACATCACTTTTGTTTATTAAATCAGTTCCACAATTCTCAGTTAAATTATATCTGCCTGAAAGTTTTACTATATAATCATAGTTTTTTAATTCGTCTTTATAATGTTTTAAAAATGTAGAATATAATAAGGCTTCACAATACGACTTATTTTCATGAGTATTTAAAATAACTGTTTTTTGTGCATCTACCTCTGCGAGTCTTATACATTCTAAATCTTTAGCTTTCCATAAATGTTCATATTGAAATAATAATTCACCTGCAGCTTCAGTATCTAAAGACGCATCAACTACGTATACCTTAGCATTTGGATAAATTGCATAAATAGAATTAATAGCAAATGTCGTATGTGAATGTCTTTCTCTATCTGAAAAATAACTTCGGTTTTCAGTATAGTCAAATTTTCCAGAATTTGATATTAGTACAGAACCAATAATAAAAACAGGTTTCATTTAGTTTGTTTTTTCTTAAAATAAGTCCTATCCTTCTCTTCTATATAACCTTTACTTTGTTTGATAAGGTCATATTGTAGCTCAGTATAGCTAACTTGCATTTTATTTTTTTGTAAATTATTCCAAATCCATTTTTTCATAGGAGCACATCTTTTAAATGAATTTATTTTATCTTTATTTTCAACGAATTCTCTAGCATAATTATTAAATTCTCCTTGTGAATGTTTTTTATGCCAATTTATTCTATCTTCACTTTTAGTGATTTCATGGTCATTTCTCATCATAAATACTATTAAGGTGTCTTTATTATCAATGGTATGTAATTTATGAGAAAGAGCAGGTGCTTGTATAACTACTGGCTCCTTTCCAATATATGTTAACATTTTATTTATTTGACATATACCATGTTCAAACTCGTCAACTTGTCTATAATTTAATTCAGTGGCTAATTCTACTGAAACATAAGTCGTACCAGATCTTTGAGGTCCTGATATTATAATGTATTTATAATTCTTACAATATTCTTTAAAATATGCCCAGTTTTTTACATTAATCACCATTTCTATATGTTAGAGTTTTGTTTAATAAATGAGACTGTAATATATCTACGACCTGAATAAATTGGCCTTGCACCATGTCTATGTGTAATTTGACCAGGATGAATTGTTGCAGTTCCTACTCTCTCTGGATTTGACAATAAACCATATTTAGGAAAGTAAGTTCCACCTCCATCAAACTCATCATTTAACTTTACAACAAGACTTAAATGACTGTGATCATGGTGTAATGCTAAATGTGACTGTGCATCTGGTAAATACTTAACTAAAAAGTTTTCGTTATTTAATCTATCCCAACCTTTACCTTCAAGCTTCCAAATATGAATTGACATTGGTCTAATAATTTCATTTAAAACCTTATCGTATATTTTATTCATGCCAATGTCTTGTAAAAGAACATCAGTTGTTGGATAGAATTTATGCCTTGCATGTGTCCAGTTGTTTAGTTCTTCTGTCATTGCAATAATTTCATCACAGAAGGTTTTAGTAAACAGGGGAAACTCGTATACTTCATCTCCAATGTGATCTACTATCAAATCCCATTCACCTCGTTGAATAATAGGATCTAAGTATCTTTGTTTCCATGTATCCCAATTAGAATCATCTAATATTTTATATTTTTTAAAAGGTTTACTATTTTCAGTTTGTGAAGTTTTTTTGTTTGAAGTTTGTGTAATATGTTCTCGTTTATGTGCATAAAAATTTAAAGTTGGCTTAAACAAGTCTGCTACGTCTTTTCTAAGATGTTTAATATAAGTTGCTGATAAAAATTCATCAGACGGTATTATATTATTTAAGAAGTCATATTTTAATATTTTTTCTAGGCCGCTTCTTGTTAAACAATATGATTGTGTATTATAACTATAACTTGCTTTAAGCCAGTTTTTGCCTACCTCTTCCTCAACTGTATTTGGATTTACCTTATTTCTACCTAAATAAAAGCCATCTACGTTTTCTGGTAAATCACTTAAATCTAAATTTTCTAATGAATGTATAGGGTTAAAGTCTTCTTCTAAAAACAGGCAAAGATCATGACCTTCTTTATAAGCTTGCTTCCACATAAGATAATGACTTATTGCACATCCAATCTCTCCTTCTAAAATAGGTCTGTTCCACCAACTATTGGGATGATCCTTTAATTCCCATGATGAAAAAGGTTTCCACTTAATATCAGTGTTTGTTCCATTTACTCCTACTACAATTTCCCATTTAAACTTGTTTGGAATATTAAGACTGTGTAATTTATTTTTAAGCTTTTCGTTTTTAGAGTTTAAATTTAAAACAAAGGCCTTGTCAATTTGTTTAATTTTTTTATTTAAATTATAAATAGACATAATTGTTTTCTCCTATATTTGCAAAAATTCCTAATTCATTAACTTCCTTAACGTTTTTCTTATTTAATTTTTTATATAAACTATGTTCAATATCAATATACCCTATATTATTAAATATTTCTTTAATCTCTTTTTCTAAATCTATAAACAAATCTTTAGTTTCATTTAATAATTTCTTGCCAACACTCCAACAAAAACAAGGATATACTTTATCTATTTTAACTTGAGGTTGATTACTAGTAATACTTTTATAAAAAATCATTTTATTAGTATTATGTTGAGAAATATCAAATGTAGGAGACAGGGAATATCTTCCTGATAACTTAAATACTCTATCATATTTACTCAAATCATGATTACTTAAAATTTCTTTAAAAACATAACTTTCTGTTCTATTTTTTAAGAATGTAAGTTTTAAATTATCTTTAAATTTTATGTTAACATTATTTTTTTTACAATATTCATATGAATAGTTAACAGACTCTTTTATAAAAATACCAATATTAGTATCTCTTGAAAATGATTTTATTTTGACATTTTTAGGTAGAGTATTTATTAAATAGCTACTAATTGATTTATAACTAGACTCTAATAACCATATTTCTGCATTATTGAAATTAGCATTAATACTATTAATAGTTCCTATAGTTTCAGTAAATCTAGCTATTTCATTATTTCCAAATAATGTGTTTACAGCAGAAGTAACTAAAAATAAAACTTTACTATTTTTATCTAGAGACATTCTTTACTAGTAAAATTTTCTAATTCTAATTGCTTCTTAGAATATAAATTATTTTGAAGAGTGCAGCTTTTTAAAATAGAAGAAGTTAGCATTATTGAAAATAAAACTAAAACCATCGTTGCTAATTTTTTCATAAGTTTTTAAATATTATATAAAAAAATAAAAAAATGTTTATTAACTTAAATATTTTTCAATATCACTATGTAAAGATTCATCTACCATAGATTTCCAATCTTCATTTCCTTCTTGAATAGATGCTCTAATCTTAGTAGCAGAAATAAACATTGCTCCAGAATCTTTAGGTGGCATATATTCATTAATCTCATATCCTACTCCTCTTCCATAATTTACAGACTCTATATCTGGTATAATCATTACCTCAACATCATCTCCCTTTGCTGCATGGTATTTCTTAATCATATCTACCGTTTGTTCAGTTGTAAATGGATTTTTTTCATCAGGTTCTATGTCTCTAACCATAATTAAAGCTGGAACCCCTTCATTTAGTTTTTGATTAATTAATTCAATATGTCCAAAATGGTAAGGTTGGTATCTTCCAACAAATATTGCATATTTTTTATCTACGTTCTTAGTTGGCTCTCCGCCGTGATTATTTTTATCCCACATTTTATTTAGTTTATTTTTAATATTTATAGTTAAATTTTTCTATTTCTTCTTTATATAACTCTGTAATTGCGTCTATACAAAACTGTTTATCATCTTCTTGTTCTTCATAGAATTTTCTATATGTTTCATCATTTTCTTTAGTAGAATTATAATTACCTAGAGATTTATGTTCTATGCCTATTTTTTCACAAACATATTTCCAATCTTTATCTAATGTTTCAAGTTTGCCTACAAAATCTAATTGATCCATATTAATTAACGCAGTCTGAGGAGCCCAGTGTTCGTTCCAATACTTAGTTTCATCATCTCTTAATAATAATTCTAAAAACTCTCTAAAACTAATCCAAGGAGCCCTTTCGTGGTGAAAATCTAATCCTCTTTCCAGCATAAATTTAGGAGTTTTATAATCTCTATAGTATCCATCAACTTTATTTCTATAGCAACTTGATATTCTATCCCATGGATTTCTTACAAATGCAAAGACAAAATAATCAGCAGGATAACTTTTTCTATTACCACGTCTTATACCAAGAGGTGCTATAAGCTCAGGATCATTATCAAATTCTCCAGGAAATTCTTTTATCCCAGTCCATTCTTTAAATTCTTTTTCATCGAATGCCTCAGGATCTTGTTCCTGTAATTCATGTAACATATGTATTAAAATACTTCTACTTGCGACTTTAGGAGTTCTAAACCATGCAAATTTATATTTATGTGAGGTTGTAAATGGTAAAGTTAAATACTTCTTTGCGGGTTTAAATATTTTTCTTTTTTCTAACATTTTATTCTAAGTTTATTTTTTTATCTTTGGATGATTTTTAATTTCTTCTAAACATTGTTCCCAATTTCTAAATAAGAATCCTCTATCATCTATATAAACAGTTGCTGGAAATTTATGATTACTTATCTCATCAATGAGGTGATCCATTTTATATTTTTCTAACCATTTTTTAATAACATGTGCAGGTCTTGAAGATAATATTTTTAATACGAATCCTTCTTTAATAAATCCTTCTAGGGCTTCTTTAGTTCCTTCTTTTGGTGGATCGTATGCATTTTCAAGTCCTTGAAAACCTTTAGAGTAGTCATGAATAACTCCATCAAAGTCAATTGATAACGTTTTTTTCTTATCAAGGTTATTAACTTCTTTAATTGTAGATAGCATTTGATTTTTATCTAAATAATCTATTAAATAATCAACTGAATCTTCTATATTTAAATTATCTAATCTTAACTCTGCGTTTAATGGCTCTTCATAAGGAGCATCAATACCTGTAAATCCTTTAATTTCACCAGCTCTTGCTTTTTTATAAAGTCCTTTAGGATCTCTACTTTCACAAACGTCAAGTGGAGTGTCTATAAATACTTCAACAAAATCTTCACCTATTATTTCTCTAGCAAAATCTCTATCTTCTCTATAAGGTGAAATAAATGCAGTTAATACAATTGTTCCTGAATCTGCAAAAAGTTTTGCAACCTCACTTATTCTTCTAATATTTTCTTTTCTATCTTCAGGTGAAAAACTAAGATCTCCATTTAGACCCATTCTAATGTTATCACCATCTAAGATATATGTTTTTAAGTTTCTTCCATTTAATACCTCATCAAGTGCATTTGCAATTGTTGATTTACCACTACCTGAAAGTCCAGTAAACCAAAGCACTCTACCTGGATGCCCTGTTACCTTTTGTCTTTGTTCTTTACTTACTGTAAAGTTATGTTTAGTTAAGTTAGTTGCCATTCTTTTTTTTCTTTTTATTCCTATATTGCTGAATTTATACCAAAGCCTTTCATGGGCATAATACAAAAACATTTTAGTAAATAATTCAGCTCCTCCAATTGATAGTCCAATTAAAGGATTGCCACTGATTATCCAACTTAAAATTATAGTATCTATTGTTCCTAAAACTCTCCAAGTAAACGTCTTTAAAAGATGTCTTTTTATAGATATTTTTTCGGAGCTCATTAAGTATAGATTTTTTTCTTTATATATCAGAATTTAATACTTAATATAGCGATATGATGTGTTGTTTGATAATTTATTTAAACTATCTGTTAAATAAATTATCTAATATTTTTAATTTTAATTTATCAATTATTGTGAATGTTTTTGGATTCCATAATTCTCTATCATTTAACCTATCATATATTTTATATAGAGGTCGATATAAATATAAAAAATCCCAATGGTCTATATGAAAGTGCTTAACCGTTGTTTTATTAGGCAACCTAAAGTAAAAGGCTAAAAGAGAATGATCATAGAAATTAGCATTAAAATTTAAAACTCTAAAACCCCAAGACTCATGGTTATTATGTAGGTCTATCTGGAGTAAATCAAAACTATAATTCCATTTACGAGTTTTCCAACTTATTTTTTCTAAAATACTATTTACTATACCCATCTATTATTTTTTTAATTTTAGCACATTTCTCATATTCTTCTTGTTCTTCAAAATGTTCTAATAGCTCTTCTAAGTTTTCTTTTTGAATATCTGTTGGATCAAATGGATAAACTATAAAATCTTGATTTTCACTAGCATAATTTACCTCAATATTTTCTGTATTATTAGAAGTATAGATTGCAGTATGTTCTAACAAGTATTCTTCAAATGTTTTACCACTGGTAACTATATTATACATGACATCCATTGATGCGCACCAATCATAGATAAAATCTTCATCTTTAAAATCAGGATAATCGTCAAATATGTCCATTATATAATTGAATTAACAAACTGTTCAACTGTTTCATTACTTGAATTAAAATCTTCTAAAAGTCTTTTTAAACCCTTTCTAGAAAAGGTAAATAGGGTTTCATCGGTTACTTTATGATCATAAGGAGCTTTATATGTAGTATCCTTAGTTTGCCTTAATTCATCTAAAGTTCTTTTCTTTAATGATAATGCTATTTTATCTTGTTTCATATTAGTTATATTAAAAATTATTTTTTTTTGTTTCTTCTTTAATTATGCGTTTAATGTTGCCTGGATTTCATCTAAGAATATTTTGTCAGTCCACTCATGGCCACCTGCCAATTTTGCCGTACATCTCCAACATGTTACCGCAACTGTATCTTTTCCTACATCTACTGAAGTGTTGCAATGTTTACAATTTAATTTTTTTGATGCGTTGTTACTTGCCATTCTTTGTTCTTTTTGAATTAATAATTGATTTATAAACCACTATTGGAAATGCTATTGGAAACATTATAATTGCAATTAAAACACCTAATATTCCTATAAAAAAATTCTTAATCTTTTTCATTTCCTTTATGTTTAGTTTTTCTAGTATATTTTTTTTTATTTTTATAGACGTTAGGCCTCATTGCATCGTAAATTTCCTTTATGGTAACGCTAATGTGTTGTAAGCCTTTTCTATCTTTCATACATATTATATAAAGAAAATAGAATTTGTTTAATAAGAGATATGAAAGCCATTGCCCTTTACTAAATACGCTCTTCTTCTTGTAGGTTTATCACTATAGCTTTTATGCGGCTGAGTGTAATTAAATCTTTTAGTAATTCTATTAGCCTTTGGGTTTTTCATATTAAGAGTCTTGACTCTTTTATAAGACGTACATGATGATAAGATAATAAAAAATAAAGTAATTAATAATCTCATTTTATTTTAAATATTAAGCGGAGAAGGAGGGATTCGAACCCCCGGTACATTGCTGTACGCCGGTTTTCAAGACCGGTCCATTCGACCGCTCTGGCACTTCTCCGTTTTTTTTGCGGTCTGGACGAGACTCGAACTCGCGACCCCTGCAGTGACAGTGCAGTATTCTAACCAACTGAACTACCAGACCGTTAAACTATATATCAGTGTAGGCGGTGCTGGATTTGAACCAGCGACCTCTACATTATCAGTGTAGCGCTCTAACCAACTGAGCTAAACGCCTGTAATAAAATTACCGGGGAAGGATTCGAACCTCCGTTACCTGGACCAAAACCAGGAGTCCTGCCGCTAGACGACCCGGTATTAAAGAAATACTCCGTAGGGGAATCGAACCCCTGTTTTATGGATGAAAACCATATGTCCTAACCCCTAGACGAACGGAGCAAATTTATTGATTATTATATAACTCTAATAATTATTGTTTATTTTCTTTTAAATATCTTTTTGTATATTTTTTAGCCAGCTCTACTGCCTCTAATTCAATTGGATTAGCTGACTTATAAAACTTATATGTTTTTTCTTTTTCTATAATTTCTTCAGTGTCTTGTAAAAAATGAATCCATTCATGAATAGTTGTATCAATAATATCTTCTACCTTTTCATGGATTAATGGATAGACTGTAATTTCATTATCAGTATAATCATATTCTCCATAGCACCTATTTTGTCTTTTCCAATCTGTCCAAACTTTTGGTAATTTTTCATTAGACGATAAATTCTTCATGCACCAATTGGCGACATCAAAAACTAAACTCTCAATGTCTTTTCTTCTTTTCCACCTTAATGAAGTATCTCTATGCCACTCTTTCTGCATCTAACTTAAATTTAGGATGGTACCATATCATTCTACCATTTTTATCTTTTTCTTTAGCCATTTCAGGATTGCCATAACATTTCATAAATTTATCAGTACTTGCTTTAACTCCAAATGGATTATCCCAATCCTTAATACTTCCTCCTCCATTTAAGTATGCTTCTAGTGGTATTGTATAGCAAAGTTCTGTTATTTCATTAAAATATAGTGATAGTGCTTGTCTTGCTATTAAGAATGGATTTAAATTTGGAATTCTATAAATAATTTCAGCTCTTAAATAGTTACCAATACCATTAAAATATTTTTGATTCATTAAAACTTCACAAATTGGCTTGTTAAATGCAGGTTTACCTAAATTATCTCTGAGATTATCACAAAATTGACCAAACTCAGTAGTTGGATCTGGCCCTCTATCTTCTGACCAATATCTATTTGGCCACCATTTACCAAATCTCCTTACATCTACGAATGACAGAGACGTGCCATCATTTGCCTCAAATATTAAATGACTGTGTTTATGTTCTTTCCCTGTTTCAGTTAACCTGAAGTGACCAGACATGCCCATAGACATTCTGATAGGGTACTGATCCATATATAAAATTAGTTCTTTACCTCTACTCTGTGCAGTTATGCCATAACCGTCTCTTGGCATTATAAGTTTGTCCCATTTATGAACTAGATTCTTTTTAGGACTTTTAAATGATTTTCCTTTTGCTGATTCGTTAATATAATCTGCAGTAAGTCTAAGTTCGGCTAATTCTGGCATGTGTTTGTTTTAAACTTATATCACCAGGTAAAGAAATGTTTCAACCATGCGAAGAGTCCATTAAGCTGTAAAACTGCAAGATTCCATTGCTTCTTCTGTGCAGTTTGAACTAATACACATGCAAATCCTAAGATGTATAATGTAGGTTCAACGGTCCACTGTGCTGCAATTAAAAAGCCAGCCCCCATATAACCTATTCGAGTTGCAAGCCTTTCTGCAGGTGAAAGGTGTCTATTTGCAACCATTATTTTTAATAGTCTTCTTTTCATTCTTTTCAGATTTGAATGCGTATTTATATAGATGCTCTTCTTCTATTGAAATATCTCTAATAAACTTTATCCCTTTTATTTTTATTTTTCTTTTCTTCATAAGCTGGGAACCTGCCCCAATTACCATGGCCATCATAATCAATGTTGTCATTAATTTCATTAGCGCCATTTTCTCTTTCTTGTATCTTGTGTTGAGTGTTTATCATCCTTACTAGGAAAAACATATATGTTCCAAAAATAATAAACCCTACTGTAAATATTACTATCTCCATAATTTATTTCTTAGTGTTAAAAAAATTAGCTAATCCTAATATTGAAGGTACCCAAATACCAACAAACATACCTTCATCTTTTAAGCCACTAAACCATAATGATACTGAAAACAAAAAGCTTAAAAAAGCTAAGATGATTGGGTAATAAGTTTCTAAAAATTTCATAATTTTAAATTTAGTTGTTTAATATTTATACTCGATAATATTGGAATGTTTAAACTTTAGAGACTTTGTTTAAACATTTTTTAACTTGTGATACCTTTGCCTAAAACAAGAGGAGCATCTTCTCTATTAATATTAATCTTAAAGTGACTATCGAATTCTCTAATAATTAATTTTTTATTCGTGTAGTTTCTGTATTTTTTCCAAACATAAGCTTGCACCTTGTCATAAAGTTCTGGGTTTTCTTTTTGTATGTCCATTTCTATTTATTTATAAATTTTACTATTTCTCCAATGACGAAACTGTTTTTCTATTTCGTCATCTATTTTTTTATGTTCTATATTTATCTTTGGATTTGTTTCAACTTTAGGCATAAATTCTTTCATTATTCTCTTAAGTTTTTGATATTGTAGGCTTGAAATTTCAAAATCTTTCTTTGCCTTTTCAAGAGTCGAATCAACTCGATCCCAATCTTCTAACTCTACCCACAGCATACACTTTTCACCAACCTTATTAAAATTAGCTTCACTACCTATCTGGGTTAATGAACATCCCTTGTCTATTTTTGTCTTGTATTTTGGCTGTGAGCCGCTTCTCATACCTCGTAAGGTACCGAAACCTACACGTTGTGATAGTTTATTAATCTTAACTGCATCCTCTTGAGGCATGATTTGGATAGTGTTGCCTGTTTTGTGATAGACAATATCAACACAACCATATCGTTCTACATCCGAGCAATCAACACAAACTTTATAGCCAAGATCTACTCTGCCTTGTGGTATTTCTTTTTTACAACTCTTACAGTTCATATTAAAATTTAATTACAATGCCTAAAGTAAAAGCACTTAATCCAACTACTTGTAAAAGTTGATTAGGGCCAATTCCAATTCCAGGACCTTCAAATTTATGAGAACTATTCATTTCTCTCTGATGTAAAATAAGACCAGTTGTAAACATTCCTAAACCCATACATGTTAAAGCGACTTTATTCTTTGACGCTTCAGTTCCTTTAGCAAATGTAGGCATTGATAATAAAACTGCAATTGCTATTATAATTATTTTTTTCATATTTTAAGCTTTAATTTATAGTACTAATATAAACAAAAAAAGCGACCCGTGAAAATCCAGGGCCGCTTTTTTTCAAAAGTTATTAACAATTTTATTTTTTTTCTAATACTTCGTCGTTGCTTTTATTTATTCTATAAGCATTTCTATGTTCACTCCATAAATACCCACACAACGTTCCGCATATGAATGATAATAATATTAATACCTCTAACGTGTATTTTATTTCTTCAGAAAGTTGCATCGTCTCGAACATATTTTTTAATTTCAAGAGTTATATATCATTACTTATTTTTGTTTTTATTTTTTCTAACTTTTCCTTTCTTTTTATTTCTTATTGCAATTTTTCTAAGCACTTTAAACTTTCCATGCTTATATAATTCACTAATAGTAGGCCATGCCCATAATAAAATAATTGCAATAATAAATATCCAATCTAATAATCTCATAATTTCATAATTTTTAATATTGTTGAGGTGTCCTATAACTTGACCGGCAGTCTTGTGAACGAGAAAGGATTCGAACCTTTGACCGATAGCTTAGAAGGCTATTGCTCTATCCAACTGAGCTACTCGTCCGTGAGTATAGGACACCTCGGGGTTTGTGCTTCCTTGGTCTATATTATATGAAAGTAAATGATTTTGTTTATCTAAATCGATAATAAACTGACAGATTTGTTAAGTTTAATATAGTTTGATAGTTTAATGCAACATCAATCCATTTTCTTTCAAACATTAAACTAAAGTTCATTCCTACCATGTACATTGTAATACTAACACCTGGTGTATATTGTTGATAATTTACATATCCACGTTGTCTAACAAATTCGGTATTGCTTTTCTTTAATATGATTCTATTATAACCTCCTCCTGCAAGTGTACTTAAATAAATCTTATTTGTTTTACCTTTATTTAATTTAAACTTTGGCCCTACAAATAAGTTAACTGAATGAAATGGAAAAGATCTAGAAGTTATTTTGTTTCTCATATCGGCATATGAATATTGTAACTTACTTTCCATATCTGCTGAATTTTCAAGAAATATTGTATTATTTATTTCTCCTGAGATTCCAATATCAGGTGTACATAGGTTTGAAACGACACCTACTCCTATTCTAAATTCAGCAGGTTGTGCAATTAATAATGTTTTAATAAAAAAACAAAATACTGTTATAATAGTTTTATAATACATTTTATTTATAGTACCCAGGGCGGGACTTGAACCCGCACGAACAAATGTCCACAAGATTTTAAGTCTTGCGTGTCTACCAATTCCACCACCTAGGCATTTATAATTATATCTATAAATCCCAAAATGTTTTTCTTTTCTTAGAAAAACTTTCTTTAATTTTTAAGATTATTTTAATTAGCCAATCCCTCAACTTTTTCTTTTTGGAGTTCTCTTCTTACCTTTTTTACCTCTATTAATTTTATTCTTGTTACTTAAATCCTTATGATAGAGTCTTGTTAATTTCTTTTCAAATTCAGCATCAATGTCATCTCCTTTTTCGAAATGAACTACTTCTTTCTTTTCATTATAATAAGAAACTATTGAACTTCCCAATAAAGAATTAATAGAATAATATTTAGTTTGTTTTTTCCAGTCTTTCATTAGTTTAATTTACATAATATTCGATCCTTATTTATACAAGGATAATGCCATATCTTTTTTTTGTTTCCATAATATTCAGCTTTAGATATTGTATAAGTTGGATGGTCGTAGTTATATGTATCTAACCCAGTTTTTTCATAAGTTAGTTTTGTAACTTCTCCAACCTTTACATCTCCGTCAAAAAATTTAAATTCTAATTTATCTTTTAAATTATATTTATGCTTTTTCTTCTTCATCTTTTATTAATATTTTAGGAACATCTTTCATAAAAGGTCTTTTATAAACTGTTTTACCTCCATCTGGAGATTCGTATATCCAAGTTTCTTTCATTTTTTTATTCTTATTGTAATATCATGTGGAGCAGTTTCATCTCCTCCGAAATAAGGGTACAATACATATCTTTTATATTCCATAAAACAAGGTCTATTCATTTCTACACATGTTCCATCAACACACATATCGTACTTACTATCTATTATATTCATTGTCATATAAATTGTTTCATTTAAAGGAACACAACTTATTTTCTTATAACTAAACTCTCCTAACATTCTACGATATGCAAATATTTCTAAACAATTTAATGCTGGACTCCATCTCCAACCAAATCTAATTGAACTTGTACTATGATGATCTCCGCAATCACTAACTCCCCATAGTTTATTAATATCCCATTGATTGTTAGGGTCTACTGTTTCATAGACTGCGGAACTGTCAAAAATAACTTGTAAATTAAATGTGGTATCGTAAGTAGTTTGTCTTGATGTTGTAGAACGATGTTTGCCTTCTTTAATTTTAAAAACTCTAAACCCATTGTCATCTATTTTCTTACATGAAAATAAAATTAATAATAATGAAAATACGTAAACTAATTGTTTCACTTTTTATCTTTTAATAAGTCTTCTCTACCTAATTGCTTGTATACTTCAAGTCTAGTCTTTTCCATTTTTTCAGCATACCTAGGATCATCCTTTCTGTTAAAAACGACTTGCTGTGTTAATGAACCACTAATCTTTTTAAGATCCATATTAAGTTCTTTACTAATTTTCTTTAGATCTTTATTGTTATCATAACGTACGCTAACAAAATGAGGACCTGAATCTAGCATTTTACCAGGAACATATTTATTTTCATAATCAAATCTAACAAACTTATCACCTCTTCTGGTTTTATCATAAGTTATATCTAATATAGTATGTGGATTTGATAGGTGTTCCTTTGCATTGTCTAAATCATCCATATCTACAGATTCTAATAGATCTTCTCTGTCTAATTGCTTGTATACTTCAAGTCTAGTCTTTTCCATTTTTTCAGCATACCTAGGATCATCCTTTCTGTTAAAAACGACTTGCTGTGTTAATGAACCACTAATCTTTTTAAGATCTTTATTTCTTGTTTTAATTAGCCAAGCTGCAAGATCTTTTATACTTAAATCTTTAAATCTGCCTTCAGCGTCTGGTGCATCACTATGATGAAAATCAGGAGCTCCTTTAGGCTTTTTTTCAACTATGAATTCTTCAAATAATCTTAAATATTTCATAAAATAGTTCTTTGTAACTTTGTTATCCTAATGTCTAATTCTAATAGTTCTCTTTTTGCAGCAAGTTTTTGTAAGTTTAAGATTATTAATTCTTGTTTTACTGGATCCATTTCAGAGTTAGCCTTAGATTTAGTTTCATCTATTTTTTCTTCAACTTCCTTTAACTTAACTTTAATTTCCTTTATTTTAAAGTTTAATTCTGCCTTTTTACCTTCGTTTATCAGATTAAATGATTTTAAATGTTTCATTTTAATTCTACCTTTATTTCTTTGTCTAATTTCTTAATTTCCCTTTTATCCTTTTTCTGCATTTTAGAAAGTATAGACTTTATTTCAGAATCTGCTATCTTCATTATCGCCTCAGTTGACTTAGCCCTAGACTCTAGTTTTACCTTTGATACATATTTCTTTAATGTTTCATTTTCTTCACCAATATCATCCATTGCTCTGATAATATCTCCTTCTTCGTTTTTTAGTTGATTTTTTTGTAAATCAGTTATTTCCTTTCCTCTATTACTTCTTTCTTTATTTCTTTTAGAAAAACGCGAATCTGAATATCCACTATCTTTATCCTCTAGTTCATTTTCAAATTCTTCAATCTTATTATCTTTGATATTTAATTTTGCAATTTCTACTCTGACTTTAAATAACCTTTCTGAATAATTTCTTAATGCTCTTTTTTTCTTAGGATTTAAAAATAAGCCCTTTATGAATGAAAAAATACCTTCACTTAACATTTCCTCAATTTCTTCTTTAGATACTTTTCCTTCTAATATAGAATAAGTGTCTTCTACTAATTCTTTGTCTTGTATAAATTCTTCGAAAAGCTTCACTATTTTAAAATTTTATTTTTAAGGAAAGAGGAGTTGTACCTTTAATTAATCTATGATACTCTCCTTTTTTTATTTTAATTATTTTATTTATCTCTAATTTTTGAGGGATTTTATTATCGAATTGAAATTTCCAATTATTTTCATTAATAACTTCTATGATTCTTTCTTGAGGATCTTGATGCCATTTAAAAAGATGATCATCTGCAGTTGGATCAAAATGTCTAATAACTGTATTTTTATCTAAGAATTCTTCTGTAAAAGGCCTACGCTGGTCTTCCAGCATATCAACCATCTTGTTAAATCCATTTTGACCGCATCCGCAGTCACCATTTAATTCTGTAACGTCTATCATTTTTTATTTCTATTTCTATTAGCATTTGCTCTTCGCTCGTGAGATATTGCTTTAAAATCTTTTAACATGCTTGAATATTTACTAAGGTCGATTTTAATTACCATGGCTGGTCACTTTTTAAACCAATTTGCTTAGAGAATAATACGCTAGAATAACATGCCCAAAAGCCAGCTTTATCAGGATTCATCTTTTCTTTTTTATCACAACCATGTCTTGCCCAAAAACTAGCAGCTCTTTTAGGATCATCATTCTTTACTGTAGTAGATGGATCTCCCCATTGTATTATTTTAGCAATTATATTTCCTTCTTTATCTTTACGTCCACTATTTCTATATACTTTAAATTTAGCTTTTCCTCCTCTTTCTGGAGAATCAAGCTTTACATTAATTTGATTTCCACCTCTTGGTTTATAAACTGCTTTTTTACCAACTTCAAGATTTTTAGCCATCCAACCACTTGGGCCTTTAAGAATTACATTACCTTTATCCCAATATTGTTTAACTTCTTCAAACAATTCTGTATAAGCATCGCTGCCTAATCTAAAGAACGAATTAGTCAAGTCTAGACCTTCTTCTACGTGTAGTTTAAGTGCCTCTGAGACACTATTATAATCTTTGAATGATTTTACGAACTTCATAATTTTTAATTTAATAAGACATCCAACTTCCAAATGACAAAGATCCTTTTAACATAAGTGTAATAAAATCTTTAACGTCTGTGATTTTTTCATCCCAGTCCTTTGTTGTTTTACCAGTTTCAACTGCAACATATTCACCGTCCCAATACCAATGATTTATTTCATTTTTACCAAATGGATCTGGGCCATCTAAAACTTCTATCCAATCACCGCTTACCTTTATTTCACCTGAATCTATTTTTTTTTCTATTTCAGAAACTTCTTTTTTTAAATTTTCATTTAAAATGTTTTCACAAAACTGTTCAAATAATTTAATTTTTTTCATAGTCATTAAAGTTTTTTATCATGTCCACCGTCTCTAACTTTCTTAGCTATATCTGAGTCAGCTCCGCCCCATGTACCGTCTTGCTTTGTTAAGAATGAATTAACCCTTGCATAACCCCATTGAGCTTGAGTTGCTCCTGGTCTGTGACCACTTTTCCAAGCAGCCAAGCCTCTTTTCATAATAATTCTAAGTAAGCCAACTGGAACACCTGATTCCTTTGCTTTATTCTTAATACCTGTTTCCATGCCATCATCGCCCATTGGACTTTGATCGTTAGTTTGATCTTTCTTTTCATTAACGGATTCTGCCATGGCCTCAATATCCCACTGAATTCTTTGTAGTGGATCATCTCCTCTATTATTTCTTTTTACCCAGTCAATAAGTCCAAGCTCGTTGTTTGCATTTTGTGCCATATCAGCAGCATGTTTCCAGCCATCATTTGATGCAACATCTTCAATCCATTGATCATATTTTCTTTGATTCCATTTTACTTTAGGTCTTGCTGATTTATGTGGGCCATCTCCTAATGTAGAAGTAGCAGCATCATAAGAACCTGGAAGAAATACGCCAACTTCTTTACCATTGCCATATTTAATAGTTTTTCTAAATCTTCTTAATTCATACTCAGCATCTTCAATCTTTTCTCTGCTTGTCATTCCACCTAGTCTATAACCATATGCTAGTTTCATTTTTTCAAGTTCATCAGTATCTGTTTGAAAATGCATGTCTTTAACTTCAATGTCAGTATAATCTCTGCTTCTACCATATCTACGATCTAACATTTTATCATAATCTTCATTTAATGATTCGTGCATTTCCATTCCCATGTCAATCCATACTCTAAGAATATCTGCATAATCCTTTGGGCTTAAGCCATTCTTTTCTCCATAAGTAGTTTTACTTGTGAGGTCATGCATTTCTTTTGCTACCTTGTCAATATTACCTTCTTTAAATGTAACAGTTGCTCTTTCTTTTCCAGCATCTAAAAGTCTAAAAGTTTCTCCTCTATCATCATGTGGATCAGTACTCCAACCTGCTGAATTATTAACGTTAATATCAAAACTTGCTTGACCTGAACTCATATAAACTGTCCAATCCTTTCCTGTTTGATATGTTTTACCTTTTTTACGTGCTATCTTAGCTTCACTCACGGTTTCAACAAGTTTAACATCTTCAGCTGGATAATAATCTTCTGTACTACCATCAAATCTAATTAATTGATGCTTTTTACCTTTAATCTTTTTATCTTTACCTTTAACTAATTCACCAGTGCCATAAAGTTCTCCATCTTTATAAACATGAACTAATTCAACAGCTTCATCTACACTAACTCCTCTCTTCTTTAAAATCTTTTCAATTTCTTGATAGGCTTGCTTGTATTTAGATTTTGGATGTTCAAACCCTCTTTGATAATTAGCATAACCGTCAAGTGCAGCATCATACATATCTTTTAACTCCTCATCTGACATTTTATTATTAAATACAAAAGGTCCGATAAATGCTTCACTTAAAAATTCATCAATTGTCTTTAGTTTAGTATTTAATTTTGTGTTTTTAATATCTTCTATTCTCTGTGTTTCTTTTGTAGCTTTCATATCATCTATAAAAGAGTCTAATTCTTGTAGATTTTTCATTTCGTTCTTTTTGAATTTTTTGTGATATGCTGTAGTGAATTTTGACTTTTTAACTTTACCTTCTTTTCTGGCTTTTTTATCTCCTGGCATTTCTTTATAGGCACTTGGATCATCATCATCCATTGCACCTTGCTTTTTCATTTGGTCTTCTTTCTCTTCCTCGTCTTTATCACTAAGACCAGTCATATAACCATCAGGGCCAGGTTTTTTCTCTAAAAATATGTCAAATTCTTTTAATTTTTTCATAATATTAATATATATCACTTTATTGATGTACTAAAAAACTAGCACTATGTACTTGTTCTATATATTCTAGTTTATTTTTATTAAACCAATCAACGACAATCTCTTTCATCTTAATTGAATTACCTGTGATTATTTCTGCATTTTTAATATTTTTCCAGAAAAGTGCCTCTGCTAATACTGCTTCTACCTCACCATGTCTAATCCCATGTAAGTCTATCTTTGTCATTTTCCTCATACCAATTTGACTTATTAACATTATATAGATAGTCTATCCATTTGTTTATTAATGATTCTGCTGTAAACCTTTCACCATGTTTTCTACAATCATGTGGAGAAATTGTGTCTATTTTATTTATGGCCTCTACAAAGTCTGCAAAATACTGACATCTAAATCCAGTTTTACCATTTATTACATTATCAGTATAGCCTCCCCAATCGGTTGTAATGATAGGTGTGCCTGAAAGTGCAGCCTCTGTGGCTGTTAAACCAAAGGGCTCTACGTAATATGTTGGGGTGATCATTGCCTTGGAGTTGGCAACATATTTCTTTCTGCTTTCTAAATCTAAATAACCTACAAATTCAACATTATCAAATTCTATCTTTGGAGGTTTACCTTGGCCTGCAAGTATAAATCTTTTATTTGGAAAATGTGCAGCTAAATCAAAGAATATTGGTAGGCCTTTATCACTATTTAATCTTGACATAAAAAGGAAATAGTCTTCCTTTTCTTCTTTAAATTCAAAGTCATTAATACTATTTGATATTGGGGCAATTACGGTATCATTCCAAATGTTTTTTGCAAAATCCTTTTCTCTGCCGTAATGATAGTGTCTCCAACTATGTGAAGTAAACACACTCCAATCAGCACCATTAGGCCATACGTCATGTCCAACATGTGCATCTATTATTTTTACTCCTCTTGCTTTTAAGTCTCCTAGGTGTTTTATATATGTACTCCACATGACTAAAAGTATATCGCCTTCTTTACAGTTTTCTAAGAGTAATTCCTTTGTCTTATTTATAAATTCTAATTCGTTTTCTGGATTGTCGCGCCAAACGCCTAAATCTCTTCTAGTACTTTCTGAAGATTTTTCAAATGCTTTAAAACTGGCTACGTTGTATTTTTCAAAGCATTCTACAGTAGACTCTTCGAAGCCATAATATTTTACATGAAACCCCTTTCGGTATAATTGAGTTGTTAAGTGATAGGCTGCTCTTGCAAATGCATCTCCTGTAACTTCATTACATGATGGATTTCGATGTGTGCCTATAATGTGAATGTTATTCATCTATACATTCATTTAAACGTGTAGTTAAATTTTCTTTTTGCTTTTCTAATTCATTTACTAACCAGCCATTCATCATATGTTTCATTACTAATTCAATTTTAATTCTTTCTAATTCCTTTTTAGTATCTTGATAAACCTTTTCCATTCCTTTTTTAACTCTAATGTTCATTATATTATACGTGTTTTTTAAAATTTGTTTACATTTTATCATAGAACTCAGAAAATAATAATGAGTATTCATCATATGTCATGTCTTTAAGAAATTTACATTTTTCAAATTCGTCTTTGGCTTCAAAGTGCTTTACCATTTCAGTATTTATTATTTTTTTAAAATCTTTTGGTAATAATAATTGATAAAAATCAAAAGGTAAATAAACAAGATCTATAATTCCACTTGTAAAAAGAAGATCATCGACTGTAATTTGCTGGGAAAGAACCTTATAGCCATTTTCCATTGCACGGTCTATCATATTATTTTCACTAATTGGATCAATATCAAAGCTTTCCATTATAGCTAATTGTTTATTTTTAATTGTTTATAAATATTTAATAAAATGTCATATTCATCGTTTTTAATTATTTCGATATAATCACACTCAGTATAACCAAATTCAATATATGGGAAACATGTGTAGTTTTTAAATAATATTCTAATTTTTTTATTTAAATTTTTTAAATTATTTAAATTTTTAAAGATTACACTATTAATTTGACTGGGTTTTGCAGTTTGCCAACCTGTTTCTAAATTATTTAAAAAAATAGTTTCTTTTTCTTTTTTAAAACTAAAACTTAACATATCATAGACATTTTCTGAATTAGTATAACATTTACAATTATCTAATATAGGAGTATATGGATAAATTTCATTTATAAAATTTTTAAGCTCCTCTAATGTGTTAAATCTTGGCACTGTCTTTGTACCATAGTGTGAAGTTTTATTAAGAAGAATAGAATCTATTTTTCCATCATTTTCTTCAACTGACCTAAGAGCGTTATAAATATATGTTAATGAAAGCCTGTCTGTTATCATTTTATAAATTATTTGTTACGAGAAATGCTAAAATACCAAGTACTGTAGTTATCATTAGCCAGAATGCTTTACTAATATTTGCTTTCCATTTTATTAATTCCTTATGTTCAGTTAATAAATCAATACCTAAGTCTCCTCTATCTTCTATCTTTTCTCTAAACTCAGTATTTTTAATAGTTTCAACAACAACGCCTGTTCTTGGATTTAAAAGTTCTTTTTTTAAATCTGAAATTTGACTTTTCATTTCATTTTGATTTTCCATTAATTGCTTAATAGATTTTTCTAAATAAATTCTATTAGGATCTTCAAACTTTTCCTTTAGCTGTGAAAATGCTTGTATTAATTCTCTTACTAATTCTGAATTAGATTTTTCTGGATCGTTTGACATAATATGTAATAAGTTCTTTTTTTTACTATATATTTAAAGACCTTTATAATATATCAAATATATTATAAATTTAATAGATTTTTATTTGCCTCCTTTTGGATCTGTAGGTTCTCTTGGGTCTGTAGGTTCTCTTGGATCTACAGGTTCTTCTGGATCTATAGGTTCTATCTGAACTGCTAAAAAATGAGGTGCATGCATCATTTTAATTAAGAATAATTATATGTTGCACTGGCAATGTATGTAGAGCCATCATAAAATAAAACTACAGAATCTATTAATCCAGAACCATTTGATGGTTTATATGCAGTTCCACGTGGCCAAATAATATCTGAAGCGCCTATACTCCATGTTACGCCATTGCTTAGTGGTTCATCTGCAGTTATTAATTTTAAAAAGTAAGTTGCGCCTTCTTGTGGATTCTGTAAAGTTATAGTTGTATTACCACCTAATAATTGTATTTCTGCAGAATTACCATTATTCCAATTCACAGTAGTAGAGCCTGTTGACATACTCGACCAAGCCTGCCCTTCAACATACATATTACCTCCGACCTGTAGAGCCTGAGTCGGTGTATTTTGATTTATACCAACCTTTGTATTTGCAATGTCTATATAAACTAAATCTGATGTAACTGGATCGTTATTTATATCTCCAACAAATATTTTACCAGTATTTAAATTTGGTGTATCATTTGTTCTGCCGGCTCCTCCTATTTTAATAGAGCCGTTTGAGTCTACTCTTTGTACTTTTGCAATATTTTGAATTAAATGATCCTCGCCCGATGGCCTGTCATTAGTTAATGCACCTGGAGTTGCACTTACATAAAGAGTATCTCCTAAACTATAACCAGGCGTTTGAGTATCATGTCCACTAATTGTTCCAAATGTAACTACCTCAACTGATGTATTTAAAGATGCAGCACTGAATGTACAACCAAATGCTGGCATTTTACTAGCATCATTAGCATCTGCCTTCATTACAATTGGAATATTTCCACTAATTCCACTAATATAAACAACATCACATGCTCCTAAAGCCTCTCCTGCCTGTGCATTAAATCTAATAGCTCCTCTAAGATCTCCAATAAATTCATCACTTACTTCAATCTTTCCAATTACTTCTAAAGCTTCTGATGGATCATTTGTACCAATACCAACATCTCCTCCACTATAATAAATATCTCCGGCAGCAACACCTGCTTGCCAATAATTAGTTCCATCCGGGCCTGAAGGACCACTTGGGCCTTTACTTCCACTTGGGCCTGATGGGCCACTTGGGCCTTCACCTCCACCTGGGCCTGATAGTCCACTTGGACCTGAAACTGTTGAATCAGCGCCTGATGGACCACTTGGGCCTTCACTTCCACTTGGGCCTTTACTTCCACTTGGGCCTGAAGGGCCACTTGGACCTTCACCTCCACCTGGACCTGATAGTCCACTTGGACCTGATAGTCCACTTGGACCAATTGGACCTGAAACGGTTGAATCAGCACCTGACGGACCACTTGGGCCTTTACTTCCACTTGGGCCTGAAGGGCCACTTGGACCTTCACCTCCACCTGGGCCTGATAGTCCACTTGGACCTGAAACTGTTGAATCAGCGCCTGATGGACCTGTTGGACCTAAAGGGCCACTTGGACCTTCACCTCCACCTGGACCTGATAGTCCACTTGGACCTGAAACTGTTGAATCAGCGCCTGATGGGCCTGTTGGACCTGAAATTGTTGAAGCATTACCTTGAGGACCTGTTGGGCCTGTTGGACCTGTTGGACCTGTTGGACCTGAAGAACCTCCACCTGTGCCACCTTGGCTTAATGTCCAATACCATCCTTCTGTGCCATCATATTTTAATGTTAATACTTTGTCATTGTCTCCTGTAAAATCTTCGACCTGTGCTCCAGTAGAACCTGGAGAAATTGTGGATGGATAAATTCTGTAATTTGCAACTGTACCTGTAAGAACTTTATAATTATAATCCGCCTCCACGTGCTTTAAGGCTCTACCTACTTCGCTTGGATATATAGGTTTCCAATAGCCTTCAGCCTCTCTATGAATGTTATCTGCAAATGCAGATGAATCTGCTGATGTATAATCGTCTAAAAGTTTACTCACTGCATTACTTAATCTTTTTTATAATCTATATATTTCTTTATTTTAGATCTATTAATTTATTACCTGTCTTTAATGTTTTCATATTTCTTTAATATCTTCTGGTTTAATATCGTCGTAACTAAACATTGATTTCATATCAGGTGGCATTAATGGATCTTTATACCATGTGTATGGCTTTGCATTAATTTCTAAAATTACAGGGTCTACAAAATCAAAATAATCATCTAATTCTTTTGCCTTTCCTTTTGAAGGTACTGCAAATGTTGCGCTATATAATTGTTCAGTGTCATTACTACCTGTTACTCCACTGCCAAATGTATCACTATGTCCATGTGCTTTTTTAGACTGCATTCCATTTTTTAAAATAGATGCAACATTTTTACGACCTGTTTTATGATATACTTTATTGGCCTTTGCTTCTACATCAGCTAATGTAACTGTGAATTCATTTCCACTAGAATAACCTAACGAAGTTTTCATAGTTAGTACTCCATCGTTTTTACCTGCCCACGTTCTAATTAGTTTTTGTAATTTAACAACTTCTTTAGGTGCTTTACTCTTTGAAGGACCTTCAAAACTATCTAAGCTTACACTTATCATAATACCGCCGTAACCTTTATATGAACTTGCACCTTCAAGACCTGCCTTATCGAATAAAGACATAATTGTCTTTTCAGTATTGTTAGGTGAATATGCTTCTCCTATAAATTGATTAAATGATTCTAATATTTTCATGATTTTTATTTTATTCCTAAATCTTTGTGTAAAACTTCCATAAATGGCATAAAGTTTTGTTGACCATATTCATCTCTAAGTATTTGACCTACTGCCAGTGCAAAATCTTCATAAGACATTGAGTCGTCTATTTTAATCATTGCTTTATCAATAGACTTTGCAAGTTCTTCTGACTTCTTTGACTCATCCATTGAGTCTCCATTAATCCAATCTTCAAATGTTTTCATATCTTTCATTATTTACCTACTTTTCTTAAATTCTGTTCAATTAGTTTCTTAGCAGTAGCCCAATAACCTGGACCTCTAAAATCTCCACCAATTTCGTAACAATCTTTTTTTACACCTTCAATATATTCAGTAATTTCTCTGTAAAAATCATACTCCCATTTACTCCATCTTTCATCTTCCTCATCTGAAATTGTTGCAGAATACATGTGTTTATATTTTGCTTCGTTTACTTCTTCGTTTATTTGTTTTTTTATTTCTTCGTATTTTAATACTCTTTTCATAATTAAGCACCTCCCTTTAGGTTGTTATTTTTTTAAACGCCAATTTTGGCATATGTTATCATATCTTCTACAGCTTTTAACGCTTTCTTTTTTGCAGCATCGAATTCTTTTGAATATCTGCTTGCAGATCCACCTTTGCTTGATCTACGTATTTCGTCTCTTAGCTTTAATAAACCTGCTTCTTCTTTACTTGTTTTAAGTTTAGGTGCAGCTTCATTTATAAAACTTTCTAATGTTTGTAAATTTTTCATAGTATTTTCTTTCGATTCGTCTTTAGTAACCTTAATCTTTTCTTCTAGTTTTTCAGCACTAGCCTCTTCAATATACTCTCCAAGTTCTGGATCGTCCCATCCATCAGGAGATGCTAAAACTGCTTGTAGATCTTCTCTTGAACCTGTTAGCTCAACTTCTGGCCAACCACTTGGTCCACTAGGATCTAAAACTTTCATTGTAACTTTATGTTTCTTTAAAAGTTTTTTAAGTATCTTTGATTTAGGATCCATTGCATCCATAACTACAGTAGCTTCATTTATAAAACTTTCTAATGTTTGTAAATTTTTCATAGTATTTTCTTTCGCTTCGTTAAATTGTTTTGCATATTTTTTATAAGTAGATTTATTTCCAAAAGCGTCAATAGCATCTACCATACTGTAATGGTCTCCATCATAATACTCATCTGCAAGTTTTCTTCCCCATTTACTGTTTAAGAAATTATATGCAGAATCTTGTGTAAAGTTATGAGATCCTATTAAATAATTCATTGCATCTTCAAATGCTATTTCAATAGAATCTTCTTCTTCGTAGTTTGACATAGTTCCCCAAAAGCCATACTCAGTATTTATCATATCTATGTCAATTGCTTCACTAACATATTCTTTCATGAAACTTTTTATTTTTGATTTTGGAGCTTTTCCTAAAATAATGTCTCTTAATTCATATTTATTAATAACTCCTTGTCTTATTGCATTTGCTACTAATTTAATATCAAGATTATGATTTGATAAAAATTCTTCAGTTGTTCCTGTTCCTACATTAGATGCAAGTCTATGTAATGAATATGCATCATCGGATAAAGACTCATTAATTTTATATTTTCTAAGAAGTGCATGATAAGTTTTTTCTTCTGAGCTTGTCATTTGATGTATTGTACCATCTTCTTTTCTTTTTAAGATTTTATCTAAATGTCTTTTATTTAAATCTCCACCTTGTTCAGCGTCTATTGCATCTTCTAAACTTGCAACTTCAATCTTTTCATTCATAGACTCTTTAACTACCATATAATCTTTAATATCATATAATGCTCCATCAAAATCTACATTCATGCTTCCACTAGGAAAAACTCTTTCAACTGTACCTACAATATCATTTTGTCTAATTTTACCTAAACTTCTTGAATAATCATTTGAAATTCCAGGAGTTCTACCTCTATTCATTTGTTGAAGTCCTTTAAGAGTTAATTTAACCTTGTCTCCTTCTTTAAATTCTGATTTCTTTTCGTCTATAGATTCAGTAGAAAGTTCTTCATCATCATCTTCATCATCATCCTTTTCAACTTCAATATCATAGTCTCCATCGATTTCTATTTTAATTTCATCTTCGGTTTGTAAAGTTGCATTTTTATCTAACTGTTGAATGTGATCGTCAACCACTTTTTGTGCAGCTGTTTTTTCGTCATTTAGTTTTTTAAGCTCCTGTAGTTTCTCTTCTTGCTTTTCAGTTTTACCAGCATCTCTTGCAGCTGCCCACTCTTTAACTACTTTTTTAAGATCATTTGTGATTTGCGCAACATCATTAAGTGCTTTATCTAATTGCTTACGAGTAACTTTCTTTTCTGCTAACATTTGCAAACTTTCCATACATTGCATTTGCCATTGAGTACCTAAATAATAAGCAGTGTATTCTTCCTTTGTTAAACCATGGATCTGTGCATTCATTTCTACATAGTCTTCCCACTCACTAGAATGTTGAATGGCTAAGCCATTGACCAAAGTAACCATTTCTAAAGTTAATAAAGTTTCCATTAATTATTATAATTTTTTCTATTTAGTTATATATCTTTATTATATTTATTCCTGAGGTATTCTTGATGTGCTTTTCTTTTCATACCATTTATAAAAAACCAACTACATTTAAGATCAAACCATTTTTCTATTTTTTTAAAAAAATTCATGAGTAACTGTTATAGTAAGAGTATCTTATTGAAAGTAATTTTTTAGCAATATTAAACTCTTTGATTTTATTTAATTTTAAACCATATTCTTTAGCGATTGATATTAAGACTGGCTCTACTTCTAAGATTGTCATTTTTCCTATCATGTTATTTATATGAGAAAATTACCTTTTGTTTTTTTCTTTATATCCCCATGGATGAATAAAAAGTCCATTATATTTTTTTATCCATGATAATTGCTCTCCTCCTTTTGTGGTTTTAATTAAACGAGTTATTCTACTTTTCTGTTCTAATTGTTTGTTAAATGATTTTGTTAGTATTTTTACGAATAATTCTTGAGGTGTATATTGATCTAAAACTATTACCATAAAATCATACCTGAATCTCTAGCCAATTCTTTACCGTACATGTTGCTTTTCCAAAGAATTGGTTTTACATACTTTATTAGTTTACCGATGTCTTTTAATTCATCTAAGGTATCTGGCTCTTCATAATGATAGAATATTGCACGATCTGAATAATCTACTCTCTTATTTGTAAGTTGTTCTTTAATTATTTTAAAAGAGTCAATATAATTACTAAGATCTATATAGAGCCTTTCATTATGTAATAGCCAAGGTGAAAACTCTAATTCAAGGTATTTTGCATCCACTTTCATCAAATAAGAGAGCATGGTATATTTTTTAAATTCAAAATCTATCGGTGTATCTGTAAAGAAATGGAATTCTATTACATCCATTATTTAGGTTCTCTGAGAAAAGTGTCTCTATATTTAAAGTTTCTGTTTCTACCACTGTTTGGCTTAAAGCCAAAGCTTTTGTAGAATTTTTTAAGTCTACCAAGATTACTACCAAACTCATCAACTGGAGTAACTCCAACTGTCTTTCCTTCTCGGTCAGCGCGGGTGACTAACATGTTCATTATATCACTACCAAGCCCCTCGTTTCTAAATTGCGGTTTAATTATTATCTGATCTAAATAAATGCTGTCTGTGTCCTCGAATATCCACAGCGAGTTAATCTTATCGCCATATAACATATCAATCTCTTTCATTAAAGGAGACTTCTTCTGAAACTCATCATATGACTTTATATTTCTCATAACAACTCTCTAAACTTCTCTGCTTCTATTTCTCTAATCTTTTGTGCAACTTCAGGCCCTTTAACACCAAAGTCTTTCATTACAGTTCTACCATCAGTTGATGGCTTATATTTTAGGAAGGCTTTAACCATCCTTGTATTTAATCTGTTTAAACGACTCCAATCTAGGATAGTTCTTTTATCTATATCTGTTGTTTGATATTTTTTGTAGAGTTCAAATATTTCTTCTGGTTTAATATCCAGTAAATTCTTTAAAAATACAACGGTGTCTATTTCTTCATTTGAAAATGTAAGTTTATTTAATCTTTTCTTAATTGTGTCAACTTCATTATCTCTAAAAAGTGTTGCAATTTGAATCATCCAATTTTTATTATCAATAAATGTCTTATTAATATTAATATCTGGAAACATTACTCCCCATAATTTAAACTCCTCAACCATTTCTAAATATTTTTTAGTTGACTTTGCCGAAATTACTGACTTTTTAAATTCATCTCTAATTCTTTCACTACTTATATCCTTTAAAGAATTATCGGATATTATAGCCTCAGCGGTATTCTTTTCTAATTTACTTCCTGTGCGGCCTGCAAATCTTAAGGCTCTTAGTTTTCTTAGGGGATCTTCATCAAACCTCTCTTGAGCTCTTCCGACTGTTCTAATAGTATTACTTTGAATATCTGCAACTCCTCCAACCAGGTCAACTACCTTTTGTTTATCAATATCATAAAATAAAGCGTTGATAGTTAAATCTCTCCTTAATACATCTTTATCAATTGTTGAGTATTCGACAGCATCAGGTCTTCGACCTTTACCAATATCTTCTCTAAATGTAGCAATTTCCATACCCTCTTTAAAACTTGGAGTCTTTGCAATAACAACTCCAAATTGTTGACCAACTTCTCCGACTGTATCAAACCCTCCAGACTTTAATATATCTATAACTTCACCTGGCTTAGCATCTGTTGCTAAATCAAAATCTTTAGGTTTTTGACCAAGAAGAGCATCTCTAACAGCTCCACCTACAATATACAATTCCTTCTTATTTTTCTTAAAAAGTTTATGTAAATCTTTAACATCTCTAGGGACATATAAATTTAAACTCTGTTGAGCTTCTAAAAGCAATATGAATTGAGACATTGGTTTAATCATGTTTTATATATTTATTAAATATAATCATTTCGAACGACATAAAAAAATCTAGAGGCACTTATTTTCAATAGTTATTAACAGAGATTTTATTAAAATCATTATCCTCTGTTTTTAAATGCCTTTATCGTTGATATGTTTATTCCATCATATTCTTTTTCTAACTCTTTTACTAACCTTAAGTTATTATCATCGTCATCATAAAATTGAAGATCATGAAAGCCTTGATTTATAATTTCTCTAAATGCTTGTTTTTTTCTTTCTGCAATATCTCCTTTAAATCTATGTATTGGGTCATTGACTGCAAATATTAAATCACTATCTATTGGTGTTTTTAAATAATTTTTTAACCACTTATAAATCATTTTTTTATTATCCCTTGCCGTGACTATACCTATTGCTATTTTTCTTCTATAAGCTTCTTGTAATATTTTAAAATAATAATTAATAAGCTTACCTGCTTTCATTATTTCAAGACTCTTAAATTCCTCGAAACTTAGGATTTGATGTGGTTTTTTTTGAAAGGTATTAAACTCTTCTGGAGTAATAGAAAACGTTTCACCGGTCAATTTATTCTTAACTTGAATTTTGGCTGGCGTAACAACGATAGTATCATCTAAGTCAAAGACTAAGATCTTTCCCATCTTATAGGGCTTCGCTTCATATAACTCTGTTGGACTCATAACAGATTATATATCTTTATTACTTTTTAGTGAGTGCGAGAAATGTATAAGCGTTACAATAAATAATTGACATAAGAATAATAGTTGCATAAACTATTGAGTTTTCTATCTCTCCTTTAAGCGCCACTGTAAAAATACCTAGAAAGAAAAGTTTAACACCTAAACTTCCATAGGCTAAGCCCATGCCGATTTGTGTAAATCTTTTTGAAAGTTGAATAATAATTCTTGTAATTAAGACTAAAAATATTGAGGCTAAAAGGCCATAAACTATTGAATTTATCATGATGCTTATTTATAATTGTTGCATCTATATATCACCTCTTTACAAAAGGTTTATGTTCTTAGGACATTAATTTACTTTTGTTCAATCTTTAATAATCTTCATCAAGATCATCATTACTTGGAATATACTTTGGTAATTCTTTTTCAATTTCTAATTTCCATAAAAGATAGTTTGGAACTATAAATTTTCTTTCATGTTTTGGAACATAAAATGTAGTTTTAGTAATAGTTTGTCTTGTAATTCTTGCCTGCTTATATCCTTTAATAAAAACAATATCATCTACGTTGAAGTCATTACCCCATAAAAATTGAATGCCCATAAAAAAATTCTGAATTGTTTCTTTAAATGCAAAGCCAAGAAATGCAGAAATTGCTAAAACTCCCCATTCACCAATATACGTATATATTTCCTCTTTCATTAATCTTCATCTTGTATTTTTCTAAGCTCTTCCTTTAATTCAAAAAGTCTCCATTCATAATCAAAAAGTTCTTCTCTTGGAATTCTACCTGCTTTAAATGCCTTTTTAGCAGCAACATACTCTCTTTCTAATTTTCTAATACTTTTATTAAGGTCATTAAGTAGAGGGTCTATTACATGCTTATTTTCTAGTTGAGAAGAATGTACACCTGTGTGCTTTCCTGGTTCTACTACCATTAAATTAAATTCTGAAAATAATTGTAAAAATCTTTCTATTTTTTTCATAAATTAAAAATTAGTGATTTATTTATTATATATTTGATATTTTTCATAGTCTTTATAAATAGGGTCTATATTTGGAAAATAGTATTCATAAACAGATGAACCATTATCTAAAATTATAGTTTTATAAAAACCAGAAGGTACAATTGCCCCTGTGTTTAGTCTTTTACTTCCTTCTCCAAATGCAACTTTAATCTGTACTGTAACTTTATTATATTGACTTGCCAATTCTCGTTCTAGCTTTTCTAGTTCCTTCCAAACACCTCTATTTAAACTATAATATTGTAATGCACAATTTAAATAATTAAAAGTCTCTTTAATCATTGGATATGTGCAGTTTTGACTCGCTGCTGGCACTAAATGCCCTCTATCCCATGGATTTTTATAATAATCTCCATTGTCTGAAGTATGAATTTTTTTATCTCTAAAAAATTTAATACCTGTCCTAGATTCTCCATAATCACAATGATATACTTCATACTCTATATAAAGAGGTTGTTCAAATACTTCACTGTAAAATCCCCAGTAATACTCTTTTTCAAACTTGATCCTTTTAGATTTTTGTGAAAATACACTTAAAGTAAAAAGTAAGATTAATAACGTACTAAGCCTCTTCATTATATTTTACCATTTCTAAAGCCCTTGCAACTAATACTGCATCATTAACTGTTAATATCCCATGCTTCTGTGCTATTGTAGCAGTTTGTGCTAATACACCAACTGCTTGATTAATTGTCATTTCCTGTGCTTGTTTAAAAGTAGTAGACTGTTCTATTACAGACCCTGTTGTTTCTTTTTTTGCCATTTTTATTTATATTTAAATATTATATTACTTAAAATATAAAAGTTTATAAATTTTTAATTAATTGTATTAATTCAGGTTGCGGAAATACATCGCTTTTATCTTTTCTAAAATTAGTGTGATTTAATAGACCGTATATTCTTCCTTCAGTTGCTGGTAAATTTAGATCAAATGCATTCACTCCTTGATTTATCCAATTTTGCATACCTATTTTTAAATCTATTCCATGTGTTTCTGACAAATATTTTAATAAAGCTTCAAGAGACTTAAGTTGTTCGTTTGAGTATCTATGAAAAGCCTTATATCCTCTAAATGGGTTTTTTAAAATACACACTTGTGATTCTTCAACTAAAGCTCCAAACCAAGTGTACCAATTGCCATTTTTTTCTTTTAATCCACCTGCACTGCAAATTTCTATACTTAAAGAGTGTCTTTTTAAATACATTGTTGAGCCATATCCAATATGCCACCCATAATATTCATCATCAATTGCTCTAATTATTTTTCCATCATGGTTATTATTTCTACCATCTATTGAAACTCCTCCAATAACATAATTAGTTCCTACTCTACCTCTATTATCAGTAGACCAATGATCTATAACTTTATATGGATTTTCTCTCCCGGCTGTATGATGTAAAACAATATATTGTTTACTCGTAGGATCTTTAACATATTGCCCTTCTGGTAAGTGATATGTCTCTATCCAATTTCCATAGGATTGCCTATCAGTATCTAAACTATATTCTATTGGATTATATTGTAATGCTTTCCAAGTTCTAGGTCCAACTATTCCATCACTGGGTATTTTATTTCTTCTTTGAAAAGACGCTACAGAACCTTTAGTTTGATTTCCAAATATTCCATCAACTGGTTTAAGTCCTAAAAGGTCTTGTAAAATTTTAACGTATTCTCCAGTGCTTCCTATTTTTAATATCATTTTTTATTTTTATTTTTTAAAAAATTATTTCTTTGAGCCTTTTCGTTTTCTTTAGTAGCTTTATTTAAAAGTTTTTCAATATCGTCTTCCTCATCTAATTCCTCTACTTCTGTTAGTTTTTCTGCTGACATTTTTAAATTATCATTAGGTTCCGGATAATCTTCATCATCATAGTCCTCACCATACCATTGTGAACCTTCACTTCCCCATTCATCTTCTTCATCTTCTTCGTGCAGAATATCATCAACGTGTTCAGAAAAGGCTTTATCTTCAATCCATTCCTTTTGTTTTTTCTTAAGTCTTTCAAATGCAAAGTTAGCTGCAATTACCAATGCAATTGCAAGTGGATCAAATACAAATATTATAATTAATAAAAGAACATTAATAATTTTATCCATTGGAACTCCTGTAACACTTGCTAAATATTTTAAAGGGCCAAGTTCACCTGCACTACCGTCTCCTATTTTTGCTTCAACTATTTCAGATTCAAAATTAAACAGTTTTTCATTTAATACATCTACCTTTTCATTAATAACATCTTGTCGACCTATAGCCTGGTCAAGTTGTTTTTCTAAAGCCTTTCTTGTTCTGCTTGAAGTTGATGTAATAATTTGACCAGTTTCCTTATCTCTCCACTGTACTTTATTATTTGAAAGTCCTTTTCTTAATTCTGCAACTGCCTCATCAATATTAGATTTTTCTTCAGTATAGACATCTAATTGACCTTGTACATTATCTCTCTTAGTTTCTATTAAAGTAATTTGTGCATCTCTATTACCTTCTTTATTTGCAGTTTCTTGATATGCCGCACTTAAGAATCCATAAATACCCATTGATGTTATTAATACTAAAACAAAACATGCTATTGTTAAATAATACTTAAGCGCTTTTGGAATTGTATTTCTATATTGATATAATAATGATGCGATAACCAGTTTAGCAACCTCAAGACTACCTGCCATAATTATGACTGCGAAACTTGCACCTGCAAAAAGTTTACTTAAACCACTGACTGAATAAAATGCTGCAGAGGCACTTACAGATAGTGCAGTTAATGCTATTAAGAAAGGAAATAACCTTTCAGATAAATTTTTAAACATGTCTTTAAGTTTTTTTATAGGATTATATATCCTCTTAATATCCGAACTTGTTCTTGAAAGCCTTTCTTGTTTCCATAAAGCTTTTATAATTATCCATTAGGTCTTCTTGATCTAATGTAAAACACTGTGGCACGTCATCCTCTTCATTGGCTATCCATATTTCAGCTCCATCGGCTTTAATACCTGTTCTATCCCAATAGGCTACCCAATATGCTGCAGTTTGTCTAAAATAATCTCTAACCCATTCAATTCTTTTAGGTCTTCTACTATTTTTATAGTCTATGATTTGTACGCTGCCATCTTTCATTCTTGATACATTATCAAGCGTACCTGCATATTCACCACCTTTAAGAGTCCAAAGAAACCTTTCAGCATCCAATACCTCATCTATTCTTGAAAAGAATCTACTTTGATTATAAAAGAATTTATCAAACATTTTCCATGCTTCTTCTAAATATAATTCACCATTCTCTAATTTTACTATTTCGTTAATTTCTTCATCAGTCTTACAAACTTCAGTAAGCTGTTCTTTCATTTCTTCTGGAGTACCTGCAAATCCTTTATATAATTCTATTTGACGGTGCATGATTGTACCTCTATTCATAGATAGCTGACTAATCCTATTAGCCTCTTTTTCACCAACTCTTTTTTTCCATTTTTCAAGGCCACTCTTATCTGACATCTCTCCCATAACCGTAGTTACAGAAGGTAGTGTTGCAATTACCTTTTCATCTTTTGTGACTTGATAAAACCTTTTGCCATCTTTGTGGACTCTTTTTACTTCTTCCATTATAATAATTTACCGATAAAATTAAATAAGTTTTCAAATACTTCGTTGACTATAAAAAGTCTAGTAATTAAATATACAATAAATACATAAATTGCCGTATATAATATACTACCGATCATTGCAAATATATTTAATCGATCAAGAACTGGCCAAAATATGACAAGATAGGCTCCACTGCCTTTAAGCTCTTGCATTTGTGGATAGACTACGTTTGATAATTTAAGTTCATTTAAGACTCCGCCGAATTGACCAAGTTGTTTTAATACAAAGGCTTGTTGTATTTCCTCAGCAGCACCTAAAACTTCATCTGGTATATTTACTACACCATAAACTCTGCCAATCCAATCGACTCTTAAGTCACGTTCTTCGAGTTTCTTTCTGTTTCGTTTAGTATTAGTTTGAAAAATAAACCAAATTCTAAATTCTAGAATAAAGTTGTACCAGTAACTAAAAGGCTGATATATCCAATATAAGATGCTTGTGAATTTCATAATTTTTATTTAGAGCCTTTGGAGGGACTCGAACCCACGACCTGCTGATTACAAATCAGCTGCTCTAGCCAGCTGAGCTACAAAGGCAAATGAAAGGTGAGATTGCTCTCACCTCTGGTTGTTGTATAATTAACTGTTAGTTTTATTAGTTTCAGAAACGTGTACTCTTACGTCTTGTGCTAAAGCTTTAATAGCTTGCATTCCTTTTCTTACTCTAGTACCAGCAGCCTTGTTGCCTTTTTCATTGAACTTTGAAGCATCATCTTGAATACTATCTAAAGTTGTTTGTAATTGTTCTAATAATTCTGTCATTTGTTTATTTTTTATTAATTTACTATTATTATATAAAGAAGTTTTTATTTGTTTCTTTTTTTAAGTTCTAATTCAAAAATTCTATTTCTTAATTCAGTGCTTGAAAACCCATGATCTCTTTTGTTGTAAAAGATTTCAATACCTCTCTTTTCACAAATGTCTTTTGCTGTAAATTCCTTGCCAAAATATTCTCCACCTATAATTCTTACATCAAGTTTAAATGAACTAAAAATATCAATTAAATCTTTCTCAGTTTGATATGGTAATATTTTATCCACGTAACTACAACCTTCTAATTGAATAAACCTTTCTACTAAAGATTGAATTGGCTTATTTTTTGTATCTGGTCGGTCTATTGTTGGATCTGTTTGAAGAGTACATATTAAGTAGTCACATTGACTCTTGGCTTCTTCTAACATTTTAATATGACCCGCATGTAAAAGGTCGAATGTTGAACATGTAATTCCTATTTTCATAATTTTAATTTTGTTTGCCAGTTCCAAGAATCCCTTAAACTATCTCCTAAACTATATTTAGGTTGCCATCTTAGTTTTTTTACAATTAAACTATTATCTGCAAAAATTTCAGGAACATCGCCTTCTCTTCTTGGTCCTATTTTATATTTTATTTTTATATTATTAACTTTTTCAAATTCATTTACTATTTCAAGAACTGAACTTCCATTACCTGTTCCAACGTTTAATAATAAATCTTCTTTATTCTTTACACTATATTCTAGCGCCTTGACATGAGAATCTGCAAGATCCATTACATGAATATAATCTCTAATGCAAGTTCCATCAGGTGTTTCATAATCTCCACCGTTGATTGTTAATTCTTCTCTAATCCCAGCAGCAACTTGAACAACATAGGGAATTAAGTTATTTGGAACTCCTATAGGAAGCTCACCAATTAGACCCGATGGATGTGCTCCTACTGGATTAAAGTATCTTAATAAACACAGATTAGCTTCTTTGTTTTTAAAAAAATCTGTAAGAATTCTTTCACCAGCTACTTTGGTATAACCATAAGGAGAATTAGCCTTTTTTGTTGGGGTTTTTTCGCTAACTGGTACATTATCTGGAATACCATAAACTGTACATGAAGATGAAAAGACAAATGATTTAATTTCATATTCATTTACTAATTCTAATAAATTAATTAAATTGCTTATATTATTTTTATAATACTTTAATGGATTTTGCACAGATTCCCCAACGGCCTTATCTGCTGCAAAATGAATAATACCTTCTGGATTTTCAGAATTTATTACTTTTCTTATTTCTCCTTTATTTTCTATAGTTAAGCGGTATGATTTTACCTTTTGATTTACTATATCTTCTATTCTAGAAATAACTGATCCTTCAGAATTTCTAAAATCGTCTATTATTATAGGCTCATGACCTGCTTTAATTAACTGAACTACAGTATGTGAACCTATATAACCAGCTCCTCCTGTGACTAATACTTTCATAATTTAAAAATAGTGGAGGATATCGGAGTCGAACCGATGACCTCCTGCGTGCAAGGCAGGCGCTCTAGCCAGCTGAGCTAATCCCCCATCTTTTTACTTCTCCTTAGAAGCAGTATTTAACATATCAGAAATAGATTTAATTAAACTATTTGCTAATAACTCTATAGCTTTCTTTTCACTATCGGCTTGATAAATTCTATAAAATCCATAAGAATTTACTATTTGACTTAAATCTAGTCCTCTTTCTTGATCTTTAGTTTTAATAGCTAGTACTTCTTTTTTATCATCATTTATTGCTAAATAAACTTTAATGTCTTTTCCTAACTTCTTGTCTACCTTTTCAATTAGTATATCTAATATGTGTTTCTGTTCTTTCATGTTAATTATATATTATATTTTAGATTTGTTTATATATCTTTTTATTTTAATATTCCTCTCCATAAAGACCATTCTTAATATCCTTTTCTTCTTGAGTTTCAAACTGATCCATTTCCCACATACAGTGACCATGTAGGTCTTCTAGCTTTTGATCAGTTAGTAGATCTATTTTTTCCTTATCAATATCTTCTCCAACGTGCTCATAATAGTCGTAAATTTCTACAAGCATCAATGCTCTTTTATTTAAGTCTGCTAATAATTGGCTTGTCTTTCTATCGTTTGTTTGATTATTCATTTTATTTTTTTTTAAGATTTAAGATTATGATATTTTTTCTGCGATTAATGTTTTACCTCTACGGATTCTGTTTTTAACAGTTTGTAAATTGACTTTATGTTTTGCTGAAATGTCTTCGTATCTCATACCTTTTAAAAGTCTATCTTCCATAATTTCTTTATACATTGGTTTAAGATCTACAATTGCTTTAAGTGCACTTTCGTATTTTTGCATAAGCTCTTCGTCTTCTTCAATGTAGTCATTTTCAGTTTTTTGTTCGTATTCCATTAAGAGTCCATTTGCAGAACCATTAATAATACCATCATCTCCTACTTGTACGCCGAATTCTCTTAGCTGATCAAGAGATGATTTTTTGTTTCTTTCTTTAATATAACCTAAAGCTTCATTGAATGCGATCTTGTATAACCATGTTGTAATTTGCCATTCTGGCTTATATTGATCTATTTTAGTCCACAGTTTAATTAGCACATTTGAAGTTAAGTCGCTTGCGATACTGTTGTCTTTTACTATTTTGTAGATATAAGTTTTAAGACCTGGTTTTACTCTGTTGTAAATTGCATTGTAGTCTTTTTCTGATCTAGTTGCTACGAAGTTTTCTGCTAATTCTCTGTATGTTATTTTTGTTTTTGGCATATTTATTGTTTTTTTACGTTTTTAATTTATAATACTAATATAACTATAATTTTTGACCCGTGAAAATTTTAAGGCACTTTTTTTCAAAAGTTATGAACAATTTAAGATTCTCTATCCCATTGTTCATTATCGGCTGTGATTTGACACAATGTTAAGAACTCATCTTTAAGTTCTGCTAAAGACCATTCGGAATACTTAATTCCTCTAGGTCTAATCCCATGTGCGTCTTTATAAGCGTCGCTCATTACCTGTAAAAATTCTTTTTTAGTCCAAGTGTCGATTATGTCTGTCATGTTTAAGTTTTAATTATAATACTAATATAACTATAAACTTTGACCCGTGAAAACTTTTAGGCACTTTTTTTCCTAAAAGTTATTAACAATTATTTCTTAAAAATTTTTATTAAATCAAGGACGGTATTGCCCACGATAGAAATTAAAAGCACCATTCCGAGAAAGTGCCATATTGATTGAAATGTAAATTCGAAAAATGTCATCATGTTATTTCTTTTAATAAGTCCATAAGTGAATTAATATCTTGTGGCTTAAAGTTACATTGATCAGTGCTACAATTTATCATTCTCTTTTTTGGTACTGTTTTGTATTTACGAGTTGGATAGCCTATAACTCCATAATACTTTTTAGATTTTTTAGGCCATTCCTGCATAGGCCAATAATTTAAACATATTTTTAAAGTATCAATTGAAAAATATGGATCTATTATTTTTACATTTTTAGGTAAATTACCCTTGTTGTAAAGATCTAATATTGGCTGATCATTTTCTCCAATTATCATAAAGATTTTTTTACCTTTTAATAATAGTAATGAATCATATGCTGTTTTAGGATCCCATGCAAAATTACCAAGGTGATATACAACGTCTTCATTAGTTACAACATCGTTCCAATTTTTAATTAAATCAGAAGTCATTGAATCTACGCTAATATAAGGGCGTCTCCATTTTCCAATGGCCGATTGACGCCCTAATTGCATATTACCTGTTATAAATGTTTTACCCATTAGGCTACTGTAAATTTAATGTTGTATCTATTCCAAAGATCTGTCATTAACTTAACTTCTCTTGTGCCTGTTTGAGCATTCTTAATTTTTTGGTCTTTTGATGTATCAATAAAAAGATACATTACAAAGTCATAGCTTGTTGAATAAACAAGGCTTTGGCCGATTCCACTTCTTAAACTATTTCCACTCTCCCCTCTTCTAAACTCAATCGCTATATTCATACCGTTCATTTCTAGTACCATATCTGGTCTATTTAATGTTCCCATAAATAAAGTATGGTGTACAGTAGTGTTAACATCACCTTCCCATTTTAAGTTTTTCTTTACCTTTACCTTTGCCTTCTCAGCAGTAGTGTCAGTATTTTCAACTAAATATTGAGTTAGTGATTGTACAAGGTGAGGATAAACAAATTGTTTGATTTGATCTTCAGTCTTGTTTTTATAATCAATTGTATTAAATATGTCGTCTTGTGTAATAGCCTCAGAAATTAATTCCATGAAGTCTAATCTCTTTTGACTCTTAGCCTTTTGTCTCATCTGCAGTTTCTAGAGTAGGTTCAACTTCTTCCGTATTCTCCATTGCAGTAATGTTAGTGTCAAGATCTCTTAATCTAACATGTATGTCTGAAATTTCTTTATTAGACTCAGTAAGTTCATTCATTGCATTAGTCACTGACTCACCTACCATTGTAAGCATTTTTACAAATTTTCTTGCGTTTTCAACGCCAGTTCCTTGTACATTTAAGAGTGCTTGATAGAGGCCATTTAACTCATAAGCCTTAAGTTCTAATGTTACTTTATAATCATCTCCTGCTGTTTCAAGTTCTTTTTTAATTCTACTTCTTTCTGCTTTTAACCTATCAAATAAAGTTACAACAATTGCTGCATTCTTAGTTTCCCAAGTATATCCTTTATTTAAATGGTCTTGTATTGTTTTAATCATTGATACGTCTTCGACTTCTACGTTAAAAATCATAGCCGCGTTTGCTTTTGCAAGTTCAGTAACTTTACCTTCAAGTTCTGTTCTTTCTGTTTTTAAATCTTCTAAATTTGTCATTGTTTGTTTGTTTTAAAATTACTATTTATATATCCTAAAATTCTGGATTGGTCACTCGTAGATCATAGTCTTCGAATTCGTTAAATTGCTTCATATCCTCTATCTCTCTTGACATTGGATGGTAAGCTTTGTCATCTCTTAAGATTAATCTAGTTAACCTCGTGGTAGGGTTAATGTCTAAGTAAATTATTAAACATTCCTTTTTAATTTCTTCTGGTAACAACTTAAGGCCATCTGGTGACATGATTAATACATCACTTTTTTGATATTCCTCTCTTGTCATTCCATATTTCCAACCTTTAAAATCCATATACTCAAGCATATCGCCTGCTTCTACGATTTTCATAAAAGACTCGTCGTCAGTATAGTAATAATCTACACCTTCTGTTTCTGTTTCTCTTGGAGATCTTGTTGTGTGGCTTACAGCTCCTTTAAAACCTTTCTCTGCAAGTCTTGCTCTAAAATAATCCTTACCTGCTGCAGCCTTGCCTACTAATATAATTTTCATATAGTGTTTAAGTTATCGATGTTTGACTTATCTAAATTGTCTAATCTTAATTGTCTAAGCTTTGCTCTTAGGCTTTGTATTTCCTTTAAGTGGGAAGTATTAGTCTCGCCTGCTAATAGGCTTTCCATTTCCTTTAAGATTTCAATTTCTATTCTGTTGTATTCAGCTTCTTCCATGTTTATTATATACTAAAAAAATTAATTGTTTAACTCTGACAGTGATTTATATTTAAAATTTCTTACAACATATTCTGAAGTAGGGTGATTGTTTACATCTACGCCTGCATCGACATGTGCATTTATTTTTACATTCATTGATTTACCACGATATTCCTTTAATAGTTCTGGATCTTTAAGCTCTCTGACTAGTCTATCATTATAAAATATTTTAATCACATCCGGTGTCCATAAACAGCCAAATTTATTAAAATGTTTTGCTGGATTTTTCCAACCTAACCAATGCGTCTTTGGTCCTAAATGATAATTATCAGGTTGTTTGCCACAATGGAAATTAGTTTCTACTCTCCAAAAGCCAAATGGATTAAAAAGATCAAAGTGAAAAAAGTGTTCTTTGTTTTTTGAATAAGCTTCAAAGACATCAATTTCAGGTGGCCAACTTTCAAATGGACTCATCCAAAATGCAGGCCACAAGTTTTTACCCGTTGGCAACTTAGCCTCTATTTCAAAATATCCATAGCCAAAGCCATCGACACTTGATACTAAACCTACTCCTATTGGAATTTCAAGTTCTGTTAGTTCAGAATTGTAATGAAGCGCATTGCCTTTAAATGTTTTTGGATTCATTTGAGTCTTTAAAATCATTTCATCCTTTTCATTTATTTCTATTGCGCTTCTATCATAATAGCAATATGCTTTGTCAGGGTGATATGTTCCCCATTTTTCTCTTGGACGCCATTTATATCCGCCCCATTGTATATGTGCCATTTTATTTAAATTTATTTAGTTGGATCATATAAGAAGTATTTTAATGTAAGTTCTTCCCCTGCTTTAATATCTTTAATTGTCCATAGATATAAATCCTTAGAATTTGTGTCATAGACTTGTCCTTCGAAAACTGTATCTGTTTCAGTATTTGGTGTTTTACTGTAATTTATAAAACCACCCAAAGGAAGTCTAATATAACCATCTTGGAAATTTTCGTTAAATACATGAGACAAGCCTAAACATGTGCCTTTTAAAATGTCTTCTGTTGCAAAAAGTCCAATGCCTTCTATATTTGATTTCTTTATAGTTAAGTTATCGGGTAAGGGTCTATAATATTTCACTTTACTTAAATTTATCTTTTACTCTTTCTGAAATTGGAATTGCATCTCCCATTTCATCAATTCTTACAAACTTTATATTTGTTTGTAAAATAATATTTTGTTTGCCATTATAAACATTGTGGCTTCTGGCTTCTAAATATAAATCTATAGAAGTTGTTCCTATAGAATCAACCTTTGCGTACATTTTTAGTAGCTGACCTTCCTTTGCCGGCTTTGTAAAAACACATTTATTTATGCATTTTGTAACCATTCTTGGAGTATCGCACATTTCTGCTGCATAGCTTGCTGCAGCCGCATCTAACCAAGCCAAGAGTTTCCCTCCAAACAAGTTTCCATGAAAGCCTAAATCTGATTTTTTTATTGGGTGTGTACTAACTAACTGCATTTACTATTTTTTGGCAACGTTCATATTCTTCTTCATTTTCGTAATGTTTTAATATTACATCTCTATCTGTATGGTCAACTGGTAACCAAAACTCTTCGCCTAAATCATCATAGTTTATTTCACCCATGTATAATCTATAAGCATTATCATATGATTGATCTATATTCATTTTTCTTGTTCGTCTACGTCTATTATTTCTGGTTTATCTAAGCACTCATTAACTGCAGCATCTGACATATCTAAAACTTCTCTTAAATAATCTGCCACTTTTCTACAAGTTTCTTCTTGTGCATTCTTAATCATTGTCTCAAGCTGACCTTCTCTATAACTGTCTCTATAGAATTCTGAGTCTTCAAGCCAATTTATAAAAAGTCTAAGTCTATTTTCTAAATTTTTCATCCTCTTATTTCTTTAAGTTCTTTTTGTACTTTATTCCAATAATGTTGGGTCTTGATTTTCTTAGGGCCTCGAGGACCTCCATTCCAACACCTTGCAATTACCTCATCACTGTCTTCTATGTGATGAAAGTCTCTCCAAACAATAAACATTTCAATAGATTTTTGTCTACTAAAACGATCTTTTCTTTTATAACGTAGTTTAGAACCTTGGATTTTTAAGATTCTATTTACTTCTCTCACCATAATTGGACGTATTTGTAAGACACCAACTGATGGTTCTCCTAAATGTTTATCTCCTAATAGATTTGACTTACCTCTACTTTCAACATTAATTAATGCATATATTAAAGTAGAATCTATTACCTTTACGGTATCATTAATTACGTTAATTATTGTTTCGTTTTCTAAACAATCTTCTACATTTTCAGTATCGCCGGTGATAGAACCTGCCCAAAATGCAAATGGAACTAATAATGAACTAATTCTTGGTATTGACATTGTTTCTAAAATCATTCTAATCTTTTTAGTTTACTGTGATATTTTAATAATAACTTTCTTGAAAATTGATCTACTGTTCCTTCTTCTATTACTTCTTTAACAATTAATTGGTGCAATTCATGAATTCTTGATTCAACGTAACTTCTATGTCTCATTTGTCTTCTTCTAAAAGAGAATTTCATATATCTTTAGGATTTAACCAATCGTTTGCACAACATGAATTTAATATTTGAATTTCTTCATCGAGTTCATTAATATAATCTAATAATTTAGAGTTGTCAATTTGTAAGTCTAAATGTTGATCTACTAATAAAGCTTCTTTTTCTTTATAGTTTTTTTCTGAATTTTTTATATTTTTTCTTAAAATTATAATACACGATAAAAGAATTAAAATTATAAAAAATTGTACTAGTTTTAGTGCTTTTTTCATTTTGTTTTCTTTAAAAATCTCTGGCTTCTTCGTAGACTGCTTTAATTACTGGGAACCTTAGTGAATGTTCTCCTTCTTGATTTGTAGTTTCTTCGAAGTATTGCACGGTTATGGTTTTGTTTAATATTTTATTAGGATTTTCAAAAAAGTTTCTTTTTTGTTCAAGACTAAAGCCACTACCAACTTGTACCCTATTGCCTTTGTGTTCTATAACTACATTTTTAAGCATCATTTCATCAACTTCTTTACCATCTACAATTACCCTGTTGATAGCATTTTCAAGATCAACTACTGTATATTCTGCATCGAACATTTTTTTAACCTTTAAAATGTCTTGGCTTCTCTTACCTTTATAAACATCATCTTTTCTTAGCATCAAACCTTCCCAACCTTCTTTGGCTGCGATTGCCATTTGTTCATTTACCATGTCTTCACCTGTCGTTAAATACTGTTGTAAATATTTAATATACTTTAGATTTGGATCTCCTAGAATCATCTCAAGCGTCTGCAGCCTAAGACATAGTGGCTCTTTTGAAACTTTATTAGTAAAATCTTCTAGTGTAATTAAATCAAATGCTTGAAATAATGGCTTTTCAATCGTGTGATCTTTTCTTTTAATTTCTTTAATAATAGATTGAAAATCCTCGTTTCCATTCTTGTCTACCATACATATCTCGCCATCAATTACAACATGTCTAAGGTCTAGACTCTCTAATTCATGTCTAACATTTTCTAGTGTAAGAAACGATTTGCCACTTCTTGAGTAGAGACTTACTTCTCCCCATTCATTAAAAAATGCAAGGCATCTAACTCCATCGAGCTTCCTACTAAGATACCAATCATCTTCTGTAAAATTTACTTTCTTTTTAATTTTATCATCATAGGCTGATGCTAATGCAACGTCAAATGTAGGCACGCATCCTGGGATTACCTTATTAATCATTGAAGCAGTAGATCTTGTTTTAAGATTCCTGTCTATGATATTATAAATAAGATCTGCATGTTCTTCGTTGTTACTAATAAACCCATTAACTTCTGCAAGTGCAGCATGGCCTGTAATTTCTCTATTATCTAACCTATCTAAGAGATTAAACAAATTATTGCCAGCATGAGAGTTCATTAGGTCACTTCTCTTCTTTAGATTTTTTGAAGTAACATAATATTGTTTAAATGGTGAGTATACATACTTGAGCATTCTAGTGACCTCTAGATCATCCTTAAACTGTTCTAATACTTTTAACTTATCTAAGTTTGAGTTTGATGAATTACTTTGCTCTACAAAAGCTTTTATTTTTTCTAACATATTTTATCTTTGTTTTAATTATAATACTAATATAACTATAATCTTTGACCCGTGAAAACTTTTTAACACTTTTTTTCACTTTTTTTCCAGTGCCATGCACCTGAGCCTATATAATAATCTTTTACATATCCCATTGCTTCCATTTCATACTCAATAGGTGTGCCATTTCTTTTAGAAGCTGTCATTGCATAATAACTATTCAAGTCCACTTTCTTCTTTTATAATTTTTAAAAGTTGATGTAAGTTTATTGCCATAATTACAAGGTTAGTAATTATAATAGGCATGCTTAAAATAAGTAAACCATAAATTGTAAATAAAAAACAACCTATTGTATTAACAGTTCTTAATCTTTTTATATTTTGTATAGTAAACGAAAATATAACTAGAGCAGTTGCCACGTATCCTAAAATTTCTATCATTTTTCTAATTCTTTTAATCTTGCTGGAATTACATGTGTAAAGTTACAAGTGTCGCAGCATCTTTTATTATTAACAGGCTCTGCGTTATTACCAAAGCCTGTTATTTTATTGTTACATATTGAACATTTCATATAGATTATATGAAAAAATGTAGTTTTGTTTATCTACCTAAAATCAATTTCTTAAAAAATGGAATTGAACTATAAATAGCAAGTGCCATAATTGTCCATCCCCACCATACACTAAATTGACTAGAATTTGGATCCATTATATCTCTATAACCCATTATTATTAAATAACAATTTATAAAACCTATTAAACCTTCGTTTTCAGTTATTCTTTTTATTATTTGTTGTTTCATGTTTTTTTATTTTTATAATTAAACGTAACTTGATTTTATTAAATTGTATTTAATTGTTGATTATATTAAAAAAGTTAACCTTGTTTATTTTATAGGTAAACGTGTTGTAATTTCTTTAAGTAACTTATCTAGTGTTTGAGAACTCCACATGCCTGTTTTTTTCCAAGTATTTGTTAGTGCACTTTTTGTATTTTCAAATATTTCAATTCCAAGATCATGGTCGTAAATGCAAATTTCGTTAGTATTTCTATCAGTGTATGCAATATATAAGTTTTTACCTATGTATTTTTTATCTAATGTGGCCCTAGATCCTTTTAACTGGATTTGAATATTTTCACCATTAAGAAAATTATAGGCTATCATATCAGCACCGTGTTTATCTGCGGTAATTAAATTACATACATATCCATATTCTACAAGCGTTGATGCTGTTTTTGCATAATTATATACTTCTTGTTCTTTTCCTATTAAATTTGTGTAATTTACTTTTTCTTTAAATAAATGTTTCATTGTTAATCGTTTTTAATTTTTATTTTGTGCCATTCTTGAGCAAACCAGCACATCATTTTCTTTTCCTTTCTAAGCATTCTTTTAGAAAGTTCAATAGCATATTTCAATCCAGCCTCTGTATTATCATGGTACAGCTCAGCTTCGAATTGCTCAATTAAACATGCTATTGGTGTTTTTATTTGTTGATGTTTCATATAATTATAATTACATGTTTCTTGGGAAATTTACATAAAAATTAAAACTTTTTTAAAACTTATGTTTTTTGTATTTCCTTATATTATTATAATTACATGTTTCTTGGAAAATTTACATAAAAATTAAAAAAGACCCATTAAGGGTCTTTTATTTTAAAACAATATAATATGAATCTTATTGTTAAAAGTCGCCTGGAGCAACTTGCATACATGTTAGGTTGTTGTTTCTCCACATTTTTACAACTTTATCTCTGTCATCAAAGACACAAACAATATTGCTTTTATCTGGAAATAAATCATCTAACCAATTTTGTTTAAGTTGATCATCTGGCTTAAACATCCAATCTTTGCCAGTTGGTCTCATCTTAATCACATGAAAAGGTACTTTATGTTTAACCAACCAACCCTTAGTAGTCAATTGCGTACCTTTACTTCTACCACTAAAGATAGCGATCATATGGCCAGAATCTGCAAGAATTTGAGCCATTTTTATCACAGCATGGTTTGGCTGATCTAAACTGATATTCTTTGGGTCAAAAAATATGTCCCAATCTATTTTACCATTTGGCTTTGTTGCTAATTTTCTTCTTGCATCTATATTCGCTAAGGTTCCATCTAAGTCGAATATTACCCATTTTTGATCTGTCATTTTTTTACGTTTTAAATTTATAATACTAATATAACTATTTTCTTTGACCTGTGAAAATTTTTAGGCAACTTTTTTCAACATTTTTTTAGTTGCATAATTTAGAATCTTTTTAAGTCTTTCTTCTCTTGTAAGAAGCATGATTCTTTCTTTACCTACCCAATTATAAGTATCTCCAGTTTCTTGACTTTTCCAAGATGCTGGATAAGTTTTAGTTGGGTTTAATTGCCAGCAAGTATCTTGTAGTTTTTTATTATCTGACCTTCTAGTCCAATATCTTATTTTTCTAACATAGCCAGTAGAATATTCTGCTACTGTTTCTCCAGTCTTTAGTCTCCACATTGAAGTACCATTTTTCTTTTGTGTTTTAGATGAGATATTTTTTGCACCCATTGTTTCTAAAACTTCTTCGTATATTTTTTCTTTACTTTCCATTATTTTCAAGTGTTAATTTGTGATTAATTCATTTTGTTTAAGTTTTAATCATAATACTAATATAACTATAATCTTTGACATAAAAAAATCTAGAGGCAACTTTTTTCAAAAAGTTATGAACAATTAAACGTTTAAAGTTTCCCAAAAGTCGTTATTTGCTTTTACTTCTGCTTCTTTATCGGTATAACCTAAGTCTAGATACTTTTGAAAAAACTTTTCCAAAAGATTATTATTTATTACATTAATCATCTTTGTGTTTTTTAAACAGTTCTTCCCATTCATCCATGGTATAGTTTAACATTCTTCTAATTCTTGTTCTTTCTGTTTCAGAGCCTCGTAGCCAACCCATTAAATAGGTTGCTGCGATTACTCCGATTATTGCAATTAAATCCGACATATTATTTGTTTATTTTATATGCGTAACTGGCATGGGTTTTTGTGTTCATGCTTTTCCATAAATCATAGTCAACCATCTTTTTCCAAGCATTGTGCATGTGAGTTACTTTTAAGTTGTTTAAGAATGTTTTATCTATTGAGTAAAATTTACCACCTTTAGTAGTTAATACATTAAACCAATGTTCAGAACCATCTTTGAATTTTTTTAATACCTGTACATTATCTAAAAAAGTATAAGTTGATGAGATAAATCTTTCAGGAGTAGCCGTTTGGTCACTGATATTTAAAAATCCAGCTTTACATTTACAAGTATATCTGAATTTGTATTCAACTCCTTCTTCTAAATGATTTGAAACTGTAAATTTTAAGTATTTACCTTTATTGTCTTTTTGAGTAACACTGCCAAAAAATACAGTATTGCTTCCTTCTAATTGTTGTTTTGATTTTTTTACTATTTCCATTTGTTTTAAGTTTTAATTATAATACTAATATAACTATAATTTTTGACACGTGAAAACTTTTTAACACTTATTTTTAAAAGTTATTAACAATTCCATTTTTTAAATTCTTCTATACTAGTGTTTTCACATAAATGATCTTCGACTTCTAATAATCTTGCGGCCATGAATGTCATATTATCTATAACCTGTAAAACATCTTTGACTGAACTTAAATTAGTGCTCATTAATTTGTCTGCAATTGACTTAACTCCACCATTCATATGTTCAACATGAATTATTCTATCTATTTTAAAGTTATTTTTTAATTTGTGATTAAGTCTATAAATTTCAGAGGTTGTCATATACTCATTATAGTCACAACCTATTTCTTTTAATTTTTGTTGTAGTCTTTTTGTTAAAAGAACTTTGTAGGTTTTATGGATTCTTCTAACCGCCCTACTTACTGAATCTCTTGCTGTAACAGTATGATAATCTTTAACATCTTGTAAAGCAGTTAAAGAACCATATAGTGAAACTGCTCTTGTATTTGTTTTAAATTCTTCTAATTGATTTTTCATAGTTTATAATTATAAATACTAATATAAACAAAAAAAGCGACCCGTGAAAATCCAGGGTCGCTTTTTTTTAAAACTTATTAACAATTTAACCATACCAGTATAATAGATAAAGTGCAATAGATGCTGCTATTAAATATGCAGCCCATGTTAGTGTGTATTTATAAACCTAGTTCGTTCATTTCATCAATATCGATACCATGTGTATCAAACCACCAGTCTTTGTCTTTATCTTGGTGCTTTTCCTTAAGTCTAAGATACCTAAGTTTTGTTTTTTCTTGTCTTTCAACTTCTCTCTTAAAAAATGGATGATCCATATAACCATTATTATTGTATAAGATTCTAAGAAGTTTACGAAGTACATATCCTTGTTTCTGTGGACCTGGCTTATAACCAGAATCTGCTATCTTTAAAATAGTCTCTTCAAGTGTCTCGTTTGCACTCTTTACCTCAGTACCATTAACTATAGCCTCAAGTCTTTCAAGTCCAAACCCGACATCTATAAATTCATCTGACGTATTTACTATATTACCTATTTCTATTCCTTTATAGTAAAACTCTGTACAATAACCTCCCATTTCTCCATCGGTCCAAATACATTCGTCGTCTAATTTTAATGGAGTTTTATAAATATCATACATCCATTTCCAATTATCAAACTTATCAGAATGAATTGTTGCACAGTCTACTTGGATTTTAAGTTCTTCTTGTACAAATTCCATCCAAAATTCAACGGCTTGGTTAACTGTCATTTCTCCAAAACTAAAAAGACCTAACATGTTAAAGTATAAAAGATGGCTTCCATCTCCTATCTCGTCAATGTCCTGTAGTCTTAAACAGGATTGAACATTTGCAACTGTAGTATTATCTGGATTTTTAAAACGATCTTTAAACTGCTGCATGCCAGCAGGACAGAAAAGCGTTGTATCATCATAGGGTCTTACATGATTATCCATTTGAAAAGCAATTCCTTTCTTTTCACAATATGTAATGTATTTTTGTAAAACGTTCATCTATCTTCCTCCTCTACTATAAGGCTTTTTATATTTTTTTGAATTTTTATTTTTTGAACTTGACTTAGCATGAACTCCTTTTCTTTTAATTTTTAGGCCATCCATGTTTCCATTTCCTTGTACTTTTACTCTTGACATTTTATTTAATTTAAATATTTAACTTATTTGAGTTGCTGAAATACTTGACTTTTTAATATGTTCATTTAGTGCCTTACCTTGTGAATCAGCCAATGAAAACTTTTCATAAGTTTCTTGATTTACTGATTGATACATATAAGTAATTCCTGAATGAAAAGTTACAAGTAGTATTTCATCTTTAAAATTATATTGAGAAAGTTGAACCGTGCTTGATTCATAATATATTGTTTCTGTTAATTTCATGTATATTATATATGAAACTATGTGTTTGTTTAAATAGACACTCCTACTGTTTGAACTTGAACATCTCCTGATGTTAAAATATTTTGAAGTCTTTTTATTTCTGCAATAAGCAGCTGTTGATCCATAACGTTTATTGAGTTATTTGAAGTAGAACTTGCAGTTCCTTCAGAACCTGAACTTCCACCACCAAATAGTGCAGCTGCTCCAGATTTAATAGTATTCATTGCTCCATCTATAAATGATTGATTTCCTTCTCTTGCTTCTTCGACTGTTCCACCAAAGTCTGCGATCATTAATGCAAGTTTCTCGACTGCTTTAATTAAATCATCACCAAGAGCTTCAATTGCATCTTCTCCTCCTTGTTCAGAAAGATATGCAAGTGCCTTAAACATATTTGAAGTTTCTACAATTGCTTCAATATCTAAATTATTTGTAGTTTCTCCAATCATTTGATAAGACTTAGCAACATGTCTTAAATCATCTTTAATATCACTTAAATCAAGATCTTCAAGATCTTCTATAAAGTTTAACATACTTGGGAAACCTTCAACATTTACTTGCCCTAGAGTTTGCATACTCTTTGAAATATCTTTAATTGCTTGTCCAACAATTACATGATTTCCAAATTTACCAGATTCTGCAATAAGATCTTCTGCATCGTCTAAATCTAAATCATCCATTCTTACAATAGCACTGCTTATTATTTTAAAAGCCATTGAAGTCTGTGTAAGAGTTGTTGGTATTTTTGATACCTTTTCAATAAACATAGACACGTTATTCAAAGATTCTGTCTCTTTACCCATTGCTATCATAGTGTCTATTCCTTGTTTTCCAAAACGAAACGCGTTGAAAAAACTTCTAATTCCTCCTGATACTGTGTAAACTGCATTACCGTCTACCTTTGAAAGTTCTTGTAAACTTTTTGCAAATTCTAATAAAAATTCGTTTATTTTTTTAGGAGCATCTGGTGCACTCTTATTAAATTCTGCCATTGCTTTAACTATGTTACCAAGAATTGGTGGCATTTGTTCAGCTATTGAAAGTCCCCTAGACGCGTCACCTTTTTCTTTCCAATCTTTATAAGTCTTTCCTATTGCTGCAAATCCTTCAACTAATGTAGCAACTAGTTTCATTATATTACTTCCTACCTTTTTTAACATATTACCTTGGGTTAAATCTATTATCTTTGTAACCTTTTGAGGATTATTTGGATCCCCGTAAACGTTAAATTTAAGAGATGCCATATCTCTCATTCCATTTGCAATTCCTCCAATTGCTCCTCCTAGTCCTTGTACCATTGAAATACCAGCTGCAACTGGATCTTTTTTGCCAGCACTCTTTATCATCTGCCATAAACTCTGCTCACCTTTATCGTATTTTTTACCAATATTTCCAAAAGCTCCACTTAATGATTCTACCATCATGGCTACGTTTGTATTAATCGCAGACATGGCAGCTCCATCTAGTGTAATAATTTCTTTTATACTTCCATCTGGATTATATGTTGGGAATTGTAGTTTCGCCATTTTTGACATTCCAAATGCAATGCTACTAAGAGCATTACCCATTCCCATTACACTCTGAATTCCTTGATAAACAAGTCCTCCACCTAACCCAAATAAACCAGCTCCTCCATATTCTTTACCTATTCTTGCAAATACATCTGCAAGGGTATTAATAATATTTTCCATTTGAATTGGGAATGTTTCATAATTTATGTCTAGTCCTTGGAATTTTTCAATTCCTTTACCTATAGTGACCATCGCAGCTCCTGCGACTAGCATTGCGCTTGAACCAACTAATATTGAGGCTGCTCTAATTGGATCCCACATAAACGAGTACCCGACTGCTGATAATAATTTTTCTAAATTAGAAACACTTCCTCCTAACAATCCTGTATCTCCACTAGGTGCTAACATGTTTTTCCAACCAGTTCCTTGAAATACCTTGCTCATTACCATTAAACCTGCTCCTATTACTACCAATGCTGTACCTGCAACTAGCATAGATGCTGCACCTGCTAATATTAATGGAGCAACTGCACCTGCAGCTGCCATTGCTAAACCTAAGCCGACAATAGTTATACCAACCTGGGCTAAAAATTCCCATGGACTATCAAGTCCTTTTATTGCATCTGCGAATATTTTAATACCTAACGCTATTCCAATTAGTGCTAAGGCAGAAAATCCCATTACTAATGCACCTATATAAACATTACCAGCAAATTTACCAATAAGTGCAAATGCAAGACCTACGCCTATTACTGTCAACCCAACTAATCCAATTGTCATTAGAGTCTTCTCATCTGGTGGTAATAATACTGCAAACAGGGCCAATGAAACCCCTAGTGATAATATTGCTAGTCCTGTAAATACTAAAGCAGTTGACGCCTTTTCCATGGTCTTTGTAACTCCCATTTTTTCAAGAGCCATAAATGTGAGTCCAATAAGTGTTATAACTATTCCTGCTAATACTGCACCTACTATTGCAAATGGATAAACTAATGCTGAAAGTGCAAGTTTTATACCAAATTGTAAAATGCTATTTCCAATATCACCTAATGCCTTTAAAGTATCTTGAGTCTCTTTATTCATTAATGGCTTAGATGCCCAAGCTAACGCCTTTGTTATTACAAATATACTGAGCGCAAAAAGAGGAGCCGCTATTACCCCTACTAATAATAGAGGAGTTGCTAGTAATAAATATCCTGCAAATTCAAGTATTGCCTTTCCAAGACCTTTAATAGCAACTAGGCCTGTGCCTATTGCTTCCATTTTTTCTTTAGCCTCTTCTCCGCTGGTAGACATTTTATCAATAACCTCAGCTATTGCACCGAATCCCTTTGCTATCGATGTTAGACCCTTTTCACCAAGTAGTCTCCAAGCCAAAGCTTCTTTCATAGTAAGTCCACCAAAAAGAGATACTCTTTCTACTTTAGATTCTCTAGCATTTAATTGATTGATATTTTCTGCAATATCTTCAAGTAAATTGTACATTGGACCACCTGGATTTACAGAATCTGCAATTTCCCTCTGTGCCTCATAGCTTAATTTTTCAAATGGAGATTTAAACGCGCTCAAATGTTTAACACTGTTTTTTCTTTATATATCTTAGATTTTTGGCATTTTAACGCTTGGCATCTTAGGAGATTTATATTGGCTCATATTTGGCATCTGTTTCTTATAATCACTATATTTCTCTTGCATTTGCTCATTCTGTTCTCCTTCTTTCTTCTGTTGATTCTTTAAATGATCTGAAAGATTTTTAACATAATAGAAATACTCATAATAATCGAGATTATCTATTTCACTAGGCTGGAGATGTAAATGAAACCCCAGATAGAATTTAGTCTTAAAGAAGTTCTCCAGCGAGATCTGAAATAATGAAAAGACTTTTGATTCCACCTGGGAACTGAAGAGGGACACTAACGTCTTCTCCATCTACGTCTACTAACATTTCAGGCTCTGCGCCTATTTTCATTTTTTCTGCAAGTCTATAAGTCACCATATATTTCTTTTCATTCCATCCTTGGAATGCAACCTCAGAATTAAATATTTCTGTTTGATTAAATCCTCTCCAATCAAGTTGAATGTATGGTAAGATTTGAATAAATGCTTGATCCCATCTTTTCTTCTTATCGTTTTGCTCTTTAATGTATTTTGTAACTTCTTCCATTACACCAATACAAGGTGGCTTCATTAAGATTTCACCTGAACTTTTAGTTTGAATTCTAAAACATCTTGCAACAGCATCATAATACTTTTCAATTTCTGCTGGAATTTCAGTAGTAACAAAGTTTTTTGTGGCTAATTCAACATCTTTAGTTGTTCCATAACTATTTTCAGCCTTTAACATTAATTTATTTTCAGCTTCCGGAAAAGTTAAATCTCTAATTTGTAAAAGAATTGCAATTCTATCTTCTTCTAAAAGATCTTTATAAGAAAGTTTCTTATTAGGAGATTCAATTCTCATACATGATTTAACAATACTATTTAATTTTTCTTCGATATCTAAAAGACTGTTTTCATTCATTGTTGAAAAATGTCTGATTTCAGTAACTTTTGCAGATCTAATAGAAATTTTAGTATCTTGTGGATAAAAACGTCCTCTAGAAAAAAGAGTTTCCATATCAACCGAGTGATAGCCTAAAACAAAATCAGACTTATCTGCCTTTTGAGTAGCATATCTTTCCATATTTACAGAACCTAAACCTTCTTTGTTAATTTTTTCTTCTATTGGATCAACTGTTTCCATAGTTTCATTATTAGTAGCATCTGTATTTTCAAATGCTCCACCTTCTTGTTCTTTATCGTTTAAGAACTTTTCAAAATCTTTGTTGTCTTCACTCATATCGATGTGTTTATTAAATTATATACTTTAATTTTATTTTGTTTCAGAATTATTTTTTTTAATTTCATTTTGTATTAATTCTCTCACAAACGCACTAACAGATTTAGGCCTTTGTTTTTCGGCCATGGCCTTACTTAATATAATATGATTAAGTTCTTCAAACTCTGGTTCAGTTAAAAGTACTTGAATTTTTTTAATTAATTTATTTACTATGTAGTCTTCCTTTGACATATTATTATAATATTATAATCTTTTTTCTAGATAAAAAATAGAGAAGACTTAAATCCTCTCTATATTTTAATCTGTTTTTTAAACTAGTTCTTCTGCGAATGTGTCACATCTCCATACAACATCCATTGTTTGAGGTTCTCCATTTGCATAATCAAAATCAGTACCTGGATTAACTGCAGAACTGATAAAGCAATCTTGTAGAGTTACTTTTCTGTAAATGTCACCTGCTCTGTTAAATTGAACTATAACAATTTGACCTACATAATCTTTTTTAAGACCTGTTTCTCCAGTTTCTGGATTATATTGAAGTCTATGCCAATCTCTTAACGTTTTATATACATACATTTGATTTGCATCATTTAAGTTTAATGAAAATTGAACTGTAACGTCAATAAATGAATCAGCTGGAATACCTGCAAAGGATCTTGATGACCATTTAAATTTTTGAGCAACAGGATCTCCTGCTTTATTAAGTTCTAAACCAGTAACTGTATTAACGTGTTGAATTAATAATTCTTGACCGCCAACACCTGCTGGTGGAAGAATAGTTATTTCAAACATGTTCATTAATACTGGTTCAAAGTTCTTACCTTTCTTACTAGTTTGATCGTTTGAATAATGTGGTAATGCCATTTTGTTTTTCTTTTATTTTTAATTATATATCTTTAAAATTTCTATAAAACTAAGAGGGTATGTTTCAACCCTCTTAATAAAATTTATTTTTAGAAGTTACCTGATGCGATTTCTCCAGTATTTAAGACTGTTGTTCTATGAACTATAATCTCTAAACCTTTAACTGGTTCAACAAATGTATCTAAGATACCGATATTATTATCGATAACTTCATTAGTATTGTTTGTTTGATCCATTACGTTTTTAAAAGCATATACCCCTTGATCAGAAAGAACTCCTTCCATAAATGAATCGGCTAAAGTTTTTATTTCTAATCTCGTCTGTGCTGTGTTAAATTCAAAAACATAACCTTTAAGAATATCTGCAATTCCGTTTTCTATAAAAATTAATACTTCTCTTACGTGAGCAGAACTTAAAGCTGATTTTACAGACTGCTGTGCAGTTTTATTACCTTTAATTACAAGACCAACTCCTCTTTCGAATACGATTGGGTTATAACCAAATGGTTCTAAGTTATCTCTATCTGATTTATCAAATGGATATTCAGCTCCAATTACATTAGTACCTGCAATAACTCCTCTTCTTGGACCTGCAACGATTGACCATGGTAATGAATCTGTAAATTTATCAATATAGTTATTTGATACATAAGCAGCTGGTGGAACAACTGTTATTTTTCCATTTTCTCTAACATTTAAACCAGGACCATAGTAGAATCCGTAGCTTGCACCGTCATTAATTGAAGGTAAAGAATATGTAGCTGTTGGATTTTGTGATAAATCACCTCCGTCTTTTACAAATCTTGTTTCAAAACTTTTAGTAGATGCATCTTTAAAAGATGGATCTGTAGATTTTTTAAATTCTTCAACTGTTGGTGCATTTAAGATACAAGAAACATTTTGTCTCTCTTTTGCAATTTGAGTAAGTTCAACTTTGTTTAAAATACCAGCTTCATATGATCCAAAAGAATCTACGATATATCTTAAATCAATAACATCTCTATCAACTAATGCAGCTTTAACACCTCCGCTTGAGAATGCAGTTAAACAACCTAGAATTGTTTGATCCGCAATTGCTGCTTTAGGAAGATTAAACATTTTATATTCCGTTGCAACGCTTTCAAATGATTTAACAGCAAGATCAGTAGCTGGATCAAATGCAGCATCAACTGGCTGTGAACAACTCACAGTATAAGTAGTTGGTGCAATACCTGATTGAGAAATTCTTGTTACTCTAGCTAAAGTATCAGTAGCAGCTGCTGGCATATAATCACCTACAGATAATGCTAATTCGTCATCATTTGCTGATGTAAATGTAAATGATGATCCAGATGCAGCAAATACAAAGTCTGTTGCTGAAAAATCAATTGATCTAGCACCTGCACTTAAATTATATGAAAGTAATTTATGAGCAGTTGATGCGTCATATGCATTACCAATTAAGTCAGTGTTTCCTGCTTCTACTGCATCTTCGTTAATAGCACAGAATAAACCTGTTCTTCTAGTTTCTGCATTAATTTGTTGTTCAATGTATAAACCATTACCTTCTAAATCTGTGAAAGCTGGGATAATTGAACCAGTATATTGTGCTAATAAATTAACTGTTCTTTCATTAGTGAATGCAACTAATTCATCTTTTAATAAACCTGTTGAAGTAAAATAATCTCCATAAACTGGATCTAAATCCATTGTAGAAGCTTGGAATTTACCTTGATATAATAAAACATCAACCATATAGTCTGAAATAAAATCAAACTCATTAATTCCATCAGGAATATTTCCTTCACCGTACCATTCTCTTGCAGTAACATTAAAAGAAGGGTCAATATCTTGAGCTTGTCTAACAATAACTGAAAGATTACCTTGTCCAATATTTATTAAATTTAATGCAGTTTTTGAAGTTTCTAAATCTCCTAAAGTAGCTAAAACTTCTTGATCAGAAGGATACATGAATTTATCAGTATTGTGAAAATCTGTATAAGGTTCAGTACCTGTAGAATTTAAAGCTGTTGCATCGTTTCCATCAGTAACCATACTTGCAAATGAAGCTAAATCATTAGAATTAAAATTAGCTAAGTTCATAGCTAAGATTGGACCTCTCTTTAATGCTTCTAAACATGATCTGTGAAAGAACATTCCTTTCTTTTCTAATTTTTTGTCGATTCCACCAAAGATTAAAACAAAAGTTTCTGTATCTTCAACGTAAACCGGCGTGTTGTAAGGTCCCTTTCTTGAGTGACCTGCAACTAATCTTATTGTCTCAGCAGATATACTTGATACCTGGGATTTATCAAATTCTAAACGGTATACACCACTAGATTTGAATTGTAATAATTGAGGACTAAGTGCCATAATTTTTATCTATTTTTTTTAGTTTTTATATTCTATATATCTACCTAAATCTAGAGTATTCTATAATAAGTCGTAAATGTCAAAGTTAAGGTCTCCTTGTTCTTGACTGTCTTTATATAGCGTTAGTTCCATATAGTCATGGATTTCAGGATCTATAATATCCAGTAATTCTTCTATTGAATCTGCATATGCTGTAGTGTTAAAATATTCTGTTGCAATTACACTTGACATTGCAAGATCATCATGTCCCATTTGTGCACCATATTTACCACTTGGTAATGTACCGAAAAGACTTATTTCATTTGCAGTTTCAAATTCAGTTATATTCATTCTGTTAATCTCATATAATGATTTAAAGTTTTGGCAAAAGATTGGCTTATTATCATTTTTTATTTTAATACCGTGTTTAACTCCTCTTGCGTCATGTCTATGTTTAAATCTAAGTACCATCTCTTCATCAAAATCATTTCTTCTTGGAAATACTGTTTGTAAATATTTAAGTAGCACAGAACCATAAGTATTAAACTCTATTACCATCTTAACATTTTCACTATATAAAAGATCTACACTAATAATATAGAGACATTTTGCAAAATCTTCTATTACGTGTTCATTAGATCTAAACGTGCCCACCTGATTAAGTTTAAAGAAGTCATACATTGCACCTGGAGTTGTTAGATTATCCATCTCCTTCTTTGTCATTGGATCGACCCTAAATATGTTAATGATCGAGTAGTCGCCTCCATTACCCTCAGCAATGTCAACTGATAGCAACCAATATTTGTCTCTATCTCCTAATGTTTCAATGTCAAATCCAGGATGCCAACTTAAAAAACCTTTAGTATCTATTTGTACATCTATGAAATTATCAATATCGTGATAGACATAATCTTTCATTTTACTTCTCAATTTCTTCATAGAACCAGGGTCTAATAAAAGATTTGATGAACTAACGAACTCATTTCCATACTGTCTATTAAATGCTTCTATACTTCCTAAGTTTCCAAGTTCTCTCTTATACCAATCATCATCTCTGTCTGGATGTTGCCACCAATCTATTCTCATTGGATGATATTCATTATCACCTCTTTCTGCTGCACTATAAATCTTATAAAATTTATTAAAACCATTTGGTGTACTTGTAATAATAATCCTTGAAACCTTAGACGCTGAAAGTGTTGGATAAACGTTTTCGTAAAAGGTATCAACTATTGAAGGGTGAATGTGAGCAAACTCATCTAAAAACAAGAGGTGAATTGTAAAACCAATACCTGCCTTTGCTGTTGTACTCTGCCCTACAAGTCTACTTCCATTATCACATTTTACATTCATTACATCGTACTTTGTAATTCCTGGCTTCATAAAGAATGGCAAGTTTTCTAAAACAACCTTTGCTTTATCTATAATTTCTTTTGTAGTATCAGATTTATTTGCAAGTAAGAGCGTATTTTTATCTGTAGAAAATGTTAAAAACCAGGCATTAAATATAGATGCCATAACAGTCTTACCCATTTGTCTACTCGCAAGACATATATTAAATCTATTATTTTGGAAATTTCTCAACATGCCTTTTTGATAGTCTCTCAACTTTACTTGTTGAATTCCCTCATCCGTAAGAACTACTGCATATTTCTCTGCAAAATAAACAATATCCGCAGCACATCTTGCAAGTTCTTGAATCTCAGCATCTGTATATTCAAAAACAATATTACCTCTTCTTAAAAATTGTCTACCTTCATAAAATGGCATTTTAACCTGAGGCTTATAACCTTGGTCTAAGGCTACTGTTAAGTCATCTACCTTTTTAGTTGACCAAACTAATCGGTCACTACCTGCCTGTTCCGTTTCTTTAGGTATCCAAAAATTATCGCTCATTATCTTCTATCTCTGCGTCTTCTATATCGGCTTGTTGAATTCCAGCCTGGATTTGATTCATTAAGTCTTTTGTACCTCTTTGTATATTTGCACTTGAGTTATTACCACCGACTCTATTTTCTAACTCTTGGTCATCATCTCTCTTTTTATAAAGTTCAATGTCTCTCGCAATTCTCTTTGTACTTTCTTCAGTTGCCATTAAATACATTGTCTGGCTCTTAATAATATCTAACATTGATTTCTGTAACGTGGCAAGTACCTCAAACATTCTAGGTGCAAGTTCTCCACCTTCTATAGTTTCTAACAATGTAGTTAGGGCTCTCTCACCTGCATTTAATTGATAGACTAATGAGCTCATTGTCATTTCGTCCATTTTCTTTTTAGCCATTAAATACTCATCCTTTTCAATAATCTCTGCATCTAAATAAAATTGCATAAGACTTGTGATAGTTTTCTTAGCCTGTTTTTCAGCACCGGATTTCATATCACCATAATTAATTGCTGGGGTTGCGTTATGAAATTTAGGAGCTGGTAAATCAGTTGGATCTTGCTCTACGTCTATCATTTCATCTGGTCCTAAAAGATCTTCTAATTCTTTTTTAATCTCGTCGGCCTGTTCTGAAATTGTTTTCTTTTTCTCTGACATTATCTATAGTTTTATAATCTATATATTCGATTATCTTGAACTGCCGAATTTTTGTAAATCCAATGAAGGTATTGCATTGTCAATTATTAAAGCATGTTGGCTATCTCTAACAACATATTGATGTAATATATTTACATGTTGTTCCTCTTCAATTGTTTTATCAAACATTCTAATATTGGTTACATTAAATTCACTTCCTCTAAGACTCCAATTAACATCAGTTTCCCAAATATGAGGTGATAATGTATCTAAATTACCAGCAAATGCATGTTCTAATTCATTTTGGCCAGTTGGATCTGTAAAATTAGTTTGATCGTTTAATTTATAAATATATGCACTAACTTCTCCATATGTATTACTAACATTAACTACTACCCCATACCAAGTATCTTTACTTAAAATTATATTATGCTGAAAAGAATAATCTTGTTGATTTATAATAATTCTAATATACATGTTAGAAAGACTAATAATTAATCCTTTATCTAATATATTAGTACCGTCTATTATTTCATGGTCAGTATTATCAGTTAAATTAAAAGTTTGACCAGGATTAACCCAAAAAGTAAATGCTCTATTTTCATCTATTCCTAAATTAGACATTGCTTCATAAACAACACCAGGTGATTGAGATTCATCATTTAAGATAGTTGACATATTATAATAGTTTCTTGTAATAACGGTCCATCTATTCTTAAGACTAATGTCATTTATTACAAGATCTTTATGTACAAATTTTCTAACACCATCCTGTGCTCTATGATGAGTACTTTGATATTGTTGTGGTTTTGTAACTTTGTCAAATTCCTCTTTTACCTCTTCGCCAAATATTTCTTCAACACCTTTAACTAAATCGGTGAGATCTTCCTTAAATTCGCCATCATTAGTTGATGTTCTATTCTCAAATTTCTTTAGCATTACTCTAAAATAAGTAAGCTCTCTATTAAACTCATCTGCAAGTGCAACTGAATTAACCTCATACATTCTATTATTAAAAGGAAAATATAAATAATCTCTTGCCCTTGGACTCTTATTTTCTCCAAATATGCTTCTAAATTCTTCACCAACTACATGCACTTCAAAGTCTTCAAAGCCCATTCCAAATATATCGAAACTGGCTGCTTCTGTTGGAAATTCATTATTTGGAACTAAAAGTTTCAATGATCCCTTTTCTATAACATCATATAATGAGTATTCATGTAATATAACGTCTTTACTTCTTACATTTGGTTCAACTCTATAATAAGTGACATTGTGGCCATAAACATTATTTGCAAGATTTGAAAGACTTTTATAAAGATGTGCTGGTTTTTGTAAGCCATAAGGATTATATAAATTAGCAGCATCACATTCTACTATAATATTAGCACAGCCATCTAATTCAAAGGGTTCACAATCTACACACGTTTGTGGACATTCAACGACTGTTCCATCTTCATATTCTATCGTATATGTAATACTTAAAAATATAAGTTTATGTAAAGGCTGTATGTCTTCAACTGTTGCTCTAATCTCTAACCATAATGGCATTGTATTATCAAAATTTATAGAAAGCAAATCTCCTACTAATGTGCCTTTATTTAGGGGATGCCACACACTATGCTCTCCTCCTTTTTCTATAACATCATTCTGACTCCACCTAAATTCATAACTAAAGTAGTTCCATTGGTCTGCTTTGATATAAAACGTAACATCTGTAAGATTAACTGTTGATGGACTTTGTAAAATTAAAGTTTCAGTATCAGGTGTGCTGTCAACTACAAATTCAAATCCACCTGCCAATATAATATCTCCATTATTTAAGTCTAAATTTGTGCCTAAACCTGTTACTGTAGAGCTGCCATCTATAAATGTTAGTTTTCCTACTGTGAATTCATTTGAAAATGCAGATTTGACTTCCCAATCAAGTACTTTATTAACCTTTAAATAAGGGTCTACTAATTTGGCAATAATTTTATCATTAACCTCAGTTGCTATGTAACCTGTTACCATATTTTATTTATCTAATTTATTATATAGTTTTAATAAGGGCCTCCATGTATGTCTGAATCGTCATCTTCGTTATTATTTTCAAAATCAGTGTTAGGATCTTCATATAATTCATCACCATATAACGGTCTTTGAGTTCCATTACTGTAAGGATGCTGTGTATTTTCTTCAGTATCATGCGTATTGTTTTGATAATGTTGAGATTGATTGCCATAATAAGGACTATGGGTTCCATATCCCTCATCACTAGAGGGTCCATATTGTCTATTGTATTCACCATGTGATGAATCATAATATTCTTCATCTCCTGAAACCCCTGACTTTCTACTAAACTTTTCAGCTGTTGCAAAACCTAAACCGGCGCCTGCTAACCATAACATGCCCTCAAACATATACTCCTTTAAAGGAAGTTCTATAAATATATTTGCGACAAAGGCAATTGTTATTAAAAGAAAAGAAATTAAGGTTATAAGTCTTTTAGAAGATGGTTGACCATCTACGTCCATTAGTATTTTTTCTAGATAAGATTTTTCTTTAGACATTTAACAAAACTTCTTTTTGCTATATATCTTCTAAATAATCAGTAATTATTAAAGCTTCTGGATTATCTTCATACCAATAATCGAATTCTTGTAAAATTCTATCACAGACATTTTTTACATTTTCATCATTGTCTGTGCTGAGTTTTTCAAGTCTATCTGAAAGTACTTTTAATTTTACTAAAGAATAGTTTAATGTTTTTATGCAACCTACTTCTTTTAAAACGTAATTAACAAACTCCATGTCCTTTTCTTTAAAAAAGTCAAAAGTTCTATAACTTCCTCTAACTACTTTAAATACAAAGTTTAATGTTTTTTCTCCAGTTGTTTTATTTTCATTTATTCTAGTAAATTCATGGTTTTTTGAATATTCAATTTGAAACCACCTTAGGTTAGGCATCTCATCTAATATTTTTTTAAGAAAATATACGGTATTTGCCCTTTTATGTAAAATTTCATTTGGAATTAAAGGTATACTATCTAATTCCTTTTTAAAATACAAATGCAATAACTTATCAATGTCTTTTTTCCTAACAATAATACTACCTTGATGTTGTTTTATTTTACAATTATCAATAATCAATGTATAAAGTCTGTTATCTATGGAATTATATTTATAAAGTGTCGCGGCTATTACTTCCGGAAATAAATACCTAGGCATAAACTTTTATTTGATTTTCTAATTTTTTAAGGTCTGTATAAAACTGTTCTTTATTAAACTCTTTTAGTTCTTCTACTTCTCTCTTACCAATTTCGTTTTTTTCCATATAAAATCTTAAAGCTTCATCAGATGGCTGATATTTTTCTTTAACATTTTTATTAGAACTCTTTGTTCTAGTATATATCCAACCTGGTACTTTATTAAAACGACTTGCAACCATTTGCCAAGAATCAATTACTTTACTTCCATTAATGCCATTAAAATTAAATAATTGTGCATTTGCTGGAAACTTAATTGACATAAAACGATTAATCATAAAATGATGTCTCTTTTTAGAAGATTCTTTTACATTTGCATAACTATCTCTCTTTGTAAACATGATTTTTACAAAGTCAAAAAGTTTAGTTTCATCTAACATATTAAAAAAGTTTAGTGTTTGTTTTCTTACCTACTAGTTTTAACTTCTTTTTCTCTTTTGTTTCAGGAATATTTGCAAAGGCATCATATTGCTTTGGTGTTTGACTAACCTTTAGCCAACCTGTACCTTCTAAGATTTTTTCTTTATTAGTCAATTGAGAAAGATCTGTACCTTCTAATACTTTTAATTCTGATTCTACACTTGAATATATTTCATTTTGAATTGCATCTGGAATAACTTTAGTATGCAACATCATTAGACTCATATTCTGTGAGATGTTATTTTTAATTTGTGCAATTGATGATTTACCTATAACTCTATAAACTACATCTGCAAGTTTTTCTATTTCATCTTTATTAAACAATTGATCGATAACGAATTGACTATTTTCTTTATTATATTGTTGAAATATTTTATCTGCAAGTTTATCTGTAATTGAATATGTTCTAAGTTTGCCGCCTTTCATTTCTTTCTGCCATAACACAACTGATGGGATATTATCTGACTTATCGCCAATCAATAGCTTATTAAACATAAATTCGTCGCAATTAACTTCTGTTAATTTAACTTTATTAGATTGAATCCAATCTTTAATTGCAATTTTATATTCTTCTCTAACACCTGAGTATGTAGATAGATTAAATAATAAGTCATCTGTGTTAGTTGTTTCAGATGTGTCTAAGACATTAATAAAATCCTTGAAACAATATAGACTTTTCTGTACTGGAGAATACCACAGGGAATAAGAATCATTAGCCTTTGAATAGTTAACAAGCTGAATAAGATCTTTATCGCCAGTCCATATGATAGAATTACGACCTTTATTAATAAGTAGGGTTGACCAGCCAAATAATACATCGTCTGCTTCTGCACCTTCTATTTTATGTACAACTACGCCGTGTTTTTGTAAGATGTTTTGAAATTCTTCATATACTCCATAGACTGCATTCCAATCTATAGAACTATCTGCTTTTCTTGTGCCTTTATATTCTGCAGTTGGAAATAAATCTTTACGCCAGCTTCTTGCATCTACTGCAACAACAACTTTATCTATAAAGCCACGCATTTTTCTTACTTCTGATGCAAGATCAATTGCAAGTTTTCTCATCAGTGAAGCACGAGATGCTTCATCTTCTAACATTACGCCATTTTTTGGTCTTGGTAAAACAAAGAGGCGACTATGTAAAAAATAGTTACCGTCAATAAGTAATGTATGTCCGCCTTTTCTCATCATAATTTAATTTTTTCTAATTATTTCTTGTATCTTATACACAAGTGAAAGCATTGTAATAACAGGATCAATAACATGTAACCTTTGTGCCTGGTGCTTTGCTACTTCTACTACAATTTCAGGAATGTGATTTGCACTTTGTGCCTTTTCCTGTTGAATGTATTCGATGAAGTCTTCACCTAAGCTTTGTAACACATCATCTACTCTATTAGAATAATTGCTTACTAATATTTTATAGTTACTAACAGGATTTGTTTCATTAAATATTAATTCAAATACATCTTTATAAACTGAATTAAATCTTTTAACATCTGCTACCTTAATTTCTGTAGTTCCTTGTGCCTTAAACCCTTGTAACTTATTTAATGTACTTCTTAAATCTGGAAAATTTCTTCTTACAAATTCAAGTAGAGCAGCTTTATCGATTGACATTTCTTCTTTTGTGCAAATCTCATAAACTCTTCTCATGTATTTTTTAGTTAATTCAGCCTCTTCTTCTTTGTCAAAGTCAAAGTTAATTACTTCAAATCTTGAAAGTATAGGATCTGGTAATTTATTAATGTAATTACAAGTGGCTATAAATCTACTATTTGATGCGAATGTTTCCATAGTCGCACGCAATGCTTTAAAAAACTGATCACTAACACCATCTACCTCATCAAGTATTACAACCTTCATAGAACTTGGTCCATCCATAATTGAAACAGTTGAACAAAAATCTGTAATTCTTGTTCTAATAACATCTACTGATGTATCGGTTGATGCGTTAATATAAAGATACGGCATATTGAATTGATTAACAATAGCCTTTGCAGTAGAAGTTTTACCAGTACCTGGAGAACCAGCTAATAAAACGTTTTGAACTAAGCCATCTTTGAATTTGGCCATAACTCTTTCTGGTAAAATAAGTTCTGATAGATTACTAGGTCTATATTTTTCTGTGAATAGTTGTTGAACTGCTTGCATTTATTTTTTGTTTAATTATTATATGATTTATTAGTGATTTGTTTCTTCACAAACGATGCATCCGTTGTTTTTACAAGCTCCACAATCTACTACCTTACCCGCTTTATTTGCATGGTTAATTATTTCATTCCAAATTTTTTGAGTTTCTGATTTATAATTTGGTTGTTTCCAGAAAGGAGCTAGCCATTTTGGATTGTTTACCATTTCTTGATTACATTCGAATTGTTTAGTCTTATTTAATTCACTGTAGTGTTTATTAAATAATTCTAAAGCTACTTTATCGACGGTTGTATTTTTATTATGCATTATTAAGTTTTAATTATAATACTAATATAACTATAATCTTTGACCCGTGAAAATTTTGAGGCAATTTTTTCAGAAAGTTATGAACAATTATGGATTTTTTCCCTTTTTAATTATTCTCATAAATTCCTTCTGTTCTTCTAATAAGAGTTTTTTGCAGTATTTACGAAATTCAACACTACTTTTAAGTATACGACTATCTACCATCGGTGCTTCAAGCACATCAAGGTACTCGGGGTGTATAAAATTTTCTAGACTGAAATTATTAAACTTAGATTGAATGGGTTTCATACTGATTGCACAAGTCCATTCTACAGTATCATAAGATTCCACTAAGTCGTCCATTGGAACTGGCGTCTCTGTCGTGCAGTCAAAATAAAGTTTATTTCTTTTTGTACTATTCTTAAGTTTGAGATTATTTGACTCTATTCTAATTATTTGTTCGAGGAATTGAACATCGTTTGCCCATTCATTTAGGCTTCTATTTTCTATTAGAAATTGTCTGATACTCCTAGGAAGCCCATCGAGTTTTATACCATATCGATGGGCTTGTTTAGGATTGTTTGATTTTTGAATTTTCAAAAGATTCTACTTTTCTTTTCTTTCTTTTTTAGAAGGCTTTTCTTTTCTTGGCTTTTCTTCTTTAACCTTTTCTGGTTTATCAGTTACAACCGTAGACTGCGCAGCTCTGTTAAGAGTAGGTTTGTCTTCTTTTTCTTTAAGGATAGCTGGCTTCTCAGGTCTCATAGTATTATTAGTAGATTGAGTAGCTCTATTAGTTATAACTTTTCCTTTTCCTTTTTCAACAGTAACTTCTGGTCTATTAGTTACAGTCGTAGATTGAGTAGCTCTATTTGTTGAGTTACTACCTGTAGGTCTAATAGATACTGGCGTAGTTGTTTTAATTTCTTTTTCAACTATAACAGAACTGTTAGTTCCTTTTGTATTTTTAATAGGTTTAGTGTTTTTGTGTCCTTTTTCTTGTGCAGAAATTGAAACAATTGCCAAAAACAGTATACCTGTGATTATTGATTTTTTCATATTTGTGTGTTTAATTTAACTATTATTATATGATAATTAAATAAATTGTTTCAAATATTTTTACCTTTTCAATATATGCTCTTGTTTTTTATTTCCAAGACCATAATCTATTTTCTGGAGTATCATGAATTACAATAGTATCTTCCGTTATTTTAGTATCGTAAAAGCTTTTATAATTAAATAAAGAAACATCTGGCCCTAAACATTCAAACATTTTATCAGAAATTGCTCTTCCTCCCCATGCCCAATCTACATTTTTGTAAATAGATAAAACTTCTTTGATAATTCTAGAATCTTTAGAGGCTCCCATAACAGTACAGTCAATAAGTGCTCCTCTTTTCTCTTCTATGCTCTTAGGTCTTACTCCACCAAAAAATGAAGTATTTTCATTAATATTTTCAATAATATTATTAAATGATCTTATAGGATTTGCATCTACATCTACGTAAACTCCACCAAAATCTCTTAAGATTAATAATCTTGCTCTATCTGCGATATGTGCTGGTTTAAAATGAGTATCGACGTCTTTCCAATAACTTTGTAAAAATTTATCTTCTTTATAATGAATTTTAAATATATCATCATTTGTCCATAATTTATATTCCCAATCAGGGTGCAAATTATACATACGTTCCATAAATAATTTGCACTTTTCAGGAATTGGAGAATTGCCAATCCAAATTTGATGAATTTTCTTAGGTATCATTTTAGTCTTAAATAATAGGAGCTTGTCTTCCTGAACCATCAAATTGTGATTCATTATATCCTGATCCTGTATCTATTCCACCTGATTTAACTTCTGGTTTGTGGAAAACAACAGCATTTCCTTCAGGGTCTTTAATAGTTTTCTTATCTGATCCTTCAGAACCTTCACCTTGTTTAAAACCTTGTTTAATCAATGCTTCCTTTTGTTGTTTAAATTTTTCTTTAGCCATTTCTTCCTTACTTGGACCTTCGCTTTGAAGTTCTTTAGCAGCTGAAATTTCTTCTTTATAATCTTGATTTAATTTACCAATTTGTTGCTTAAGATTTGACTTTTGGTCTGGATCATCTGATAAACCTGTTTTTCTTTTAATAGCACCTAATTTACCTTCAATTCTAGTCATGTTTTTAACCTTTTGAGAATATGTACTACCGTTTTGATTTTGATACGTGTCTATAGATTTTTCTAAATCATCAATATTTTTACCTAAATCCTTCGCTTTAGTTTGCATTGTCTTTTTCTTTTCTGCAGGCGCATTTGCTACTGCAAAATCTAGATCTACTTTATTAAGTCTAATCTTATTAGCTTTCTTTTGTAGTTTTCTAACTTTAGGAGCAACTATCATAAAATCTTTAAGTTTTTTCATAGTTGTTTCGTCCTTTTCATCTAATCCCATATAATAATCACTAAGTGATTCATTCATATTAGTTTCTAAATCTTTTAATTTAGCTAGTATTGTATCTATTTCAGATGAGACGTCTGTATTAGTGTCTGATGCTATAGAGTCTGTTTCATTTTCAACAGCTACCGAATCTACCATATTAGATGTTAAATCATTTGAAAATTCTTCAAATGATTTTAAGCTTTCGTTTAAAATTAATTTTTTCATTTTATTTTTGATTTTTATTTATAATCGTATAATCTATATATCCTTTAAAAAAATGTAAAAAAAAAGGATTCTAATTTCTTAGAATCCTTAATTTATTGTTTACTAATTAGTGATTATTAAGCTATGTTAATCATGTCACCTGCAGCACCGTTAACAGTAATATCAAATGATGCATATTGTGTTTCAGGGTGGAACCCTGCAGCAACTAATGCAAATCTTGATTTAACAGCTACTTTAGGAGCCATAGTTCCTTCAGCAATTGTTTGTACTGATTCAGCCATTAAGTAAGGCATGAATACAAGACCTGGACCATTACCATCACCTTTTCTACCAACTAATACAGTTGCTTCAGACCAAGCCCATTTTGGGTTAGTATAAACCTGTACACCTGCAACAGAACCAACTGGGTAAATAGCACCAGCAGCTTGAGTAGCTGTGTTAGCGAATGGGTTAGGTACGAAACCAGCAACAGCTTGAATTAATGTAGCAACTTGTGGTCCTACAACCGCAAAGTTACCTGCACCTCTTCTACCTCTGTTTGCGATCAAGTTAGCCGCAGCTAAAATTCCTGTTAGTACTCTTCTATGTTCAGAACCTTCAGTTTGACCACCAGCAGCTGGAGTAATTAAATCAACGTTTAAAGAAATACCAGATTTAGTCATGTTATCACCAGCTAAAGTTTCTATTTCTTCAATAATTAAATCATTGATAGTTTGTGTTAATTCGTTAGTTAAAACTGCCTCAACTTGAGCAACAGCATCAACACCGAATTGTTTTAAATCTTGAACTTGTTCTCTTGTAACTGCAGCAGCAACTTGGTAAGTTTTTGCTTCAATTGCTTTAGAGAATAAAGATAGACCCATTACTTTATCAGCAGTAGATTCACCTGTAGTTCTATCAAATGGTTGACCATTATCTTGACCAACAAATCCTGGGATGTGATCGTTTAATGCAGCAACTAACTCAACGTTAGAATATCCTGCAGCAGTAAAATCAGCAGCAACGTTTGCAGCAACTAATGTACCTACTTTAAAGATTGGTTTTCCATCTATTCTAGATTCTGCAACGTATGTGTGAGCACCGTTACCTGCACCAGCTGTAATATCAGCTGAAGCACCTGTTGCTTTTACATAAGTTGGAGCCTCTGCATTATCTAATTTACCACCTTCATATACGAAGTCTAAGTAAGATAAAAGACCCATAGGACCAGCCATTGGTACGACAGGAACTAAATCTAAACCGATTGTTTGTGCTGCAACTTGCATCGCTAAAGGAAGTAAAGTTGGAGCTTTGTCACCTGAACCATCTGCAGTACCTGCAGCTCCGATACCACCAAAATCAGATGGGAATGCTACTGCACCCATACCACCGATATTCATAGGACCTGGATTGTTTGAAAGTGACATGATGTTTGCGTCTTCATAAAGTTTGTGATTATGACAGTACTCAGACATCCATGCTAATTTTGAAGCTTCGTTGATACCAGTAGCGCTCTCGATAATTGGAGACCATGTTGCTCTGATTTCAGCTTCATTTATTAAATTTGCCATTTTATAAATTTCTATTTTTTGTTTGTTTAATTTCGACTTATTATTTCGGCTTTCTGCTTCTGTCACCAAATCGTCGATTGTTTATTATTTTTTAAATCTTTTTGCCATTGCTTCTGCAACACCATCTAAGTTATAAGGAAGTGTTTTAGTAGCAACCTCTTTCTTTTCAGTTACCATAGCAACTTTTTCCATTACTGGAGCAGTTTCTCTAAGGTCTCTTGTTTGCCAGAAGTTTCTTACTTGATATTCAGTCTCAACTTTGTGAGTTCTTGACTGTGCAAGTAATTGATTTTTCTTAGCTTCAGAAAGATTTTCCCATTTTGCTTTATATTCTGTTGGCATTGCTGAAAGAACTAACGGTTCGTTGTTATTTTCTTCAGTAACAGTTGTAGTGTTTTCAATAATTCTAACTATCTGAGATTCAGTTAAAAATCCTGCACCTTCTACTTCTGTTCTTACCGCTGTTCTTGCATTTTCGTTTAATGCATTATATTTTTCAGCAGTAGATGAACCAACTAGTTTAAAGAAATGTGGATCATTATTTTCCTTTGTCTTTGCAGATTCTAATAAAGATGTTAATTTATTAGAAATTTCTGATTTATAAGATTCTAAAGGATCATCAGCACCTTCTTCACCTGAATTTTCAGGAGCTTTATCATCTGCTTCTTCGCCTTCAGCTTCTCTTTTTTCATCGTTGTCAACTTCAGTGTGATCGGCTTTAATATCTTCACCTTCAACTCCTGCGTCGCCGTCTTTATCAGCAGCTTGACCTTCTTCTGAATTATTACCAACTTTTTCAAGTTCGTTATCGTCATCAGATTCACCAGCTTCTTTAGCAGTAACATCATCAGCTTCAACTACTAAATTTTCGTTAATTGATTCTGCAATATAACTAGCATATTCGCTAACATTTTGTACATTATCTTTTAAATAGTTAACATACTCTACTAATTTTTCATTAGTTTCTGTACCTTCATTATAAGATTCAGCAATATAATTGCTATAGTCTTTTAATTTAGTTACTGATTCAGCAATATGTTCAGTATAAGAAATTCCTTGATCAGTCTTTTCAGCAACATGCTCAGCATATTGAATTGATTGATCAGTTTTTTCTGCTAAATATTCTGAATACTGAATATTTTGATCAGTTTTTTCTGCAACATATTTAACATACTCTGTTAAATTGTTTATTGATTCAACAATATGATCGTTGTGAGCAGTTACAGTTTTAATGTCTTCATTTGTAGTAGCAGATCCTTCAGTTGAAGTTTCTGATAATTCTGTAAGAGTAGACTTTAATCCTTTTATTTGCTCAGCCAAATACTTAGTGTAATTGTTGAAGTCATCTGTTTTTACAAATTCTTCCATTGTTTGCTCTTTTTTATTTTCGTTTGTTGTTTTATTATTTATCTCTTTTTTAAATACTTCATATATAAATAAGCTTTCGTCGTTAGCAAAACCATAAGATTCATTAACTCTATTTAATTGCGCATTTTCAAATCCTGGATCTGCAACTAAATCATAAGTAAATAATTGTTTGATTTTAACTTTACCGCCTTCTGAAACTTCTCCAGCAGCTCTAGAACTAATATGTAAAGGTACACCGGCATCAACTAATGCTTTAGCTTGTTTACCAGCATCAGTATCTAATAACCTGATTTTACCCATTACTTTCTTGTTTTCTTGATCATACCTTAACTCTTCGACAACGTGTGATACGTTTTTAAGAGAAATGTCAAATTGTTGAGGGTGATCTAATTCACCAAGTAATTTAGAACCTCCGATTTTATCTTGTAACGATTTAATTTGCGGAAGGTATTCATCTTCAGTATAGATTCTGTTATTTTTATTCTTAACATCGATCTCGCCAAAAACACCCTCTAATACATAGTCTTTTGTTTCTCCTGATTGTTCTAGAACACTAGAAGATTTTTCAACTATTAATAAATTATAATCGTTAGGCTTATTTATAAGTCTATCCATTTTGTTTTTTTTCTTTTTTGTATATATCTTTAACTTAAAGTCTTTTTCTTAAACATCCATCCCGAGTGGATCTTCACCACCTGCACCTTCTTTCTCTTCTTCTTTCTCTTCTTCTGCTTTTTCTTTATAATAATCTTGGTATGCAGTTAACATTTGTCCCATTGTTTCTGTATCAAACTTATTTGAACCATATTTATCATAAAAATACGCTTTAAATGCATCTTCAGTATCTGCGCTTAGTATTTGACCTAAAATCTCTTGAGCTGAAATAACTTTACCATCTGCTGTTTTTTGATCACTAACCTCTACTTTACTATCGTCACCTGCTTTAATAGATGTTAACTGAGCTTCAGTTATAAATTGATTGAATGTTTTAATTTTCATAGTTTATATATCATTTTTACATGGCCATTGGATCCTCTGGTTCAGGAGCCTCGGCATCTTGTTTTTCAGCCTTTTTCTTAGCTGCTGCATTTGCTGCAATATCGTCTGGGCTTAATTGTAAATATCTATCAACTAAAAATGCCATATCGAAGTAGTATTCTTCCTCCATTGTTTCTTGATTAGTTGTCATTAAACTATCTCTCATTGTAGAAACAAATTCTAATCTTCTTTCCATTATTTCCATTTCCTTTAATGCTGCAAAGTCATTATCTCTATTATATCTTAATGCTACTTGTGTTTTAAAACCAGGATCTTCAGCAAGATCTTTATATGCAATACACATTTGTAAATAAAGTGGCTTCACTAATATTTCTTGGAAAGCTGCTCTTAGTCTCTTTACAAACTTGCTAAATTTAATTTCATCTCTAATCATTCCATCAGCGGCAAGATTAAAATCTCCACCACCATCTTCATATAAAAATCTAGAATAAGGTATTTTAGAAACATGTTTAAGTTTATCTGAAAAATATTTAAGTGCTTCTGTATCTGAAAGATCTGGACCTGATGCATCTAATGTTTCAATCTCAGGACTGTCACCGTCTTTACTTGGTAACCAATATTCTTTATTAAATTGTAGCATGGGTTTACCATCGGTTGTCAAAGAACCAGACTCCCAATCAAAATCAACTACTTCTTTATATGAATTCATTAATTGTGCAAGTGATTGTTTTGCTCTTGTTTTAGATTTACCACCGACTGGTATAACAAATTTCATTCTATAAGAACTATTAGTCACTGCCCAAATAATTCTCGTATGTTCCATAATTCTTAATAAGTTAAAAGATCTAATAAGTCTTTCAACATAACTAACTCTACCTGCTGTAGTTATAGAAGAATAAGAAAGGTAAATAATTTGAGAATCATATAATTTTCTTTCTTTTACTGGATCGTCTTTAAATTGTACCCATACCTTTTTACCATCTTCTTTATTATAACCTGGGACTAATGTAATTGGATCTAATTCTTTAAAACCAATAATTTCCTTTTGGTCAGGTGAGTAAATAATTTCAAATGCTAAATAACCATCAATTAGCCATTTTCTAAAATAATACCAAGCAGATTGATCTGAGTTAAATCCAAATGCATGGTATATTTGTCTAAAATATCTGTTTAAATCTTTTTGAATACCATCGGCGACTTCAACTCCTAAGATTTCAGGAGAAGCGAAAAAGTTTTTATTATCATATACTATAGTTTCGTCACATAGTATATCTAAAATGTCTTCAATCTCGTCATTTACTGAAAAACCTCTAAGTTCATCTCTTTTTACTTCATATCGTTGATCGAAAAAAGGAACATTCTTTCGCATTGTAGTATCAGCCATTGACAGTGCAGCAAATGCAGCATACATGTCATCATTGTCTAATCCCATTGGATTCATTTGGCCATAGCCAAACTTATCTTCTAATGGACCAACTGCCTGAGACTGTCTAAGTATCATGTCATCATATCTCATACCGAATGATGAAAGTAACTTTAATGTATTGTTTAACCTAAAAGGTCTTTTATTACTTAGTGGACCATTTCTTGGATCCTTATCTGCAAAACCTGCCATAATTTCTTATATCGTTTATAAATTTATATATTCAATTTTTTTTATTTGTTTCTAAATTCATTTACTAGTTGAATATATGTTGTTCCATTTAAATCTGCAAAGTCACAAAGTACTATCTTTGCCCAATTTTCATAACTAACAACCGCTTGTCCAATTTTTCTATTTGGTATGTATTGTCTAATTGCAAATTTATAATTTGCTAAAAACTCTTTTGCACCTTCCCAACTAATTGAAAGTTGATTTTGTCGACGAGCATCGTTTTTCTTGCCGCCTACTGATTCTCTTTTTATTTCACTTTCAAACGCATTGTAAACTCTATCTAATAATCTTTCTTTAACATTGCTTGGAAGAAGATTTAAGTTAATACCGACATCGTTATTTCCATCAGGATCAAGGGCCAATACAACTGGATTTGCATCATACCATGGTAATTCAGTTGCATATTTAGGATTATATCTAAACACATACACTTTACCTGACTGAAACCTACCTCCAGTGGTTTGTACACTTTTTTCAGCTGCTGTTTTCTTTCCACTATCATACCAACTTTCTGCAGCTCTTTTAGCTCTAGTCCTACCGCCTGATTCTTTAATTAATTCCTTTATGTCTTGTCTAACTCTTGCCATTATTTAAGACTCTTTTCTGTCATTACAACAAATCTAAATCCTCTTGACTTAGACCATTCCTGTGCATATTTATATTTATCTCTATTTTTAACATACTGTTCTGCAAGGAATTTATAATTTTTTAATGCCTGTTTTGAATTTTTAGTAGGTGGTTCTGGCTTTACTATATGACTTTCAGGTTTAATCTCAATGAGACTTTCTTCAAAGCCAGTTTCTTTCTTTACCTTTATATAAAAATCTGGATAGTATGAATGTTCCCTTTTATCCATTGAACTCCAGTATTTTATTTCAACTGGCTCGCTTGACCATAGTACAATATCCTCTCTATTATCACACATCTTCATAAACTTAAGTTCCCATGAACTTCGATAAATTATAGGTGGATTTCCAGCATATTTTTGTGGATATACTGGATTATAGTAGCCTTGATTAAAGCCAGAGTTTTTAGTTGGTCTTACGTTTTTTATTGACATTATTAGATATTAAACATTCCGCCGCCACCGTCTTCTCTTGAGTTTGCAGAATTTATTCTATCCATTGAGATAGTTCCCTTTGTTTTATTTGGGTGAAGTTTATTCCAACCCTTTGCGTAACCTCTCTTTGCTATCTCGGTAAAATATGCAAATGCGTTTGTATATTTAGGGTTAAAGTTTCTCCAATATTTTAATAAATCTAATAGAGCGAATTGCAAACAATCTTTTCTATCATCTTCATTTACATAAGTTAATCTATTAATTGCTTTTTCAGCAAGTAACTGTAACATTTTCTCTGCATCTCTTGTTAATCTATCATCATCCAATGATTGTACAATTTGTGCATATAAGTCTTTATTGTTTAAATAATTCTTTTTTCTTGGCATCTTTTAAATTTATAAATATTATATAAAAAAAAGATCAATTGTTTCCAATTGATCTTTTTCTACTGTATTTGAGTTAAATGAGAGATTTGTAGTTTAACTTCAAATTTTATTTAATTTTTTATACTGTTTCGCCATCAGCTAGTTCAACGTCTCTTTTATTTACTTTAATTGGTTTTTCATCAGCAAATACTGTAATTGATTCATCTTGACCAGATGTTGTATAAGCTTCAGCGTCAATTTGAACCTCTGTGCCTTCTGCATATTCTTCAGTTTTGTATTTAAGAGTTCCTGGTACATAACCATCTTGTCTAGATACAACTTCTTCTTCAATCTCAGCTTCATTAGTAGCTTCATCTATAGAAGCTTCTAATTCTTCTTGATCTTCTTCAGATTTTTTAGGTTCTGATAAATCATTTAAATTAGATTCAATATCAGCTGCAACATCTTCTGCTATTTGTAATAATTCTTCAAATGATTTTTTATCTTCTTTAACTACTTCTTTAGCACCTTCTTCGCCTTCATCACTTGGCGCAGAATCATCTGCTTCTTCCTTTGTATCAGGCGTTGTAATATCCTTTGTGTCTTTTTTAATATCTTCAGCTTCAACTCCAGCCTCATCTCCGGCTTCTTCGTTAGTAGTTTCTTCAGTTGTAGCATCTGTTTCAGTTTCTTCAGTTGTAGCTTCAGTTTCTTCAGTTGTAGCTTCAGTTTCAGTTTCTTCAGTTGTAGCTTCAGTTTCACAAACACATCCGTCTGTTCCACATTTTCCACAACCTTCGTCTACTTTTTCAGTACCGTTTTTAATAGCTTCAACCTCTTCTTCTAATATTTTAATTTCACTGTTAATTAATGTATCAGCTTCTTTAACTTCTTGAATTGATTTATCAGCCTCAGCAATAACTCCTCTTTGATCTTTTAAGAACGCTATCATTTGCTCTAGAATGCTGATTTTATTTAATTTTTCAGCAGCTTCTTTTCTTGCACCTTCTAAAAGTTCTTGAGTCATATCAGTTATTTCATAACCTGTTTGCTCTTTAACATAATCAAATGCAGCATTTGCATCTAATTTACCAAACTTATAAATCTTATTTGCTTCATTCATTCTATAAACGTAGAAGTCTTCGTTTAATTTCATAACATAACACTTAACATTACCTTCTTCAATTTTTTGAGCAAAATCAAGAGATACAAAATTATTGATGTTTTGAGCAGCATATTCAAAAAGTTGAATTTTTGCTTTGTTTGTATAATTTACAATACCTGCTGATAATAAATGATTTGTTAAACTTTCAGCTAAAACTTCGCTATTGTTAACGAAAAAGTTGTTTGATTCTCTTACGAATCTAATTCTATTAATTCCATTAAACCATGTTAAACCTTCATTAGTTAATGTAAAATTGTTTAATGCTAAAACTAAGCTTCTAAACTCACCAGGAGCTGTAGTAATTTCTGCTTCAGTAATTGTATTTTCATTAACTAAAAATGCTTTACCGTCTAATGCGATGTAACTTTCTCCTGATTCGGTAACGAATACTGGAGAAATAATTTCTTTTGTAACTTGTGCCATTTTTAATGTTTTTATTTATTTTATATATTAATTATATATCTAAACCCTCGTCTAAAGATTCGTTAATTTGTTTTTCATCAGAATAGTTATGAGTTAGCTTAAACATTCTTTTACCAATATGCCTCTCTGTTTCAAAATCTATTGCTGGCATAAATGAATTTACCTCAACACTGAATGTTATTTTATAATTGCCCTTATCGTCAAAACTATATTCAATAGGGTTTTCTTTACCATAATCATCTGGCATTGCATAATAGGCTGCAATTCTATATAGCCCTTCATCTAAATGTCCAACCTCTGCATTATATTGATTAGATTTATATAATTTCTTTACTAACTGTTCAGTGCATTTAAAGATGTCTAAGAGACTACTCAAGACTATTTCAATATCTAATGAAAATGTCATTGGGATCATTTCAAACTCAGCCTTATACCCCTCTAAAAGACCTTGGTCATTCATCTTACTATACTCTCCAACATTTCTCTTATTTACAAGTTTTGATGGATCAACTGTCATTGATGTAAGGTTAACAACTCCTCTTGGAATTGCATCGTAATTTCCGTCTGCTCCAATTGGATTTGGGCTACATTCAAAGCCATTTGCTGTTGAAAAAAGAAAGTTATCTTTTAAGAAATTTTCATCTCCAGTGATTGAATAGTAAAAAGGTACATCTATTTCTGAACGTGTATCGTTGTCAAGTTGTCTATAAAAACTAACCTTTTTATTTAAGTCTGCAAGCAAGCCAATAATAAGGTGTCTGATCACGGAATCATCTTTATTAAACTTCAAGTTATAGGTTGACATCTATTTCTTTATTTTTGTTTATATATCTACAATTATTAAAGTGCCATTGTTTCATCGCTTTTTCTTAAATTGTATGTTGCCATTTATTATATATCATTCTATTTTTTCAATAGTAAACTTTGAAAATCCATTCTCTCTATGAATCTGTATTTTCTGATCAAAGATCTCATGAGGCAATTCAGTGTGATTAATAACAAATGTATTTAGTCCATTTTCTTTAATTACTTCATTAAGAATTTTAAGTACGTTATAGACTCCATCTTGATCGACTGAACTTAACAACTCATCTAAAAACATAAGGTTAAGTTGTGGAAACCTTAGTTTTAGTATTTTAATAATAGCAATAATAACTATAAAGTCTGCCTTCTTTCTCTCACCTGTTGAAAGTGTTAGAGGATTTATATCTTCTCCTAAATGATTAATAATACAATCGAACTTTTCATTAAATCTAATATGAAATGGAAGGTGCATTGTCTGAGCCATCATTGCGATATTAGCATTTAATCCTGGAAGTATCGTTTGTACTGCAAGATTCTTTACGCCATCATCTCCTAAGACTTCTTCTAAGATTGTCATAAATGCATCTTGTTGTGCTATCTCTTCTCTCTTACCTGATTTACTTTCTTCTGATTTTTCAAACTCTGCAATAATTTGCTTTAGATGTTGAAATTGAGTTGAATCTTGAGTTGATTCTTTTATTTTAATTAAAGCTTCTTTAATATCTTTAATAGAGTATCGTAGGTTATTGATTCTTATTTCAACTTGTTTTTTCTTACTTCTTAATTCACTTACTTTTCCTTCAGCTATTGTAATTTCTTCTTTTAATTTACTTGAATTTTTAGAGTTATTTTCAATCTGTGTTTTAAATTCATCTCCTTTTTTCTGGTGCCAATCAGTATCTAACTCTGTTTCACACGAACCACAAAAACCGGATTCGTATAATTCAATTTTTTTCTGTAAGTATTGATTCTCTCGTTCAAGGTCTCGCTGCTGAATACTCATGTTACCTGCTTTATCTCTTGCTCCTTCAATTTTACTATCAATATGGCTTCTCGCCTCGTTTAATTTCTTAACATTATCTCCATGTTCTAATAGTTCATCTTTTAAGGCTTCAACCTTTGCTTTATCTTTCTTATGAGACTCTTCAACTAAGTTATTTAGTTTAAGTCTTACTGAAGAAATTGATTCCATAATCTGATTAAGTTCAGAATCATAAGAATCTATTTCCATTTTAATTTGCTTACGTTCTTCTTTAACGTTCCTAAACATATCGTTTAAAACTGAAAAACCAAACATCTTATCAATGATTTGTTTTTTATCACTTGAATTCATAGTCAGAAAAGACTTAAAATCATTAATACTTAAAATAATAATATTCTTAAAAACATGATATGGTATTCCAAAAATCTCATCTTCTAAATATTCTTGTACAGATTTTTTACCTGCTTTATCAAACTCTACACCATTAATTAAAACCTTAAATCGATTTGGCATTAGCCCTCTTTCGATTTCAACGATCATGTCATTACACTGTAAGTTTATTTTAACCCATAACTCTTTATTAATTCTATTTGGTAGATCAGCGAGTTTTACACCTTCAACCTTTCCATATAATGCATATATAATACTATTGGCTATTGTGGTTTTTCCATGTCCGTTTTTACCTAATGTTAAATATAACTGTGCTTGGTCTTCAAACTCAATTGTTTGAATTTGATTACCATAACTTGCAAAATTCTTAAATTCTATGCTATTAATTTTCATTGTCTAAGTCGTAATTATTTACACAACCATTATAAAGTTGGTTTAATTTATCTTTAATTTGTTCTTTTAATTTATTGTCAAATGTAGAAGAGTCTATGTACCTTTCACAAAGTCCCATAACACTATAGTTCTTTTGCATTTCTTCTATCTCATCTAAGTCATATAAATCCTTGTCTATAAAATTATCTTCTTGATAAATATTTGGCTCTATCCTTCTACCGATCTTTTGCACCCTGTTAATTAAATTAGACAATGCAGACGATGTGGCTATTTCAGAAGGAACATAAAGATCTACAAAGTTATTTTTTATTTGTGCCTTAAAATTCTCAAGTGGCATATCATATAACATCTTAATATTATACCTAAGAAAGTGAGGAGATGTTGTATTTTCAAAGAAAGTTTCTTGCATATCCTTTAAATCTACGAGATCAAATCCTTTAGTGTTATTCATATCAGATCTTGTTAGTTGATATGGTACACCAACCATTAAGAGTTTATCCTTTTCTTGTCTATAATGAATATGGCCACTATATACTCTTGTATATTTTGAATAGATATTGCTTTCATTTCCATGTTGATTCTTTACCTTTGCGTTTAAGTAAATACCTCTAACTTCAGAATGGCAAAATACAATTTCACTCTGTGGATAGTCTGCTAATGTCTCTGCCTCATGTGCTGAATCTCTTCTCCATGGCATTAACAATATTTTTCTATCATTCCAAACATATTCAACAGGGTCTGTATAAACTTGTACATTTGGGATCCATTTAAGAGTATCTATTGAAGTAATTTCATTTGTCTTCTTAGCCCAAATATCATGATTGCCACAAATTACATGGACTGGAAGTATCTCACCTAGCCTCTCGAATAAATCCATGGCATAGTTTAAAACTTTGATGTTTATACTCTGGCGGTTGTCAAACGTATCTCCTACCTGTACTAAAACATCACCTGGTTTTACATGTTTCTTTAATGTGGGAATAAACTCTTCCTCAAAAAAATCTTTCTGAATCTGTAGCCATTCCATGGAATTAGACCTAACTCCAAAGTGAAGATCGCCTAATACCCATACCCTTTTTACTGGTTTACTTAGAACTCCTGACTTAATCATTTAAAAAAGTTTACTAATGTTCTTTTTTGAAAGGATGCCTGTTTTTTTATCTAATTCTGTAATTAGATCTTCTTTATAAACATTAGATAATGAATTATAAAACTTACTTGGAGGTATATTAAAATAATTACACAGCTCAGAAAATAAATCTATCCTTGAGTATTTTTTAATTAATTCATCTACCATAAACCCGTATACTTCATTAATATCTATTTTTTTAAGTTTAGTTACATTTACAAATTCATCGATTTCATTAAATTTTTTAAATCTTGAATTTTCTATAAGTTCGTGAATATCCTTAGAAAGTATTTCATAGTGTATATTTTCTTCTTCTGAAAGATTACCTCTTACTGCTGGATCTAAATCAAAGTTAATAGATCCCTTGCCCTCCGTATCTGGAGCTTCAAAATTATTGTCAAATATTTTATCTTGTTTGTTTCTCATATCTATATTGCGTGTAAATTACTCATTGTTATTTCTTCAGTTTCCATTAATCTCATATATGAGTAGTTAATGTCTAACTTACATTTTGTTCCCTTGCCTTCACCATCTCTGATTTTAAGGACTTTTAATCTGTATTCATTTGCTGCTCTCATAATATCATCTTGAATAATTCCAAGCATAACATCAGCCGTATGAGAAAGACCTGCAGATTCTGCAATATCGGTCATTGTAATATCTGAAGAGTTGTAACCGCTTCTTGTAATTTGAGTTGCTGTAACGATTAGCCAATTATTTCTAATACCCATTGCTCTAAGATCTTCTGCAATTTGCTTGATCTTCATATAGGTATTTTCAGTGTTTTGATTTCTATAATTTGCTAAGATGTTAATATAATCTATAACAACTGCTCCTAACTTAATTCCTTTTTCTTCTTCAATTTGTGCAAGATATGCTTCAATGTCAAGCACGGTAGCTTGAGACGTTGGGAATTGTCTAACATGTAAACTACCTGGAGGAGTAAATCCATTTCCTACTGTTTCTAATTTTCTTTTAATAAAATCTTTATTCTTACCTTTTTCATTATAGTCACTAATGTTAATACCTAAAAGGTTTGCTCCGATTCTTTTAACAAATTTATGTGCTGCCATTTCAGCGGTAATGACGGCGGTGTTGGTTCCCATCTTAACGAATTGAGCTGCGTCATTTGCTAAGAAAATGGATTTACCAATATTCTGTTCACCCGCATAAACTACTAAATTACCGCCTTTGTCATATCCTCCGCCTAATACTCTATCTAAAAAGTTATATCCTGTACTAATTTTATCAGTCTCTTTTTGATCATGTGATTCTGCATCGAAAAAATCAAGACCAAGATCACTGTTAAATGTAAGATTATTTCTTTCATTTATTAATGTCTTAACCTTTGTAATTATATGATCAGTATTTTCAGGAGTTACAGTCGTTGTTTTAATAAACTCAATAGTGTCAATAAGAGTTGTATCAAAGTTTCTCCATTTAATCCATGATTCTGCAGTAGATGTTAGCCACTCTTCATCATATTGATCTAAGTCTACTTCAAATATTAAATTAATTATACTATCACTAATTTTATCTTTAGCCGTTTTTGCATTTTTAACAAGAAGTCTTAACTGTTCCTTTGAAGGAGTTTCATTAAACTTCATAAAAAACTTAAGAGCAAGTGATGAAAGTATATCAATCTCTTCAGATGAATAAAAACTTGTCTTAATTGCCTGTAAATATTTAGGTTTTTCTAATGAAAACCTAAAAAACATTTTTTCATAATCTTGGCTAAATTCCATAATAGTTTAATTAAACGGGTTGTTTATTATTTTATAGGACTCTTTACCTTTTGTTTCATTTACCGGTTCAATATAACCTTCTTTAACTAATTTTGCTAAAGCTTTATCCACTCTTTCTGGATCTGCGTTTTTTAAATGATATTTCATACTTGCATGTTTTGTGAAATTGTGGTTAGTATCTCCAATATGTCTTTTTATTTTTTCATATAAAATGTCAAATCCATCTGGGTAAGAAGGCAACGTATCTTGTATTCCTAAAATATATTTAATAGGAAGTTTATCTTCATTTATTTGTAAACTCATTCTGTAGTCTCTTCTAATATTGCGTCAACATCAACGTCTTCTGACATTGCACTATAATTAAACAGTGGCTGAATGTGCTCATTGATTTTTTCAAGTACTTCTTTTGTAAATACCTTTTCAGTAAAGAAGTCTTTATTTGAGACTGGCTTATCTAAGTGCTTACATATCCAAGTTCTTGAAGTTGCCTTAATTTCAGGTTTTCCATTTTTATCAAAACTTCCTCTATCAACTCCACAAACATCCCATGAAACATATTGTTCAAGACCTACGTAAGGATTCATTCCTTGAGTAAAGTGTAAATGAAATTTAATTGGAGTTGGCTTTGCAAATCTGTTTTTGTTTGGTTTCGCCGTAACTATAATTCCTGTTTTCTCAGTACCTTCTTTAAGTTGTGCTTTATTTAAGAATAAAACAATAGATGCTGCATATTCAGGACCTGTACCTCCACCTGCTATTTGTTGTGCAATAAAGCCTTGTGTCATATAAGTGTGGTTAGTAAATAAGAAAGGTATTTTAAGATCTGCCAATGGAGTCATAATAATTCTAAAAATAGATTTAAGAATTTTGGCTCTTGTCATATCAGCCTTTTCACTACCACTGACTGCATCATTGATTTCTTTTTGAGTTGCCAAGTTTCCAGCACTATCAAGAATAATCATAACCTTAGGTACTGTGCCACCCGTTCTTTTTACTTCTTGCATTTTAGTTGTGATCGTTGTGATTGAATGTCTAAAATCTTGTACAGTATTTACCGGTTGATAATTAACCTTAGCTAAATCAATTCCAAACTTTGCCATTAATTGTTTATCAACAGCCGCTTCACTATCATAAAAAATAACATTGTAACCCATGTCGATTGCACGTTTTACACTATTTAATATGAGGAAAGTTTTACCTGTTCCAGAAGGACCTGCTAATGCACATGTTCTACTATTTGGCCAACCTCCAAAGAGACTACCGCTTACACATGCATTTAAATGATAGTTTCCAGTATCAATATATTCTGTTACTTCACTAAAATCACTATTTTCCATTATACTTCCTAATGGATTTATATTTGCTAATTCAGCGTTAATATCACTGAAATTAAATTCAACTTTCTTTTTTGCCATTTTATTTGTTTATTTTTTCGAATAACTTAGATTCTTTTTCTCTAATATTGTTTAATTCTTTTATTAAGACTTCAGCCTTTTGTTTAATATTACTCATCTCATTTTTTAAAGTATTGAATTCTTTTTGAATTGCAACATACTCTTGTAATATTAATTCTTCTTCTTTAGAAAGGTCCATAGTCTTTAATTCTTTTTTGTTTTGCTGCCTCATTTACTTTTTCTGAGAAATGTTCTCTAAAATAAATTGCAACCTTTTTTCCTAATTCAGTGTAGTTTGGGTTTTCAGCCACTAATTCGCAAACGTAGTCTTCTATATTCATATGTTTATTTTAAAATAATGCCGAAGCATATATTAGGTTTGTATCTAATTCTTGTAAGCCTATTGCTTTAAGAACTCTGTTAATTGGATCAATCATGCATTTTCCAAATTGAGTATCGTAGTCAATTTCAGGTGCTATCTCATATGGATGCCCTCCTGGTAAATATGCGAATGTATCGCAAATAGGGTGCTTTGTATTATAGATCCTAAGTTTTTCACCATTTGCTATCATCTTATACTTATTCTTGTATTTAGAATTATTATTTAAGAGATAGTTATAAAAGCCTGCAGCCTTTACATTTGGTGGACACTTAAGTCCAATTTGAAATTCTTTATTATCGTCAATAATATACTGTTGGATATTATTAGTTCTTCTATTAAAAGAAATATCGTCTATATTTACAAGCTTAAATTCAGTTTTACATTGCTTTAAGAATTGTACCATTTCTTGTAATTCAACTGGACCTGGCTTTGTTCCCTTTGTAAACAATAACTTAAGCGCTTCTACTAATTTTTGTCTTGCAAATAATGGAGTAGAACTTTGGATAGTATCGTAGCCAATTGTCTTAATCTTTTTAAGAGAAGGGTGTCTATCTTTTACAGAAAGCTTATCTTCCCATGCAATATCTTGAATATACTTTTTCTTTTTCATCCAAATACCTGAGTATGCAATAGATTCTAGTTCAAATACTAAGAAATTATCAGTATTATGGACAACTGCGTATTTTTTCATCGCTAAAGAAATAAATTCCTTAATTCTACGGTTGTAAACTTCTAATGTAAATGTTGTAACATCCATTTTTTTAGACTCATCTAACCATTCTACAGAATCATACATTTCACCAAATTGTACGTAGTTAGAATCTGTATCTATGTAAATAACAGATGGCCTATGTAACTTGCCTTTTACCTTAATTCCAAGTTCTTCATGTAACTTAGTGTCTTTATGCCAAAAATCATTAAAGTATTTATTTAATACTGTTTCTGAATAAATAATAGCATTTTGACCTTGAAGAGTAATTGATTCTGCAATGTTAATATCAAAGAAATGAAACCACTTATTACCGAATGCACCGTAGATACTATTTAACGAAAGTTTCACGGCCTGTTCGTAGGCCGTGAACTTATTACTCATGATGTCATATTTAGCAGCAAGTGCTTCTAATTCTTCTATAGATAAATTATCTATGTTTTCTTCTACAGCTTCAGTTACTTCCATCTACGCTGTTTGGCAAGTTGATATTGTTAATAAAGTATCTGACTCATTAGAATCAAAAACAACTTTGCTTGCAGAAACGTGTACGTTGTACTCTTCCTTGTCTAATAATGTTAAGTATTTTTTGTAAAGTGTTGCGCCGCCATTTCCTTCTGGTGATTGACTAACCAATACATTAAATGTCTTACCTTTAACTTCAACACCTTTTCCATTTGATTTAATATCGAATGTCTCATCTTTTTCAAGATTAAAAAGAGATTTAAGTTTATTGATAGTGTGGTTATCAATTCCAAATTGAAAAGAATCTGGTGCTTTTGCAAATATTGCATCGATTTGATCTGGTGTAAGATCTTTAAAGCCTAGAGATGGCTCTGAACATGCTAGAGTAATTTCCAACTCATCATTGTAAATTCTAAAAGTAGAAGCTACTAAGTCTTGTTCATTCTCTATGAATTCAATCTCGCAGCGAATTGCATCGTGCTCAAATTGTTTAAATGCTTCTATAATTCTACCTGCATCGAAGAATGCAACCTTTAATTCTTTACCTAATTGAGGTACTTCAGTCGTTTGAAAAATACTTTCAAATGGTACTGAGTGGTGTTTTACAGCGTCTCTTTGTGGTAAATAAGCTGTTGAGATAACTTGACCATCTTTAATTTTGAAATAGATAAAAGAGTCTATTAACTTTAGTCTATTAACAAAACTTGTAAATGCATGCTGGTCTATGCGATCGATTTGTAATTTCATCTTGAATAATTTAGTTTATTTACAGATTTATATGTAATAAACTAATATTGTTTCAATAAAAAATTATAAACGAGGTGTAAATACGTAAGGTTTATTACTTTCCGCTTGTTTTACGATAATTATACAATTCTGTGCAAATGTTATGCTGTGGAATTGTTTTTGATATTTTACTACGCCAAAGTCTGGATTTAATAAATATCTATGATTAACTCCATCAATTGCAGTTTTAAATATTTCAATTATACTTTTTGGATGGCCTAAACCATATCTTGTATCATATCCATATAAACCATCCTTTGTCCAATAAGAAGTTTCAATATCTTCGATAATATAAACTCCACCATTTTCTAATTTTGGAAAAAGAGTATTAAATGTTAGAAGTTGATGTTCAGGTATATGAGAACCATCGTCATTAATAAACCAAATCGGTTCTTCTATTTTATCAAACGCATTGTCTAAATCTGCTTGCATACTTTGGTCGGTTTTTATAATAGTATGTCTTTCGTGTTTTTGAATGTTTTCACTAGGGTTAATGTCTAATCCATAAATATGCATATTCGGAAAAAGTTCTAACCATAGATTAAGAGAAGCTCCTCCTAAAAGTCCAACTTCTATCATTCCTCCTTTTGAATTGTAATATTTTTCAACATATTGTGGATATATCTCATGATAATTGTGAAGAGAAACTTTATCTGTACCATGTTTTTTACCTATTTCTAAAAATCTATTCATGCTTTATATATTATTTTTTTTAAAATAAAAAGAGGGAGCGTAGCGAACGATCTCCCTCTTAAATCCCGTAATTAAACGGTCCTAAAGCGTGGCCGCCGAAGCGCCACACATTTTAGCCATCGCATGATACGCAATCTTCACTAGTAGCGCTTGAGGCAATGTCACCTCTTAATACGCTTTCAGTTCTCATATAATAGAGAGTCTTAATACCTTGTTTGTAGGCTTCTAAATGAACTAAATTAATAAACTTTGGACTTACTGTATTTGGAAACGCAAGATTAAGACTACAAGATTGATCGATATATTGTTGTCTTACTCCAGCCTGCTTAACTAGTTCAAGTTGATTAATTTCTTTAAATGTTTTAAATACTTCTTTTGCTTCAACCCATTTAGTTTGTTCCATTTTATCTAAACTTTCCCATTCTAGTTTTTCAATAACTTTACCTCCCCATATATTATGTTCTACCATGTAGTTGTCAATAAAATCTAAACCATAAACCGAACCATTATCTTCAAGAATCTTGTTCCAAACTGCATTTGTATTTTTACCAATTTTTTCTAGGAAACTTACAAGTGAAACATTTTTACGAATAAATGTACCTTTAGAAGTTTGTTCAGTAAATACATTAGCGGCCCATGGCTCAATACCTGGGCTAACATTACCACTTAATTTAGAATTAGTTACCGTAGGTGCAACTGCTCTTAAATGTGTATTTCTCATGCCTGTACCAACACACCATAATGGCTCTCCATATTCAGTTGCAAGTTCTCTGCTTGCTGCTTCGCTCTCTAATTTAATTTGAGAAAATATCTTTCTTGTTTCAAACTGTGCTGTAAGACCTTCAAATGGAATACCTCTTTCTTGTAGATATGTATGCCAACCTAAGACGCCAAGACCAAGTGCTCTACCTTTTTCAGCAGAACGAACTGCATTTTCAAAGCCTTGTCTGTATTTTGCCTTTTGAATAAATTCTTCCATAACACCATCAAGAAACCACGTTGCGGTTCTAATTAAATCAGTGTTTTTCCACTCGTCATATTTTGTAAGGTTTAATGAACTTAAACAACAAACAAAACTGTGATTCTCATCAGTATGTAATGTAATTTCACTACAAATATTTGTCATGTAAACTTTTAAACCATTCTTTGTATATGCTTCAGGATTTGCTCTATTAACATTTCCTTTATACATAATATATGGCTCTCCAGTTGCTTTACGTTTTTTAATAAGTGCAGTCCATCTCTTTCTTGCTTCTTTATCTCCTTCTTGTACCTTTTGCATAAAGCCATCACTAACAATTACGCATTGGTGCATATTTAAACATTGTCTATTTATATCTCCCTTTGGTTCTCTAATTTCTAACCAATCCCAAAAATCATCATGTTCAATATCTATATTAACAGAGGCTGCTCCTCTTCTTACTGCTCCTTGATTTGTAGCGAGAATTGTAGAGTCATATATTTTACAAAATGGTACAACACCATCTGAAGTTCCATTGTCTGTAATTTCAGTTCCTGCAGGTCTAATTTGATTTACGCCAATTCCAACTCCACCACCATTCTTTGCAAGTAGCATCATTTCAAGATTCTTTTTACCAATATCATGAATACTGTCTGCGACATCAATTCCAAAACAAGAAATTGGCAATCCTCTTTCTGTACCAGTATTTGAAAGTACTGGAGAAGCCAGGTTTAACCAACCCTTCCAAATATAATCAAAGAACTTACTAGCCATATCAGATCGTCTAAGTCTTCTTGCAATAGTGGTTGCTACTCTCCAATAAGCATCCTTTGGAGTTTCTCCTTCTAAGCAATATCCTTTAGAAATTGTCTTTAGATAAATTTCAGTGTGGCCCCAAACTGGATAGTCAGTACCTTTTATCCATCCTAGTTTTTGAGCTATTTTATCAGCCTTAGGTGAATCTTCTTGTTCTACAAATAATTCCATAATTTATATATTTAAAAAATTGACTCCTCGTCCCAGACCTCATCTTCACCTGCTTTAGAATATGCAGTTGGTCTAATTGCGAAAAAGTCACTATGTTCTACTCCTCCTGTTAAATGATAAAACCAATCAAGTTCTTTTGCTGATTCTGTATCAAATTCAAAATGCTGGTTATAACCTAATTCAATAAGTTTTTCATTTGTTCTTCTTAAAATAAAGTTTTTAAGATCGTTTGCTTTAAGATTTTCAAGATTTCCCATTTCAAATATCTTATCAATAAATGCATGTTCCATTTCTACCATAATCTCAGCAGCTCTTATTACATCGTTTTTAACTTCTTCTCTAAGTTCAGGATATTCATCACACATGTGTCTAAATAATTTACAACCCATTTTTGAATGTAATGATTCGTCTCTAACTGACCACTTCATTTGTTGACCAATGCCTTTTAATAAGTTTCTCATTTGAAAAGAATATAAGACTGCAAATGAACTATAAAGGCTTACGCCTTCTGCAAATGCTGAAAATGTTGCTAAACTTCTTGCAACTTCTCTTCTTGCTGCTGGGTTTTTTTGTAAATCCTCATGCGTATAATCATTTTCTACTCCTGAAAGATGTTCAAACTTATCTGCCATTGATGGCTCATGTAGGAATGCAGCAAAATCTTCAAGACCTAAAGTTTCATTTAAATAAGAATAGGCTGTGGCGTGAATAGTTTCTTGGCTACCAAAAATCATGGCCATTTGTTTGATCTCATGTTTTGGAAACCAATGAGTAACCATTGTAGTCCAATAATCACTAACAGCACATTCAGTTTGAGCAAAGCCTAAAAGAATATTACCAACAAGATTTCTTTCATGTGGCATTAAATTCTCTTTCCAATCTTTAACATCACTTTGCATTGGTATTTCAGTATGTAACCAAAATGCTTGAGCCTGTGGAAGCCAACCTTCTGTATAATATTCTGGATATTCAAATGGCTTGTATTCTATTCTTTCTTTGAAAATATTCATATTTATTTAATATATTTTAAATTTTACATTCCTGGTTATTACATTAATAACCTGTTAAAAAACAAAAGATGATCTAATTTTGATCATCTAATTGGGTGCAGTTGTTGATGAATTATATATCTTCAACCTCCCAAAAGTTGACTACTTTAGCTGACTAATTTTTTTTCGAATTAATCTTGCCTTCTCAAAATATTCAAAGGATTTTGCCTTATATTCCTTACGTTGAATATACAGGTCGGTGAGGATTCTTTTCAAGACAGAATCTTCTGTTGTATAGACTGCGCCATTTTCACAAACAATATAATCTTTATTTTTTCTTTTTTCTTCTATCTCATGTTTTTGTACAGTTTCAACAAAAGAATCAGGAGAAATATTAAATTGTCGCATAATTGAAGGGTATAGAGAAGCAAAGTCAAATGCACTTACTCCACTATAAAAACCAACGATTGGTTCTTTAACAAAAGCGCCGGCATAACTACCGTCTTTTCTATTGTCATCTCTTCTTTCAGTTGCAATAATTTTATTTTGTTCTTTAAGCTTTCTTGCCATTAATGCTTCTGTCATAGCAACTGGGCTTGCTGCTTTATAAAGTGGCATTTGCGTAATATTTGCAAGAGTTAAAAGAACATCCATTGCTTTAATCTTCTGATCTATATAATATACCAAACATGAATCGACAATGTTATAATAAATATATTTTCTAAAATCTTTTTCATACAATTCCTGTAAGCCGCCATTGTATTTAATCTTTTTAAGACCTACAATTTGACCTGAAACATAATCAAGAGTATTTGATTCTTTAACCTTTACAGAACGATCATACTTATCATACAATTGCATATAATCAAGTATTCCCATATGAAGTGGTCTGCCATCCATTCTATCAACTGCACCTGTTTTTGCAGATTCACTAATATCGATTTGTAGTCTCTTACATCGGTTAACAATATATTGCCAATCATAATTAATAAAGTTCCAACCTGTCATCATTGGAAACTTAGGCATAAACTTATGAATGAAATTATAAACCATGTCATATTCATTCTTAAACTTATAATATGAAAGACTCCAATCACTATCCAATGATTTAAAATATTCGTTAGTATCATCTTGCATACCTGTCATATCATCCAAGTCTTTTAAGCCTAAAACTATAGCCTTTCTTTCTGGTGTAATGATAGAGAATGACAGGATACGCGTCTTAGCCTCTTCTGGTTTAGGGAAGCCATCTACAATCTCTGTTTCAATGTCTACGAAATATGTTCTTGGTTTATTATATGCAAGTATTTCTTTTTTATCAGCTTCTGGAAGTTGATCTATAAAATAAATTAAAGAAAATTTATTATATTGTCTTGCATTTGATAATTTAACAGGTCGACCATCCCAATTCTGTGCACTTTCATGTCTGTAACGATCTTTGTCATGTGTGACATACCAATTTTGAAATTGACCAACTGGGTATCTTTTAAAGGCTACTTCGCCTTCTGTGTTATAATAGCTTACAATTACTTCTTTTTCTCGTTGTTCAATATCTAATAGCATTAATATCCTCTTTCTTGTCTGTTAATATTCTCTTTTTGTTTTGCCATATAAAGGTTGACAATATCCTCACTAGTCATTCCAATTGCAAGTGCAAAGTTCATATAGAAATGAAGGCCATCGATCCATTCATAAAATAATTCTAACCTATCAGCTTCTGATAAATCTGCAACTGTCATTGTTTCTGCTTTCTTATTATCTTGTTTCCAATATTTCCAAGCAGCTGAACCAATTCCATCATTAATACCGCCTAAGGCATCAAACATTTCATTAAGCTCATCTGACATTGCATGTTTATTTACCATCCACATTTCTGCAATTTCTTTAAGAGTTAAGTTTTCATAATTTAAACCTAATCTACTTTGCAATTCTCTTTGTTTATTGTAAATCATGCCGAAAGTATCTTTACCTTCTGAGTAGTGGTCTTTAACCTCTAAATCTGCACATTGATTATCTTCGTTTGCCATTTCTTTTGTTCTTTATATTTTTATTAAAACAACGCAGTTTGTTTACTAATTCCAGTGGTAGGTTGTGAACTAATTGAAAGATTTTCTCCAACTGTTTCTACTATCTCTTTTATTTTTACATCAAATACATCTTTTGTCCACATATAACTAAGTACAGTTTCTGAAAGTTGATTTGCATAATCTTCTAATTCTGTATTACTTAATGATTCTACTTTAACTTTAGGAAGACTTAATGCTTCTGTATCTTTTTCACTTGAAAGTAATACTGACCTTTGTATTGCAGCATAAACCCATCTAATTCTAAACCAGCCACTTCCTGCATGAGGATATTCAGGACATAAAATACTCCAATACTTTCCACAAGCTTCAAAAACATCAGTTTCAGTTTTTAACTGCTTTGCCTCTTTAATACTCTTTGCGCCGAAATAATCTACAGGCCATGATAATTTATTTCTATTTACCCATGGCTTATGATTTACAAGAGAAGCCAACATATGTTTTCTTTCTTTAATTTGAGAAGTATATGTTGTTGAAATATTCCAATTCTCTAGGACATAAGGAGTAAGGTCTATATTATAAATATTTTTACTACCAATAATATCTCTAACAAGTTGTTTATTACCCCAATCGAATGCCGGTATAATGGCGTCATATTTTGCATCTACCATGTCTTGTATAACCTGTCTTGCAACATCTTTATTAAAGTGTTGATTATCAACTCCACCATAAAAGTGTCTCCCGTCACTCCATTTCTTTGCTATAGTCTTTTCGTAAGTTTCATCATCTAACATTGATTTAAATGATTTCATAGTACCGTCAATTTTCCAATCTTCATGAAAAACTAAAACATTATCACATTCATTAATTGCATATAATGCGTTAAAGATTTCACCTGAATAATTATTAGAACCAAATTGACCAAGGCCTACAATAACAAGTCCATATTCTGAAAGATCATCTCCCCATTTAACTTTCTTGCGATCTACTGTGTAACCTTGTTTTCTCAATGAATTACAGATAATACTACTATCATCTATTCTTTTAACTCTAGCTCTTTTCCAAGCTTCATCATCTGTTTGTTTAGCAGTACAGCCTGTGAATAATATTTTCATTCTTTTTCGTTTAAGTAATTATCTAATGCTCCAATATATGCGACTGCATCTAGGAGGTTATCTCTTTTATGATTGTAACTTTCTCTTGAAAATTTAAGAGCTATTAGGGCCATGTACATTTCTCTGCCTGTAACTTCTAAGCCAGTCATACCTTTAAAAATAGATGCTGCTCTATCCATACCCTCACTGAAAGGGCCATATTGTCTTTCTTTTTCTTCGCTTCTGTGATTGATAATTTGATCTGCTTCTTCTAGTATACTTTTCATATAGTTATTTTAAAACTTATATACTAAAAAAGGAGATTGTTTCATACAATCTCCTTTAAATTACTAATTAGTTGTTAACTTTTATTATTATAATTTTACAGGCATATAACCTTTAGAGTTTTTATACTCTTTTCCATCTACATCAACAATCCATGTATCTTTTTTAAATTTTCCAGCAGAATGCTCTTGAATCATTCCATACCCTGCCCATTCTTTAACTTCTTCTGATTTTAAGTTTACTTCATGTGGACGTAAAGGTTCTCCTGGCTCTTTTATTTCCCAAAAAATATGTTCAAAGACATGAGGTGCAGGCGAATTAAATTCCCAATTCTCATCTAGTCCTATATATTTATAGTTAGGAGTGTGAGGCATTTGTATACCAATTGCATAAAATGATCCTACCTTAAGATCTTTTTCTCCACTTATTTTTTTACAACCTGGTAATTCTGGAACTGAATCCCATGGCCATTCATCTTTATAATATACTTGGTATCTTTTGTCTTCTATCCAACCGTCCTTAGGTTCTACCTTTTCATTGATAAACTCTTCAAATAATTTTATGTTTTTCATAGCCTTGTTTTTAATATTTAATTTCTTCAATTCTTAAATTCATTTCAGGAGTAAACATGTCAGTTTTTTCTAATTTATCCTTTGCAACTTTTGCAGATTTCATATCTGGTCTAAACGCAAATGGTAAATCTTTATTGGATTCGTCATAATCAAACACTATCATAAATTTTGAAACAGAAAATGTAGTCATCGCAACTCTAGCCTTTACTAGCGCTTTGTCTGTGAAACCATTAATTGTTTTTTCTAGTTCAGTTAATTCAAATATTTTATTTGAGTCAATATCTTCGTTTATGAATTCTTCGAATAATTTTACGTTTTTCATTGTTCCTTTAATTTTTTAAACTTCAGCAACCTTTAAGTCTCTTTCTCCATAAGATGCCATCATCCATTGCTTTGATCTTTCATCCCATAAATAAACGTATTCTGCACCTCCATCATCTTCTACATCTGATAAATAATTTGCAATTGTTGCAACATTACCAGTTGATTGAGTTGATTGAGAATCTCTATCATCTTTATAAAAGTTAATTTTCTTAGGATTTACTTCTAATTGTGAACCGCTTCCTTGTGAAAGTACATAATCTACATTCTTTCCACCTTTATATCCTTTTCTTAATACCGGTAGTACATATTCTGGATAACCATCATAATGCATATAAACTGATGTGATATTTCCTTTTTTATCAATTTTTCCAAATTGATGTCGAGTACCTTCGTTTATTTCTTGAGACTCATTAATAAAGTCGTTAAAATTCTTAATATTGTTCATCTTGTTATTTTATTTTTAATATTATATTATATATCAGATTAAAATACAATTGTTTCTGACTTTGAGTACATTGCACATTTATGATAAATTTTCATAATTCTACTTGCTAAATCACTTGGACATTCTAATGCATTCAATTGAAGTTTCTCATATAAATAACCATCAAATAAACCATATAGTTTGTTTTCAATAGATCTTCTTAATTTTTTATCTATTTGTTCATCGTAGTTTATTAAATCATTAATTAAGTCCATGATTTCTTTTCTAGTTTCCGAATTCATTGATTCATGTCTGTTAAAATTTGTATAGCTCATCTAGTTTAAGTTTTAATTATAATACTAATATAACTATAATCTTTGACCCGTGAAAATTTTGAGGCAACTTTTTTACTAAAGTTATTAACAAAAAACCCAAGATCTGCGAGAACTTGGGTTTTAATTATAAATACTAACTTATTCTTATGCTAGATTTTTAAAATCCTTTGCATATTGTTTCAACATTCTTTCGTTATAGTATTCATCTAATTTGTCTAAGAATGCGTCATGACTATAATCTTGACCTGGAATTAAATATTCTGCCATATACTTTCCATGTGGTGAGTTTAAAAATCCAATTGCTTCCTTTTCACTCATACCTTTATCTTGTAAAACTTCTAGTGCAGCATCATATGCGTTTTGAATGTCTCTATTATTAATTTCTGCCATTTCTTCAAGAAATGCAACATAGCCTAAATCTTTTCTAGCATCTTTAATTTTAGCTTCATCTACAGATTCGTTTTGAGCGTCAAACCATGCAATTTGCCAATCATCTATATCAAATTTATAGAATGCTACTAAGTCTGCAATTTTATCATTAGCGGCTGGATCATCATCTCCTCTTTCAACTCCAGTAACGTCACGATAATTCTTTGTAATAAATGTTGCAAGTTCCTGTTCACTTGGTCTTCTTCCTAATTCCTTTATGACTTTCTTAACGGTGTTATATTTACCAACTGCCTGATATTCTTCATTTAAAAATCCACTAAATGTAGTATGTACCATTTCTTCTTTTCTGTTTTTAAGATATTCTTCTCTTTCTTTCTTCTTTTTCTTTTGCTGTTTCTTAGCGTCTCCTTTACCAGCTGGCACATCACCGCTTCCTACTTCTCCACCTTGTGGAAAGGCAGGATTTCCCATGCCTCCAATATTTGCTGGTGTAACGTTTTCGTTCATTACCAAGCTAAGTTTCTTTTCTTAAGTTTAGCTAAACGATCTTTAATAGACTTTGCATATTCTTGAGATTCTTTTTCAGCATATCTTGCTTGCCATTCATATTCTCTAGAATCTTTACCATATTTAGCTTCAGCCGTTTCAACTTCTGCCATATAGCCTGACCATCTTTCGTAGTCTTGAATTAAAGCATTTATAAAATTACTAATGTCGTTTAATTTATAAGCTCTACCATCTGTTCCTACACCTGCAATAAGTTCTCCATACTTATTTTTTTCTTGATTTTTTAAACCATCTTTCATAACGCCAGTTGCATCGTCAATTGCATCCATTACTAATTTATCTAATGGTAATTCACTTGCTCTTTTTTGTAGGATTTCTTTATATCTTGCAAGGTTTGCATCTTTAAATTCCTTATCAGATTTAAATGATACTGCACCTTCTTTAGCTTTTATTCTATCTTCGATTTTTCCTTTAGTATTTGGAAGAGCAGCTGTGTTAATTACAAATGCAGCATCTGCAACGTCTATCACTCTTTTTACATTATAAATACCAGATGCGTCCCAGCCTCTATACTCTTTATTAATTCCAATATCATGAGATGATTTTCTAGGATCTGTAGTTAAAGACATTGTCATTTTTCTTTTAATATAATCTCTTTTAATATATGCGACGTCTTTTCCCATGCCTAATGCAAGTATTGTATTTGCTGGAATTCTATTAGCAGAATTATGAACAGATTTTGAAGTATCAGCATAAGGGTTGTCTTTTTCTTGAGTTGTATAATAAACAACTAGGCCTTCTGTTTTTTTACCTAATTTAGGATCAATATCTATTATTTGATCATCTGTTATTTTGTCTAATTCTATTTTACTAAAGCCGTAAATTGCTTTTAAAATTTGTTTACTACCTCTTTTCATAGTAAGAAGTCCTCTAAGTTTAGAACTCTTTAATGCTTCATTAAGTTCTACAGATTCATTAACGAATTGTTGGAAGTTTGTATATACCGTAACTACTGATTCATTACTGTTTTTAGCTGCAATTTTCATAGCCTTTACAACACTACTAATTGCACTTGATAATGATTTATCATTTAGCTTACCTAAAACATTTCCTTCAAAATCTTCTAATTCATTATTTCCTCCGATATTAATACCATATGAAGGACCATAAGGTCCAGAATCTTTTTGTTTTACCATAGCTAATAAAGCGCTGTATGTATCGAATCTCATTTTTTTATTTCCTTTATCTACAGTATAAGATCCTTGAAATTCGTTTTTATATTGTTTGCTAGCCATGCCTAATAGCTGCTTAGCCATTTTAGGATTCATATCTTCCATATCTAAATCCTGTACTTCATTTTCAGTAACTATTGATTCTAAAATATCAGAAGAATCAAATTCATATTCTTCTAACTTATTTATTAGTTCTTTATCATTCTTAGCCTCGAAGTCATAATCATGCTCTCCACTAACAACTACATAATATCCTCTACCTTTTTTATAAATCTCAGCGTTAGAACCTTGTCCATCTGATGTAGATCCTATATGATCTTTTGAGTCATATGTTCCTTCAGTAATTGCTGATTCTAAAATATCAAATATGTGAAAACCTCCACCTGTCATTTTATCTGACCATTCAACATGTTTAAGTTCTACTTCTGGATGAACCTTCTTAATAGAATCAATTACTGTTTCTGGGCTAATTTTATAACCGTACTTAATTTCAAGTCTTTTCTTGTTAAGTTTAGTAATTTTTGGCTTAGTTCTACCTGTATAATCTGTTGCTAATTGATATGCAACGTCTGATTTATTTAAACCTTCATCTACTGATTCTGTAACTAAACTTGTTAATATTTTTTGGCCATATGTAGAAAGACTTATACCGTCTTCTTCTATTTTAAAAAATCTTTTATTACCTTTTGTCCATTTTGAAGGAGCTGAAGAGTGTTGACTAACTATATTATTAAATTCTTCAACAGTTATTTTACCGTCTTTCAATGCTTCAATAATTGCATTTCTAACTCTAGCTGAACCTCCTACGGTTTTAGCAGGGTGGTTTTCAGTATATCTTCTTTTAAGAGTTATATTTCTTTCGTTTAAAAATTCTTCGAATGTTGCCATTGTTTTTATTTATTTTTATCTATTTTATTATATATCAAATTTTTACTTTAACTTTAATCGTATTTTGAGTGACTTCTGATATTTTTAATTCTTTAGTATTATCAGGTAATTTTTCCTTATAATAAATACCTTGTATCTTTTTATTTTCAGATTTTCCTGTAGTTCTAATAAATACAAACTTTTCATCTATATCTCCAAACCCTTTTGCCACTTCTTCTTCGATTTGCCTATAAGTTCTTACATTCGTATTAACATCTTGGCTTAAAATCTTATTAATTTCTGAAATTGTTTTTGCGTCACCAATATTACCTATTACATTTCCTTGAAACTTTACGATTATTTCGCCTTTTGTGCCTTGTCTAAGTTTAAAATCTCTATCAGCTGCTGCTGGTATTGCATCTAGGTCTTCAAAATATTTAAGTAGTGCTGAATATTCTCCTTTTGCTGCACTTATTGCTGCAGCTTGACCAGCCCTTGTAGTAGGGTCTAATTCAGTAATAGAATCCCTAACTGCTAAATATAAATTTCTAATATCCGCAATAGCCTGTGCTCTAATTGCAGCGTGCCTTGCGCCTGTTCTCCAACCTTTTAAAAAACCATCCTTTGTTTTTGTGACTTCTTTTAATTCTGCTATTCCAGCACTTAAAAATTTACCCGACTTTGGATCGAATAAGTTTAAGTCTACATCTGCACTACCTCCTCCTATTACTAAGTTTTCAACAAGGTATGCCATTAATATTTCACCTGAACCAATACCTGTTCTTTTTAAATTAAATATTGTATTTGCTGCATCAATATCTTCACTCATTAATGTAAAAACTTCTTGCATTGTAGAATCATCTATTTCTGTTAAAGTTAATCTCTTTGAAAAAGGAGATTTTCCTTTAAAATAATCTTTGTTAATAAGGTCAAACATTTGTTGCTTTGCCTTTAAATTATTTAAACTTCCTAGTGATTGATACTTACCTATATTTCCTTCTACTAAAAGATCTTCTCTTTTAATAGCTTTATTTAATAATATTTGAAAATCTGTTCTTATGCTCATCTTATTTGCTTTTAAATTCTGAAAATGTTAAAACTTGTTCTTGTAGTTCAACACTTTCTTCCATTTTTTGTTTTAATAATTTATACATTTTGTGCATAGATTTTGGAGTCATGGACTTATATGTCTTTTCGTCTCCATCTAATAAAGCGTTTCTTACCTTTGTTGCACTAATGTTATCGTCTGTCCTTGGAATTTCTTCTAATCTGAAGCTATCTTCAACTCCTAATTCTCCTCTATATTTTGGGTTATTAACTTGATAGCCATAGGTTTTCATTCTATCACTACCTGTTCCCCATAATACAGGTTCATACTTAGGTCTCATAGCGTTAAACATTTTGTCAATTGCTGCGGTATCTATAACGTACACTGTCTCAATAGGATATTCCTTCATCACTTGTTTTATCATATTGACCTGCATTGTTTCATCAAAAGGTCTTTTAAAACTATCTTCTTTCTTTTTCTTTTTAGCCTTAACTAAAAATATAACCGTTGGAAGTCCATTTTGTTTATGTAAATGCTCAACTACTTTAACATGTCCTAAAGTAAATGGCTGAAACCTACCAACAAACATATTAACTTCTTTAGCTCCTCTTTCAGGATGGTTTACTTTTAAACCTTCGTTAATTGGATTTGTTTGTCCTTTAAGTGTATCATTAATTTTAAAAGTTTTAAAATCCATTACGCCATCTTCCTCTACTTTTTCGTAAATTCTTGCCTCAATCTTTTCTATAATACCATTTAAACTATTAAATGTATCTCCTGCTAAAACTCCATTTTCTTTCTGTCTCTTCTTTCTAAAAGTACCTAATGCTATTTTTAATAATTCTGCAACTTCTCTTGAT